CTTTCAATTTGAAAGAAGTAACTATCAATTTTGACCGGAACAATCCTGAAATTTCATGGGATGAAATTTATCAGGAAGGTGAGAGCATTGACAATGTGTGCGGTTTTTCTGGTCGAATACTTTCATAAGTCGAATTATCCCCCCTACACCATAGGGGGGTGTTCGCTCAAGTTGATTTAATCCTGTTAAGTCTACTTGAGCGAGTAATTAAATTTTGTGGAGGTAACTTATGACCAAAATTGAGAAAGTTTCAAGAGAGCTTAAAACATCCACTGGACGTTTTAAGTTTGCGGATGTGTGCGAACAACTTCTTGAGCTGGAAGGGCAAAAGAAGATGATCGAAGATTCTATCCAGCTAATAAGAAATAGCTTGATGGAAAAATCTGAAAGTTTGCCGTATGAAAGTGAGAGCGGCAAAATCTGCATGGAAACAAAAGGGGAATTTAAACAAAACGTGAAAGCACTGTTTAAAGAACTCCCTGAAGAAGTGTTCTTTCGCGCTTGCTCAATAAGCAAGTCGAAACTTTCCGACGATAAGGAAGAGAAGAAGAAACTTTCTGCAATCGTCGAATTGAACACGGTCAAGACTGGCGAAAGTCAGTATATCAAAGTGTACCTTGACCCGAAAGGGAAGAGAGTGCACGACGAAACGATCAAGATAAAATAATTGCTTGATGGACTGACCGGAAAGAAATTTCCGGTCAGAACATGAGACAATTAAAGTTATGGAGGTAACTTATGAACGCACCAAAAGTATGTCCTAACGGTCACGGCAAACTACTCATTTTTGATAGTAAAGCCGAATGTCCGACTTGTGGGTATAGCTTTTCATTAAGCAAACCTAAAAAGCCAACCGCTTCCAAGTACACAGCAGAAGTCAACCAGCAGATTAAAGAATTGTTGGTTGAGGCACGCTTAACAGGTGAAGCGGTACCGTGGAAACGTGAATGGATAGTTATTCCTAAAAGGAATTATGACTCCAATCGCCAGTACACAGGGATAAACAGGTGGTTGTTGTCTTTTGACTCTGATATCTGCTATGTCACAAAAGACAGTGCAGAAAAGCATGGTTGTGTCATTCCCGAAGGTGTGAAGTCAAGGCTGGTTGTTGCATGGATACCGCCACGATTATCTAAGGAAGAAAAATCTAAGATGACCGAAGCGGAACAAAAAACAGCAATGGCAAAGAAGCACGCTTTCATGGTGACAAACTTTGTGTACAGGTCAAAAGACATTCCAGGGCTCAAACCTAAAAAGTTTGAGACCGATAAGGACAACAAGCGTTTCGATTCTATCGAGTCTTTCCTCAAGTCAGTCAAAGGGTTGACACTTGAAGAGGGAGGAAATCAACCACACTACAAGTCACTCAGTGACGTGATTGTGGTGCCACGGATTGAACAGTTTGAATCAAGTGAAGATTATTATCTCAACTTGTTTCATGAGCTGGTCCATTGGACCGGACACAAGAACAGATTGAACAGGGACGAAAAGAAGTTTCAATCTGGTGAAACGTATGGCCGTGAGGAACTCATTGCAGAAATGGGCGCAGCATACTTGTGTCACTATTTTAGGATACCTGTCAAAGAAAACTCAGTCAGTTACATAGATAGCTGGCTGACAAAAATTGAGGATGATCCTAACTGTTTAGTCAGTGCAGGACAGCAAGCGGAAAAGGTATTAAAATACTTCGGACTTGCAGAATGAAAATCCATGGCGTGTGAATCGTGCGGGGCACTCGAAAGAGTGCCCGTCCTTTTTAAGGAATGGAGGTAACTATGGAGGTGACACATGAGAAAGAAAAAGTATATCGAAGTAAAGAATATGTGTGGTCTTAACATTGACATTCTTTCTGACCTTGAAAATGATTTTCAAGGTGAAAGGAAACTTGTCAAAGAATGGTACACAGTCACAACGAATGGAGGTCACAATGTATTGTGGGAGGTCAATGAGAAGGATGAAACTTTCTACACAGTTTCAACAAAGGAATTGAAAAGAGTAAAGGTTAATCATTATGTATCGGTACCACAATACAAACACTATCGTTTGACCGAAGCAGGACTACAATACTGCAAAGAACAAATCATGATGGCAAGCTTTTGAAAGACTTCTACTCCCCTTCACGGAGGGGAGAAGAATACTTTTAAAAAATATTGAAAAATATTTCAAAAGGTATTGACAAGCACAATAATATGTGCTATACTACAAAAGTTATTGGAGGTAACTTATGATTAGTTTGTATCACGCACAGTTTCAATCGGTTCTTGACAGGATGTATTCTTTGCCGACTAAATTGGCAGTCATGTTGACAGGGACATTTGGTATCGGAAAAACCGAAGCGGTAAGACGGTTTGCGATGCGTAAAGCCAAGGAACTCGGTCTCGAATTTTCTCAGGACTTCGCTGATGTAAACAACGAAAAGAAATTCATGTTCTTAGTGTTGCCATTGCATCAATACGAACCAGCAGAAATAAAGGGACTGCCTTTTCCGAACGCTGACCGCACACAGACTGTGTATCTTCCAGTCGGTCTTCTGCCTACCAAAGGACAAGGTGTCGTCCTTCTGGATGAAATAAACCTTGCTCCTCCGATGCTTCAATCGAATGCGTACCAATTGATTGAAGATCGGCGACTTGGTTTCTATCGTGTTCCTGACGGAGTAATGATACTCGGTGCAGGAAACAGGGACGATGATCGTGGTCATACGTTCGACATGGCGATGCCTTTGAACAACAGGTTCTTACATGCAGAACTTCTTGTTCCACCAGTCGATGACATCGAGGTGAGTGGTGAGAAGATACGGGGATGGGCGAATGATTATGCAATCCCTTCTGGTGTTGACCATAGGATTGTCAACTATCTCATGTATCAAAAGAAGCACTTGTTTACATACGATCCGACCAAGGATGTGTGCGAACCGACAATTGCCACGCCAAGAATGTGGGACAAAGTATCCACTCTTATCAAGGGGATACCTGATACAGCAGAAGATTTGCTGTATCGTTACATAGGCATGGGCGTGGGCACTGGGATTGCGCAGGAAATGGTAGCTTGGATCAAGCTTTCAAAGAAGTATGATATCACCAAGATATTTACAAGCGGTAAGTTTGAAAAGCCAACACAAGTTGACCAGCTTTACTCCCTGATTAGTGCCTTCGTCGGTCACTACTCAGAAAAATCGACTGCTGAAAATGCAGTCAGACTGTTAGACCTGTCTTTGGTATTCAATAAGGAACATACCTGCATGCTTCTGAACCAAGCGAAGCACATGGACAAAGACTTCTTTACAAAGGTAAAGAAGAATGCTCCTGACAAGTTTACCAAGCTTGCTGACAGTATTTTCCCGCTTCTGATTTGATCGAAGATAGAGTACACAAGGACATCAAACTTGTGTACTCCTATGTCCGATTAAAATGTTATGGAGGTAACTTATGATCGACAAAACAAACATCTTCTTCGCCGAACTGACAACGGAAGACAGATTGTCAAAGGCGAAAATCAAGCTCAACAAATCGTTTCCATTCTTTGCGTACATCGTAGAACACTTGAGGTTTAAAGAAGTTAATACTCCTCAAGTGCAAACAATGGGCGTGGACATCAAAGGTAATTGTTACTACAATAAAACCTTTGTGGACAAACTTCCTGAGGCGCAACTCATGGGCGTTCTATGCCATGAGGTGCAGCATCCCGCGCTCCGACACTTTCAACGGCAGGGACATAGAAACATTCTGGTCAACGGCGGTTCATTGTGGAATGTAGCCATTGATATCGCCAACAATTATTTGTTGGTGCAGAATGGTTTAGAACTTCCGCCGGAAGGGATCATCCCTTCAGGAAATAGTGTCGTAGTCTTCAATGTTACCATTGATAATCTGGACATCAAAAGTGCCGAGGAGATTTACGAAGAACTTCTGGCCGGTCTGGAAAAGAATGGTGCAAAGAAGGTGAAGGGACAGGGAGGTCAGGGACAAGGCCAGTCGGGGCAAGGTGGAGGCGATCAGGGTGATGAGTATGAGTCTAGTGGCAAAGCTGGATCGTTTGATCAGCACATCAAGGATGGTGTTGGTGAAGAAGAGGGCGAGGGAAAAGGCAAGGATGGTGACAAGGAAGAAGGAGAAGGGCAAGGTGGTGCAGGTGACAAGGAAGGAGAAGGTGTGCCGAATGTTGATTGGGACAAGGTTGTTGCGGAAGCTTTCAACCATGCCAAGATGATTGGCAAGAGTCCAGCAGGGTTCGACAGATACTTTGAGGAACTTCATGCACCGAAGGTCAACTGGAGAACACTTCTCCGCAAGACCATTGCATCCTTCCTGCCGTATGACTACACGTATCGCCGACCGAACAAAAAGTATTCGTGCCATGACATTTACATGCCGAGTATTTATGGCGAATCGATTCGAGTAATATGCTCCATCGATACGTCGGGTTCGATCAGTCAGAAAGACCTTGAAGCATACATATCAGAAATGATTGGTATCTCAAAGTCTTTCTCGAACGTGGAGTTTCGTGTCCTCACTCATGATACTGACGTGCATGATGACATCCCGATTTACAATGGGCATGTCAATAAGATCAAGCAGTTACAGATTCATGGTGGAGGTGGCACGAGTCACATCCCACTGTATGAACACATCGAGAAGAACAGAAGGAAGTGGAACACAAACCTTCTGGTGTCCTTCACTGATGGATACAGCGCGTTCCCTGACAAGAGGCCAGGCATCGAGACAATCTTTGTCCTGTCTGGTGGTCACTGCCCGAAAGAGAACATGCCTGCATGGTCTCGGAAGGTTGTCTGTTTAGATTAGCAGATACGCCCCTCTTCGGAGGGACACTTCTGATACTTTAAACAATAACTTTTAAAAAGCTATTGACAAGCACATGAAAGTGTGCTATAATACAAAGTATGTGGAGGTAACTTATGGGATACACACAATATTATTACAGACCAGTGAAGGTTGACCATGATATGGAAACATGGAGACGTTTCATTGACGACTGTAAAGCATTGTACAAGAACATGCCGGAACATTCACACAGCTCTGGTGATTACGCTGGCAACGAACCATTGTTTTTATCGGGTTGTTTCAAGTATGAAAAACCTAAATTCACAATGAGTCGTGTCTTGTTTAATGGCTCCAATGGATTGAAGAGGATCAAACGATACATCTCTTGTGACAAAGGATGCAAGCACATCGAATGGCTGGATGCAAAGTCACATGATGAGAGTCTTAATGATCTCGGGCATGAAACTTTTGGACTGACACGAAAAGTACCGAAACAACGTGACCATAGAAAAGAAGAAGTCATGTACTTTCAATTTTGCAAGACTGCTCGCAAGCCATATGATCTCATGGTGCAAGCATGTCTCATCCTGTACAAACATTACTTCCCTTATGTTTCAATCAGCTCTGATGGGGACATGGATGATTGGACAGAAGCTTTCACATTTGTTGCTACTGTCCTTCCTGAAGGTAAGGAGATAGGCACAGCACTCCTTATCAATGACACTCTGTTTGAACAAGCATCGTAACGGTTTCATGGGGCAAGACAATCACTTGTCTTGCTTCACGAGGCCGCTTACAGCCACCGAATGTAAGCATTGTTTTAAAGTTACTTCCAAACTCCAACTAAAACCCCGAAGGGTAACTCCTTCGGGGTTCTTTTCAAATAAGGGGTTTGGAAACAGAATACAATTATTGGAGGTAACATATATGATCTTGCTCAGGATCGACACAAACGTTTCTATTCTTGACCTTGTAGACTTTGATTTTGTGGAGGATAGCTATCCCGAATTCATCAAGGAATTCAAGGAAGAGAAAGGTATTGGTGAGGATGAAGAGTATGAGCTAAGCAAAGAACAGCAAGAAGAGTTAATCATGCAGTACTTCAGTGGCGACACTGGAATGTATCAGAATTATTGGGATAGCACGGTTAGCTTCTTGCAAGAGCTACTGGACAAGGCAGGGTTCGCCGAAGGTGACCCTATGCTTTACATGGTTGGTCAGATTGGATGGCAGGGGCATGGAGGAAGTAGACGGTTTGTCTACAACGGCACGGCACAAAGTTTCATACGTGAAACCTTTGCCATGCACGGCAGTGACTTCTATGCCGAAGTACTTACCTGTGAGACACTCACAGTCACAGCACGAGTATCATGCCACGACATTCCAACAGGGACTACTGTAAAGATTCAGTATGCTGGCACGAAAGAAGACAAGGTTGAACAGCTCATCTAGCAGGCATGGGGCGCACTTTTGTGCGCCCCAGATCCAGGGATCTTGGCGGATTTTGGCGGACCTATAGTCGCACTTTTGTGCGTGTCCTACTGCTGTATTATTCACTCCAGTAGTATTTCAAATAATATTTCAAAAGCTATTGACAATCTTTTAAAAGTATGGTATAATAAATAAGTTAATGGAGGTGACGGTATGAAAAGGGAACACAAAGAAGAGCTTAAGCGGATACTGGATACGTATGACGACAGAATTAAAGATGCTGAAGCACGAGCTAACGATGCTGAAGCACAAGCCATTGAATTAATACGGGCGAAGCGGGAAGAAATGCTCACGCTGGTTAATGATATGGCTACATGGAAGATGGGTCAACTATTCAGTAGCAAAGGGCAACTCTGGCAGGTAACAGACATCCGGTCGTGTGCTACTTCTATGTACTGTGATCTTGAAGTAGCGTACACAGTAACAGCACTCAACTCAAAGGGAAAGTTACTCTCTGAGGTGTATCGGGTAAATCTTTCAGAGGAGGATATTGCACGGGAACAATGGCAACCTATCTCTGATAGAAAAGATGTGTATGTCCTTCCCGCACAGATTATGGTGAAGGAACTAAAAGTTATAAAAGAGGACGATCGTACCTCTTTGTATTTCATTAAAGATGCGAAGGGGAAGTATTACACATTTGAGTATGATACAAATCTTCTTAACTGTTCTCCTGATCGTGGGCTCATGATAAAAAGAAGAACATCTGGAAGAAGTGCGGTTAGAGGAGGTCAGCATTATATGTATGGTAAGAGTTTCAAGAGGGGTAGATTTCATTGTCAGTGGATAGTGAAGAACTTACGCCCTGTAACAAAAGATGACAAAGAAGTTATTAGTATGCTGGTTGAAGAGCTTGTGTAGGGGAAGGGAGTCGGCACAACATTAACACTGAATTGTGTGAAAAAACTTCACACAATTTCTTTTTCATTATTTTAAAATAAGGAGGTAACGATGAAAGAAAAAACAATGTATCTGTACATCTGTCCCGATTGCAAGATACTGCTGATGAAACCTGACAAGAGGTACTACTTGTACGCCAGTACAAATCTGGATAAGTATGGGGTGTACGTAAGTGAGGAGTTCAGTGATGAGTTCAGTGAGGAAAACTTTGATGCGTATGTCTGCCCTTTATGCGGAAATACAACACATGAAGGAGAGGGAACTTCGGTACTCAAGCAGGTAGTTGTACAAATCAGGCGAGCAGAAGAACTTATTAAGCTGTGGCGTGAAAAGTATAACACAATTCCTGCTAGTATAGACATCCATGCAGCATGGGGCATTCCTTTAAGTGATCCACAACTCAAAGAGATACTGCTGGAGGAACTAGTATGAAAAAGTATGTAGATGTATACAATTATATGGTGTATATCTTTTATACAAACTCGTTAGGTAATGAAGAAACATTCATACAACATTGCCAAAGCACTCGATGGAAAACAGCAGTGAGAGAAGTTGTAGTGAAGCTTCCAGAAATAATACGAAACAATATTTCTGGATGGGCTGCCTTCGGAGTATTTTCCTTAGACAAACCAGATTTTGAGGAACTGGCCAAAACACCACAACAACGTGGGACAGTGTTCGATCTCTTCCTTTAAAAGCCCTCGGAAACGGGGGCTTTACTTTTTTTTGCAATTATTTATAAAAATCTTTTAAAAAGCTATTGACAAACGCACAAAAGTGCGGTATACTACATTAATAGACATGGAGGTAACAGTATGAAAGGTTATACGGAATTGGTGACAGCACAAACAATTGGTCGAGCATGTGACCACTGTGGAGTGCCTGTCCCGCGTGGGACAAAGTATCTGCACCTTGTAAAGAACAGGCACATCTACATTATATGTGGCAAGTGTCTGACAATCTTTGCAACATTGGCTTTGCAAGATGACCCGACGCACAAAGCTGATGCAATGGCAGAGCTGATTTAGTTGGGATAAATTACTGCCCTTGATCTCAAGGGCAACTTTTTATCCTAATTACTGGGAGGTAATAAAGCATGGGATATTCAACCACGTTCAATGGGTATTTCAGGGTGGATAAGCCAGTGGATGATGAGACCTACAATTTATTGCATGGTCTTGCATCTACTCGGAGGATGCAACGTGACATTCGCAAGCTCGGTCGTCGTGTGTATGTCGGCAAGGTTAAGAGAGTGACGAAAGAGATTGCCGCTCAATGGGAGAAAGAATTTGGTGTGGAAGGTGAGTTTTGGATTGGTGATTCTGGGGACAGTGGGCAAAGTCACACACAGGACATCATCGACTACAACACACCACCAAAGACTCAACCAGGATTGTGGTGTCAATGGTCTATTCAAGAGGACAAGCAAACAATCGAATGGGACGGCGGTGAAAAATTCTATAAGTATGTTGAGTGGATCAAGTACTTGATAGAAAAGGTTCTCGATCCTCGTGGCTACAAACTGAATGGTACAGTCACATGGCAAGGTGAGGATGATGAAGATGCCGGACAGATTGAGATTGTAAACAATGTCGTGAGTGAGAGGCGGCGTGTATCATTCTATCTGGATGATGCCGATGCTGGTCGAGTCACTCGCATTGTTAATGACTATCTCGACGATCCCTTGAAAGAGGTTATCGATCACAAGCTTGATGGAGGTAAGTGATGTCAAAGGAAGTGGAGCTCAGGTTTCGTAACTTCTATCGCTGCCCTCAATGTGAGACTGAATGGGAGGATGAGTGGGACAGTACATGTGATGATGACTGTCCTCACTGCGGCATGAGGCACATCTCCCCGTACAAGTCAGAAGACATCTAGTCGAAAGCATCCTTCGGGATGCTCTTGCAGAGATGACCTACTGCAACTGATGAGACAGGTCAATGGAGGTAACGTATGCTACGAGTTAAAAGAATCGCAACGTTTCCTGAATGGGACGGAGACTTTCTTGAAGAGCTTAACCAGAAGCAATACGTTGTGGCCGAATATGATTATTCAAATACCCACAATGTTACTACTGGTGATCTTCTCAAGGTAACATTCAGTGGAACACAAGGAACTGAAACGTTCCCAGCAATATGTTCACAGTATTGGAGAAATGTTCGCAAGCTTGGTTGTGGTAAAAGAAACTACAACTACTACAAGTATCGAGTTTTGTATAGACTGACTGAGGAAGGTCAGCAGTTTATACAGAGTAAGATAGTAGAAGAAAGAATTTGAAATCCTGGTGCAGTGTCGCACTTTTGTGCGGCGCGGGCGCCGGGGAAGGAGGGCCTATGTTGACAGTACAAAATGCTTGCTCATGGACAACTAGTGGACTCGATGAGTTTCTTGAAGATCAAGAGCTTCGTAAGATTGCAAAGAGCCTTTACAAGAATGACTTCAAAGAATTCTGTGATGACATGAAGGAAGAATTTAAAGGGATGTCTGCAGAGAAGAAGTTTCAAAGTTTCATTGAAGAATCTTTGCGGGACAATGAGCAAGAAGTATTCCTTGAAATAATGGAAGCGTTCGCAAAGAAGAAAAAAGTAAAGGCTGCGTTCTGTGATGCTTTTATGATTAGTGGCAATGACTACTGGACACTCTACATCACAAAAGTTTTGCCACTTAATAAAGAAGACATTCAAGAATTGGTTGAAGTCTATCTGGAAGAAACTAATGGATGTGCTGAGTTAGCGGAGGTTGTTACTCACAAATTACTGGGGGAATAATTTCCCCCCTCGCCATTATTTTATTTTATTTTATTTTCAAAAGCTATTGACAAATCACAATTTTTGTGATACAATACGTCTAGGTTATGGAGGTAGCTTATGATTCACTGTGCGCTTCTCAATGGTCAATCATTCGGAATCACAAACGAGATGAGTGGAAAGATGGAAGGGATGTGGTCACTGAACACATCGGCAAACATCAATCCATTCTGTCTTAAGATGCGTGAATGTGCTGGTGTGATCTGCAAGTCGTGCTACACAAAGAGCAAGGAAAAGATGCAGGTCAACTGCCATACTGCATGGGTAAACAATTACCATGTGCTGTCAGAGAACGTGCTGAAAGATAGGGAGCTTCCTATCATCAATCAGCAAGTGTTCAGGTATTCTGCACACGGTGAGCTAATCAATCGGGTTCACTACAAGAATCTTGTAAAGATTGCAGAAGCGAACCCGAGAACAATGTTTACCTTGTGGACAAAGCATCTTGCAGTCGTTCGTGACGGCGGTCTGATCAGGCTTAAGAATCTCATTCATGTATTCTCAACACTCAGATTGAATGAGCTCAAGCCGAAACTCCCAAAGGGTTTTGATAAGGCATTCAGTGTCTACTCAAGGCCATTCATTCGTGAACATGCTGACATCAAGATCAACTGTGCAAAGAGTTGTAATGAATGTCGGCTGTGCTACGAAAAGAATGATGTGGCTCGTGTGAATGAGCTCATCAAGTATAGCGGTGATCCTAAGTAAAGTCAGAGGGCAGGGGAATCACTCCCCTGCCCTGTAGAGTGAGGGTTACATACATGTACGGAATATATATTAACAACAATCCCTTGATAGCTCCTTTCATTGGAATCTATCCAACAGTGGAATTGATTGCTGACGTGGTGCATAACATCACGGGACTGTCAATCTCGTCAAGGGAAATTTCTGCATCGATCAATTTGGTTGGTTCATTTACACATCGAAACGTATCAGTAGAAATTACTGTAACCATGATACCTAAAGAGCTGGTGGACTTATGCTCAAGGTATGATGGCTCGGCAATTCGAGTCAGATCAAGTTTACTACGGAGGTAACTTATGTTTAACGAGAATTGTTTAACGTATGAAAAGTGTTCTGAGATGATTAAGAAGGGCAGGGCAGTGGTTGATGGCTGCAAAGCAAAGAAGCTGGCCAAGAATACATACCTGTACTTCGACGGTGAGTCGTATCATGTTCGCTTATGGAACACTGACATCGTGTCAGTGCTTCCTGGTAACCGCTGGATACTTGATAACGGCGGCTGGTGGACAAAGCTGTCAAGCGAACGTATCAATCGGTATTCTCCTGTGGTTGTACGGAAGAACAGGGGAGAATGGTTCTACGTTCTTGGTGAAACAGTGTTTCCCTTTGAACGTGGCAAAGAGATATCAAGAGATGCGCTCTTCGAGGAGCTTGTGTAATTACTTTTAGACTGCTTTGCGTGCAAGGCAGTCGTGACCTAATTACAATGTATGGAGGTACATAGTATGAAGAAACTTCTCTTTCTCTTAGTGGTGCTCACATGGGTAGCATGTGATGACACAGCAGTTCCTGGTGGGGTGACAACATCTGTGGTTGGTGAACCGGATAGCCTTCGGTTCGAATGGATTGGTGACTATGGCGCAGAGCCTTATGCTTGTGACGCGACACATGAGTATGATGCCTATCGTAATACTACGAATGGTGCTGGATACTTCTGTGATGGCACAGCATGGCGGTTGATTGCACAGGATGGTGTTGCTGGTTCTAATGGAAGCAATGGTGTTTCAATTCAATGGCTTGGTTCATTCGATAGTGATCCGGCAAGCCCATCACTCAATCAAGCATACTTCAATACTGTGACTGGAAATAGTTACATTTATAATGGAAGTACGTGGGTGATCTTGGTGCAAGGCCGCTATGTTAAAATCATTGATGCGAATTCGAACTATCTTGGCTACGCTCTTGGAAGCGATCATCTGTTTACATCAACAGGATTTCTTGTAGGATTCAGTGTTGTTGATAGTGGTGATGCTACTGAGATTCATTACAACAGTTTAGCAGGGGACATACCTATTTTTTATTCAGGTACTGGCTGCACTGGAACAGTTCGGGTGAGGCATGAGATTCTAAGTGAAGCTGCGATTGGCAAGGTTATGTACAACAAAATTAAGAATCAGTTTTACAAACGTAAGTCCACGACAACAGCTTCGATGTCATACCAGAGCTACTACTACGAATCTTCTGGGGCGAATGGTGCATGCTCAAACGACCCCAGCTCGATGACTGGATATGAGTATGAAGCTATCAGTCGGACTGACCTGGGACTTCCAGAAACAATTACATTACCCTTTACTTTCGTATTTCAGTAAGAGAATAGAAGCTTGGCACCAAACTAAAAATTTGGTGCCCTGCTTGTATTTTTATTTACAGTGATCAAGTTTTTAATTAAAACTTTTTAAAAGCTTTTAAATAAAATGCTTGACAGAATATACATCATATGATATAATCTGAAATGGAGGAACTTATGGTGAAGTATCAGCCCACTGTAAAGAAATACGTGTGTAAGAAATGTAGTCATATTATTACGTTGCATACGGATACGGATGCAACAAAACCGAAGGTCTGCTCTGTCTGCAAAGGAAGAGACTTTCAGGAAAAAAGGAGCACAGCGTGACTGAAATGCATGGGTCAATCCCTATATTTTCTTTTGTATTGTCCCCTGCACCAAGAGACATGCATATTGTTGTTGCTCGTAGATTGACTGAAAAACTTCAAAAGGCTGGATGGAAGTGGTATCAAGATTTTAAGCACGACGAAGGAACTGCAGATGGGATACTCTTTGAAGTGTATAAAGAAGAATTGGTACCTATCATCAAGGAACTCATTGTTGAGTATAACATTTAAGGAGGCACTATGAAAGAAGACGTCTCACTAGAAACATTGCAGCACACTATTGAACATAATCTAAAGAATGATGGCTACCTGGTACCTGTGATATTCATGTGCACCGGTGCAGGCACGGAGGTATTTGATGCCAGCGATTACATGGGATCTGATGAAGAGAAAGACAGGCTGGTGGCTACTCTTTGTTCATACATACCTGAGAAAGGAATCTACAAAGTATACATTGTATCAGAGGCATGGAGTTATGTTATGCCGAAAGATATAACTGAGAAAGAACTGAAAAGAATGATGCAGACAGCTAGTTACAGAGACACGCTGGATCGTGTGGAAGTATATCAAATTATTGAGATAACTCGCAAGGGAGCATCTATGCTCTGCAGACAATTTGAACGAGAAGATGATGAGATTGTTCTGGGTGACTCTATCAAGATTGACGATGCTCAGCTCATCAGGTTTGCACCAATCCAGAAATGTTTGAGGGCATTGAATTGAGAATTCGAACTCGGGGGCAGAAGCACTGGACAAAGACAGAGATCACTGAACTCAAATCATTGATTAATACAATGACCAATGATGAACTCTGCAAGCACTTCAATGCTTCCCCTCAATCACTCAGTAAGATATGTAAGAAGTGCCATATTAAACGGGATGAACTTGTTATACGTGAAATGTGTGGCCGGGCAAAGAAAGGAGAGGCCAACAATAACTGGAAGGGGGGCATCTCAAAAGATCATGCTCGGTATTTAACTATACAAAGGAAGAGATACCCTGCACATAAGGCGGCACGTAATGCTGTGTACTCTGCACTAAAGAAGGGAACTCTTACCAGACCAAACCATTGCACCTTGTGTGAGAAGCCCTGCACGCCAGAGGGCCATCATGAATCGTATGAGGAAGGAAAGTATCTTGATGTCGTATGGTTGTGTAAGAAGTGCCATAGAAAGCGGCACGAAGACTTACCTGAATCATAGGAGTCAGGAGTCGGTTGTGCACATGAATTTTAGAAAAAATTCTATATAAATTTTGGTACGGTATTTTAAAACAAAGGCATCCACCAAAGTACTATACAGATGTTGGACTCTACTTACCACGAGTACTTAGCATCTATAAAAGTACTATACAGATGTTGGATGTTACTTACCCATAGTAGTTACCTCCCAACCAAACCCCGCAGGAAACACCTCCTGCGGGGTTTTTCCTTTTGTATCATCTTAAAAACAATGGTCCCTGGATCAGAAGCCGCACTTTTGTGCGCCTTGATCGCGGCAGCTCGGAACAGTCGCACTTTTGTGCGCCGGGCGGGCTAATGTCCACCAGCGATAGTATTATCACGAATAGTATTAATGAAAGTCGCACTTTTGGGCAACGTATGAACCAGGAATCTCCGGGACCTCGAGGCGCACTTTTGTGCGTGGATCTGCCGCAGCCCCGACCGCCGTGAATAACATAGCATTTTTTTCATATTCTTTTTAAAAGCTATTGACAAAGTTTATGTCGTGTGGTATAATACATCCATATGGAGAAACTTATGGTTAATAAAAATAAAAAAAACACAATTCTCGCTCGATCAAATATTAGCCAAAATGGCAACAACGTGAGTGGAATTAATAATTCTATCAGTAACGTGAGTGGAATTAATAATTCTACCGTGAGTGGAATTAATAATTCTATCAGTACTGTGTCTGGAATTAATAATTCTATGGGCAACAACGTGAGTGGAATTAATAAGTCTAGTACTGTGCATGTCAATAAGGTAATGAATAGTAGTACTTTTGAAAAGAGCATTGTCCTGTCTATTATCCGTCATAACGGTGATTGTTCAAGTATACATTGTGTTGATTGTCCTATTCATACAGTAATACGTAATAATAAAAGGCGGTATATGAATAAGTTTGGTAAGGGGTTACTCAGTATATGTGAACATGTCAATAAGGATATGGCTATTCAATGGTTGATAAATACATACGGTGAAAGGGAAGCTAAAGAAATAATAGTGGAGGCTCTTATATGAGCTACGCTAAAGTATTTACTCAACACACACCAATAGATAACATGGTAATGAATGCCATCACCACTATTAAAAACAATGGCGATTGCGGACATATAAACTGTAGTGATTGTTTCATCAACAGACATTTCTGTGCAGAAATATTGTATAACCAAAAACCTTCCACAAAAATAACACTCCTTGCCCAGTATCTCATAGCAGTCTATGGAGAACAGGAAACGAAAGAACTACTTATAGAGGTACTGATATGAAAACATATAGAACGAAACGAATACTCACCACAACAGCACTGTATATAATAGAAAGTGAAGGTAGCTGTGCTGACGTTGATTGTCACTTCTGTCCTCTAAATGGAAATTGTTGTACCGTGTGCACAGGGAGATTAACACCGCACAGTAGAAAGCCTCTCCTTATTAAGTACTTGGTAGATGAATACGGAGAGAGTAAAACAAAAGAAATGATTATGGAGGTACTCATATGAAAGCATCACATATCGATACATGTCTTACCATCATAAAGAAAAACGGGCATTGTAATCGTCCTTACAAACATTGTATAAAAGAAACATGCCCTCTCCCCAATGTATGTACAAGCATTCCCGAAGTAATAAAAGCTCAGGCTATGCACTATCTCATAAATGCAGTCGGTAAAGAAGAAACTCAAGCACTGCTCGTCGAAATGCTTGTATAAATGATAGGAGATGTCCTGCTTTTTCAATATGTAGGACATACTCTCGAAAGGAGAAACCAGTATGAATAAAATACAGTCTGCAATCGCCATCATTAAAAACAATGGTTCATGCCATAAAGAAACAAACTGTTTAGAATGCTCACTGCATAAACTAATCTGTGCTAAAGCAATAAAGATACCAAAGAATAATAAAGTAGAACTCACTGTTCAATGGCTAATATCTGTACTCGGTGAAAAGGAAACTAAAGAACGACTCACGGAGGAATTGCTATGAGAAAGAAACTGAACTACACAGACAAGATGGCTATAGAACTGATAGCTAACTCAAACGAAAGCACATGCTTTAATTTTACCATGCACGATCTATGTAAGAAATGTCCCCTGTCAAACTTCCCTGACTTCGATTGCTCAATCCGAATAATACGAAGACACAATGAAAGTGCAACTGAATTTGAAAAGAAGAACATAACTACACAAAAAAAGAAAGTGGAACTCTGCATGCAATACCTTGTAAATGAATGGGGAAAAGACAGAGCGAAACAACTCATAGTAGAGTATCTTATTTAAAATAATTTTAAAATAAATTTAAAATTCTTTTGAAAAGGTATTGACAAATCTTATAAGATGTAGTATAATTCAATTACAATATGGAGAATACAAATGTTTACCAAAGAGTTTGATCACAGCAAACAAAATATTAAAGAAGCATGCGGATTTAATAATGAGAATTATGTTGAAAGCATCGTCAATGCTTTCTTGAAAATCTTTAATGACTCATGCCAGTATAGCCGATTCGTTGAGACAGCAGAAAATCAAATCATTGGAAATGATACTGTTTCAAATAGTGTACGCATCAGTATTCGTATCCTTCTTATACTGAGCGTCCCCCAATTGAAAACACTCTCTCATATAAAAGAAGTCACTATCGTTTCACTCGGCAGTCTTGAATCACTGCGTAAAGAATTAAAAAATGCAATCAAAGAAGCTGCTGCTCATAAAGACTTTGATCCCGATGAGGAAATAGAAAAGCTTATAAACTCCCTGAAAGATATGGGAAAGGGAAAGAAAGAAACAGAAGAAGAAATGAAAGCCTTCAAAGAATTTTTAAAGAACGAACTGAAAGAAATAAAAGAGGATGATCACAATGCGTAGTAAGGTTACTATACTAGAAGACTGCATAGAAGTGTGGACACGTACTGCTCGCTTAAATATGCAATTGAAACAAGCTAATAATCAAGCTCAAAAGCTTGAGCTTGAATACATTCATAACTATTCCTTTGTTCAACAAACCTGGGGAGCACACAAAGCATTCATTAATGAGAAACGAGAAAATATAAAATTAGAATATTCTTCTCTCGATAATATCAAAACTAAACTAGATATTATCTGGAAAGTTATCAATTGTACATTAAACGAAAATTTCTATTTTATTACAGAAGATTCTATACAAGAAAAACTTACCTCACATCTGTGGATTCCATGGACTGAAAAGGAATGGACACTCCCAACAGCAATTAACTTTTCAAGTATTAAAATGAAAGAAGAAACCACTGAGAAACCATACTCGTCTCGTTACTATGCATCAACTGCACGAGGTAGGATATTAGTGTTTACTGCATCCTTTGTAGGCTCTGTAAAAAAGGAAGAAGATACAAGTACTTTCTATTTAAAGAAGAACTCTAAAAAAACAGCGTATGATTTATACAAAAACGGAAGATGTATAACTCGTACAGAGATAGAAAAAGTCTATCTGAGCAAAGAAGATTTCGTAGCCGACACTATATAACTTATCCACAAGTGTGGATCGTATGTTGATAACTACAAGGAGATACTCATGAAAACACTTCGAGAACAACTGCACACCCTGAGATTAGATATGGTAGTATCAAATAGATGCAACGATACCGAAAGACTTATGGAGAATATGAATGAGATAGCAGACATCATTAATAAAACAAGAGTGCGTGACCTCGATCTCAGCATTCTCGATAAGCTCATCTATATATCTTTACGAAGGAAATTACAGAAGCTTATCAATGCAACTTGCAAGGAACTTAAACAAAAAGGAGGAACAGCATGATAGTTAATCTAACCATTCAGGAATATGCACACCTCAGAGCAATTGTGGAACTGCAAGGTAAGTGTGACAACTCAGCCTTACTATGTGAACAGTGCCCTCTTAAACTAGGATATGATGTGAAACGCAGTACTTATAATAATAAGGAATGTGTTGATACTACTATCCGACTTAAGATCGCTGCAAGCATTCTCAAATTGGACAACGATGCAAAAGAACTATTGGTAGTTGAGACTATATAAAGGAGGACTTATTATGCCAAACCATGTAACAAACCATCTTAGTATGTCAGGCAGTACTCAACGTATAGAAGAAGTCAAAGCATTCGTCTACGGTGGCCGTGATGAGCAGGGGTCTGAAATCTGCATTGACTTCAATAAGATAATAGAACAACCAGAGGAACTTGATATTACAGCAGGGACACGCGCTGAAACAACAGTCGAAGACTTATTGAGAAAAGTAAAATCAAATAAGGAAGAACTGTGTGGATTGCTTAAACAAAATTTTGAAGTCCTTCTCGATCTCTCAGAAGAAGAAGTCGATCTCACTAAGAAATACATCAATAACTATATCAAGTATGGTTATATTCATTGGTACAAATGGCGCATAAAGAATTGGGGAACTAAATGGAATGCTTACTCTCAACACATGGGTGAAGAATTTATTTATTTTGAGACAGCATGGTCTACACCCAAACCAATTATAAAAAGACTCAGTGAAATATTTACCGATGTTCAGTTTACTGTTGAATATGCAGATGAGGATATTGGCAGTAACTGCGGAAGATATGTATTCGAGAATGGATATCTTTCTGAGGAATACATTCCAGAAGATTCTGGATCTCGTGAGTTTGCATGTGCGCTTCTTGGGATTGATCCTTCCGAATTGGAGGATAATTAGTAACAGGGAACCATTTTGGTATAATACTTTTTGAGCTTGGATTCGTTACTGAGCACGATTTATTGCATGCTTTGGAGATACAACAAAAACTTCGTACGGAGGGATAGTATGTCAATGCAGGATAGACTTGATGGAATAAACAAATATTTACGCATAGTGGATTACTTAATTGAATGCATCCACAAAGCAAATACACAATTAAGTAAGACAGCAGGTCTTTATACAAACACAATAGAACTCACAGAGTTTGGTAGAACTAAACTTTTTATAGGAAAGTTTGATAGGCTACAATTCTCAACTCCTGGTCAGAACTATGAAGGAACAATACTGTATGTGCATGATGAAAAAGAAAAAAGTATTCCTCCTACTAAGGAGACACTCGGAAAATCTATTGGTGATGGTAATATCTATATCAACCTGGATGATCTCGTATACATAGCATGCATCTTAGAAAAGTTTACTGAGCATGTCACACATGAGATAATAAAGAATCAAATGAATGATATACAAGACTGTATTAAAACACTAAAGGAATCGGCTGTAGCCGATTTACTGTGAGGTATACTATGACTGAAATAGGAAGAGAAATATTTAAGAATGTGTATACTACAATGAAGGAACGCAACTACTCATGTTTGATCAACCCTTCAAGAAAAGTAACGGAGATATGTATTAGTGATACCTCCAATTCAAATTTATGTATCTACATTGCAACAAAGAAATTTAATAAAGTTAGGCAGCATGATCTAACCTCTATCGTACCTGAAGTAGAATCGCTACTGACCGGAAAAGTAGTTAAAGATGCTATCCTGGAAATATACATGCCGGTTGTTTCCCTTAACAATGAGGAAAACGGAGAAGCCTATGTTGCATCAGCATATGCAGTAGTGAAGTATTCTTCTGCTCGTTCATTTGGAGCTTCCCCTTTAAAAGGGGAAGCTCTTTTAATAAAGATTACCTCTGGATTAGATAATATTATTGGCCTTTGCATAGGCGAAGATCATTCAAAAATAGCACTGCTCCACACTGTGCAAGAGATTCTGTATAAGAAAGAAGATATGCTTGAGTATCTTATATGATACTTTTTTTACTTTTTTTTAATTTCTTTTAAAAAGCTATTGACAAACTACAAGAAATGTGGTATACTTCAAATAGATTATGGAGGTAATCTTATGAAAGAATCAAGAAAGGTAATAATGGAACAAGGCCAGCAAGATGCTTATAGAAGAATAATTCTTGAGCAAGGATATGAGACTGACCACGACAGCAACACACCCCAATGGAATAAACTTAAAGTATCTTTAAAAGAAGGTGCTGCTGAAAAGGGTTCTATTTTTGTAGGTTCTTTCGTAAGTAGTATTAAACCCGCACTTATCATGGGAGCTATCATATTGATAGCAATAGTATTGATGATTAAATTTTGTTAATGGAGGTTAGCATTATGTTAATTGCAAAGAATGGTAAAGAACTTCATCTGCTTCCTGCAATGTCCAATCGTCATGGTCTTATCGCCGGTAGCAGTGGGTCGGGGAAGACTGTAACTCTACGAGTCATGGCTGAGAATTTCAGCAATATTGGTGTGCCGGTATTCATGGCTGACATCAAAGGTGACTTGTATGGATTAGACCAACCTGGAGAAGCAACGTCTGCAATCAAAGAACGTATTTCTTCTATGAACTTGACTGACTTCTCGTTTGAAGGATTCCCGACTCGGTGTTGGGATGTCTTTGGTCAAGAAGGAGATGAGCTTAAGACTTCTATTAATAGACTCACCCCTCTTTTACTCAGTCGATTACTTAATCTGTCCGATGTCCAAAATGAATCTCTGTCTCAGTTGTTCAAGATTGCTCGTGACTATTCAAGTGAAGGCAATCTTGTTGATATCAGAAACATTGAGGACATGACTTCGGTAATCAATACAATTATCCAGTATAGTGATTCTCTCGAATCTAAGTATGGAAAAATCTCAAAGCAAAGCTACACTTCAATACAAAGAAGTATGCTGATGCTTGAACAGGACGGAAAAGATATTCTGTTCTCTGACAATCCTTTCGATGTCACGCGCTTCATGCAGACTGAGGATGGTCGTGGGGTTATCAATATCTTCAAAGCTCGGAAATTGTATGAGAATCCAATGGTGTACTCTACATTCTTACTCTGGTTGATTGCAGAATTATACAAGGCACTGCCTGAATGTGGTGACCTCGAAAAGCCGAAGATGGTATTCTTCTTTGATGAAGCACACCTTCTCTTCGATGACGCTCCCAAAGTCTTAGTAGACAATGTTGAGAAACTGGTCAGACTTATTCGTTCAAAAGGTGTGGGTGTAATCTTTGTTACTCAAAGCCCTTCGGATATTCCTGATAAAGTTCTTGCTCAGCTCAGTAATCGTGTTCAGCATTCGTTACGTGCATTCACTCCGAAGGAACAGAAGTCTGTTAAAACTGTAGCGCAGACTTTCAGAAATGAATCGAGTCTGGATGTTGAGAAAGCAATTGGTAATCTTAAGATTGGTGAAGCATTGGTATCTTTTCTTGATGCATCAGGTTCTCCTGTACCGGTTAGAAAAGCACTGGTATGCCCACCAAGAAGCAGAATAACAGGTTGTGCAGTTGTTGCCAGCGTAGAGGGCTCTCCAGCAACAACCGATGACGTGTTTGAAAGCATAATTTAAAAAAAGGAGAAAAGACATGCAAGCACAAAGAGATAAACTTACTAATCGTTACGTCAATTTCATGGGTTCTTGGATGGCAGGGTCTATCGTAGGGCACTACGTCGCCAAGATCATTACAACGGGTTTCGTATTATGGATTATCTATAAAGCATTTTTTAACTAGTAAATAGATTACGCCAATTAAATTTTATAATGGAGGACATTATGTATAACTCAAAACTTCCTAAAGAGTATACGCTACTTGACAGTATTAAAGGATCGGCAAAGACAGGGACAGGAGTCTTTATTCTATTCGAATTATTGGATATGGTAGCTAACACAATTCAAGGGCTCATAGCACTGTTTGCTAAGATCGTATGGAAATTCCTACGAACATATATTATACCAAAGTTCTCGTCAAAGACAACTCAGTCTGCTCCGACCAATGTTACATGTCTCCCTGCAGTACAAGATACGTATAGGACTTCGGCAGGATTCAATCTTACTCTTGCTTTAGGAGTAGAGCAGATTAAAAAGCAGAGAGCTCTTCAAAAAAATTAATAAAATTAATTTAAAAGAGCTTTTCATGCCGAAACTTAGTTATATAATATAAGGAGAATGCTATGAGAAGAAATTTAGAAAAGGAAGCAGTGTCTGTAGTTGTACTTCTTCCGATAGAAATCTACGATGCCTATGCAGAAACGTTGAATGAGAGAGGACTTAAACGACAAATGCATAGTTCATCTCTGTTTCAAAAAGCTGTTGAACAGGACATAGCAGACTACAAAAGAACTTCAAAGAAAAAGGCTGTATGATTTGGATACTATTAATATTCATACCCCTGGTGATATTCGTTGCTAGGGAGCTATTGATAGTAGGGACTTGCATAGTACAAGGAGATTGGTCACGTCTGCTAAACCATCTCCTTGTAGTTGTATTCATAGCAGGAGTCATTGGCTACCTGTTTAGTAAAAATCTAATACATTTCTAGTGAGGATTTATGTTATGAGTATCATTGAAAACGGATCGTACCCTGTAACAACATCATACAAAACTGGCGAGGATGATTTCGTATTTATTTTATCTACTGGTCAAAAGGTACAAGTGAATGCTCCTCATCTACGAAGTCTCAAGCTTATTGATTGTACAAAAATTACAATTGATAATGCTCGAAAGAAAACCCCAGTATTAATTCACACAGCGTATAGCTATATTTCAGCATGTAATTATACAGTGATCAGTTAATTATTATGGTAAGTAAGGGATTGTTATGAAGAAGAAACAAGTAGAAAAGTTTTGTCTTGGACATGAAAAAAATCTTCCGATAGAAGATTTTTATTATATATCCTCTATCAACAGATATGGTTCTTATTGCAAGGAGTGCGACAAGAAAAAGAAAAGAGAGTGGTATAAACAGAACAAGACACGAATTGATGCCAAGAGAAAAAAATGGCAGGAAGATAACTACGCATTGCATTTAGAACATCAGACTAAATATAATAAATCAGAAAAAGGTTTGGCTGCCAAAAAGCGCCACCTGGAACGCTTGAAGGCAAAACGGGAGTCGGCACAACAATAATATCCAAAATCTGGAAAAAAATTATACATTGTGCCGAACACCCTTTTTAAAAAACGGGTCTGCCCTAGAAACTTTGTCTGGGGCTGTTCTTTGATGAGATTTTTGGGAGAATATTGTTGCAAATTACAACTGGCTCTCCCCAATTATATTAATTATTATTAGACTCAGCATCTTTGTCATCAGTACATTCACAACATTCCAGCTCTACATATTCTACTACTTCATTAAAAATATTCTCAATAGAATGCATGTATTTTCTAATATCACGTCTTGAAATGCTTTCATCTTTCGCAACGTTTCTTGCTTCTTTAATTTGTTTCTCAATTTTTGTAAGTTCCTTTAATAACTTAGAACATTTTTTTATATCACCATTTTGTTTGAGTTCCTTAATAATGTCCTTGGCTATTTTTGAAATTTGCTCAACTTCCTGCGCAAATTTCTCTGAATCAAGCTTATTTTGTATTCTCTTTGCCTGTTTGTCTGCCTCATGCTTAAGATCAGTTAGCAAAATAGTAACATCTTCATTTACTTCTACTGAAATTGCATGTCCACACTTATCATCTTTTGCGTAGCTGCTTGGAATAAAACTTGCAACCATCAGTGCGCAAATGAGCATTACTAAACACTTTGCTTTTTTTTGTAAAACAATTTTTCATCTTCATCTTTCTCCTTCTTGAATTTTTTTAGTTATAAATATTTGAAATGAAATCTTAGGGTGCATGTAAATATAGTGAGCTTTTTTGTCAACACGCAATTTTTTTAGTAAATACCCTGAATTCAAATTCAGGATCATCCATTAATTGGTTTTATCCCTTCTTCTTTTAATGCGTCAGTACTATCTACTTCATCCACTTCGTCATCATCCTCTACCTCGTCATCATCTTTCTCATCTACTTCATCCTCGTCATCTGCTTCGTCTTTCCCTTCTACCTCATCATCATCCTCTGCTTCATCCTCGTCATCTACTTCATCGTCATCCTCGATGTTAAGCTTGGTAATGAATTCTATGAATTCATCTGGATATGTACAAATTGTTTCTGCTATCCTTTTAAGTCCAGCTCTACCCAAACGATCCTCATTGTTAGTATACTTCCTGTAGGTAGTATCAAGAAAGTCAGTTACTTCTTCGACTTGAGTGTGATCTAAATTTGGATTGAATTCTCTATAGTTTAAACTCATAATACACCCCCTTAATAGTAATTACTTCTTTGATTTTATTTTTATTGAAAATAAAACCCGCACAATCAAAATAATTATAAGTATGTATGCCCCTGCTAAAATGTAGTATTCCATAGTACCCTCACTACTATAAAATAATAATGCTCAAAAAAAGGCAGATTAATCTAACCTTTACAAACCTCATATATATAGTTACTATTTTAAAGGTTTACTAAACGGCATTACTGCTACATCAGACTGCGATGGTGGTGGTATAACTGGACCTGTTTTTAAGTCTCTGGTTGGCCCTTCATAAGGAACCATAGTATGCAAACCTTGAACAAGATTCGCTACTTCAACATAAGGACGACTAATTAAATAATTAAGGATAGCATTAGCCAGTTTTTCATCTATGATGTATTTCATATGAATCTCCATAGTATTATTCATTTATCTTATTATCGGCATCGTACTTTTCTAAAAAGGTATCAAAATTTATAAGTTTGAATAAATTTTTTATTCTTTCGTTTGCTCCAGTAACCTTAACTTTAAATTTCTTATTATTCTTATCTAGTAAACGAGCCGCACAGAATTAAGCAGATAAGTAAGTTTTTCTAGTTCCTTCACTTTGCTACGATAAATAAAAATAAGAAGAGCAATAAAACCACCAGCAATGAGAGTAATCCACCTAATAGCCTGGTCAGCAATTTGAAGGATTTCATTCATGTCTATTCCTTTTTATCCAATAAAACTCGCATTAATCCAACCGTAAATTTTCCGATCCATGCCTTGCGGATGGAGTCGATAACTGATTTAGAGCATCCTGCACCATTGGGATAAAGCATATGTCTCGCTCCAATGATAGCATGTGCCACTCTCTCACCAACCGCTTCAGGCTTGCCAATATACTTATCGAAAAGGAGGAACAAAACATTAACAAGATATACAATCTTTTTTTCCATATAGTAACTTCCATGTAGGTATAACTTTCCATAATGTATATCTCCGCTCATCTTTATGAATTTACTTGCATTCATGTATTATTATCTTCTCTAAAAGAGAACACTCCATAAAATCATTTATAGTAATATCTTCTGGATCTTTTCCTGGAAAAAGAAGAATACCTGCATCGAGAAAACATTGTGTGATAAACTTTGTGCAGGAGTAGCTGGTCTTTTTAATTCTTGCTGACATGAAAGAATGATTGTATGTTGCATTCAGCAATGCTGCTTCTATTATACTATTTCTTTGATGTGGCAATACATCCAGATACCGAGCCGCAATTATAGTAGTCTTATCTCTATCATATGAAAAAAGTTGTCTATTTCTAATACCAGAAGAAGTTGTGTCGGCACAAAGATCATCAAAAAGAAAAAGAAAAATACTTGATGTCGTGTACTTACAAAGGGTGTTTCCAAGTAGCGTATGCGCTATCCTATAAAATATATTACTTTTTCTAAAAACAATAATTATATCGCATGCTTGTAATAAATATCTGTACGATATACCTATCACTATCTGACCTCATTTAAAGAAACCTTTCATATGCTACCAGACATTACAAGATAGTATTCAAAACTAATTTTTGCATTCGCTGCATGCTCTACCTGTAATCGTAATTTATTTGAACCAGGTGTGCTTGCAGAGTATCTCATTAATTTAGGATCAATGTCATTTAAAATACATTCGTTTCTTACCAAAGAAAGTTTCTTATTTCGGACAAACTCAACGCTGCCCCCATACTCAGGCGGGTAGTCAGGAGCACCAATAAATGCTACTTTACACTCGCCAGTAGATATACTACTTAATATAATAGCTCCACCTCCACCAGCTTCATATGTATAGTCAGGACAAAAATCAATATATGTTTTTGTATGATCTGAGCTGAGTGACATACTAAAGTGGGAATCATTTCCTGCATCAAAGCTTCCTGTACTGGTTGTAGTAAAATATACAAAGTTTACATATAAATCTCCTGCAATTTTTCTTGGCCTAACCTTTACCCAACTTGTTAACGATTCCACTGGGTAATTTAAACGAGTAGAAATAGACGTGTTATTTAATGTTACTAGTCCAGCACCTGTACTTTCATCACGAGGATCTATTGGTTGATTTGAGGTGGCTTTGTATATAGTTTCAAACTCAGAGACATCTGCTACCTCATCGATAATGCATTTATAACATTTATAACCATCATAAGCGAATAAACTATATGTTTTTCTTATAGCGTCTACTAACTCTCTATATTGTATTTTTAGTTTTTTAGAAATGCATATTGAAATAAATTCTGTGTATGTTATCATAAATCAGGTAACCTCTCAAAACCAGATACAATACAATCAAACGCATCTATAGTACTAACATTATCACGTATTTTAAATGTTAATTTTTGATCACTACCAGCATCTAATTTTAATCCATAGGGTGGAATTATTTGAGATATATCTATATTTGGTATATACGCATCTGAATTACCAATAACATCTCCCGCTAAAAATGCATCAGCAGCTCCTCCTCCGAAAGAAGGATTTCCTCTAGAAAGTCGTATGAAATCAAAATTTGATTTTAGTGCTAAATGCAAATATTGAACTCCCGTTAACTTACTCGAGTAAAATAACTGACAACCATTTGTTAACGCAGTTATTCCTCCAAATTTATTTAATGTCATAACTGTATCTGCAATTAAAAACTGCATAACAGAGACATACCTATCATTTGTAGAATTTGCTTGAACATAATACTCAACGTTAGTACTCGATCCATTTACAAGCATACTTGATGTACCAGTAGCTTCTCCATTTGTTGTGAGATGCTGCCTGAATGGAACTACTCGTTGAGTAAGTCCAAAAGGAGGAATACCTAAACCAGTTGTAACAAGCAGTTCATTATTTACTGTTACTTTAGCAGCAGATTTACTTCCAGTTCCATCTATTATTTTACTGAGTAATGACATTATATTTTAAACACCTGTAATATCTTCAAACCATCCCGATATAAATACTGCTATTGTTCCTGTAGCACTCGCTTGAACTGCTATTGCTGTATTAACAGGAAGAATAATCGAACCCTCTACTCTATATTCAAATGGAGTGCTTATCGCAGTATGTATTTTATTAATAACAGTTCCCGTTGGGGATCCTGTGACGGCAGCGTTTCCTAATGCTGTTACCAATGCAGTTTTTCCTGAAGAGAAATTCGTGTTGGTTCCAGTAATTGTTGTACCTGCTGGTGTTCCACCCGTTACCTTTATGAGAGTCCACAAAGTTGCGACTGTGCTGCTAAAAATCAGTCTGTTTACTCTTAAATAATTTGTTGTATCTAGATTCATAATATACACGACATAATCAGCCGCAGTCGCTGCATATGAGCTCACCCAACCAAAGTCTTGACCATACTCCTTGCTAGTCCAGGCACTAAAAGAAGTTATTGTACTAAGAACAAGTACTTGATTATTCCTACTTACTTTTGCTTGACGTCCGTTTCCTCCGCCATCATCTATAAACATAGTTAATTACCTCCTTAATCGGTCTCATACATCGTTCCATATGCACGAACGTATGAGTTAGTATTTTGAGCTTTAATAGACAATCCAATTGGTAGATTTGGTCTAATAATTAAAGCATCCCTTGTATCTAATTGAAATGTGCTGTATCCAGTAAGAGCACATGAGAACATATGACTGCCAAAAGATGGAGTTACAAAGGATGCAAGTTGGTCAGCTTGAATTTTAATCGTACCCGGAAATGTTTTTGATGATGATGTATTTAAATTAGCAGCTGAAGACGTATATCCTCCACTTGCGTATGTAGTACCTCCATATATCGTAGCTACGCATGTATTTGCATCTTGTGAGGATACTATAAATAGTTGAAATATACAAGTTCTAACTCCTGTATACGTCACAACCGCAGCTAATTCTTCTGTTCCTCCACTGACTTGTCTAAATAGCATTGGAATAAAAAATACATCTCCTAATATACTACACGTTCCTACTGTTGCAATAGAAGTTGAAAAAGTAGTCAATTGATTTGAAGAGTTGACTTTAGCTAAATAACCAGAACCTGTTCCATCCTTTAGAATATCCGGCATAGAGATAACCTCCTAAATTTTATCTACATCATAATCATGTTCATTAAGATGTTCATCTGTCATAACTTCAAGATATGTGTTCATTTTCATAAGCTGCTTCAACATATCATTAAGCAATCGTCTTACACTAGTATCAGTCACTTGAACTCTTTCGGAGCTACCCTCAATCTCAGTTGGATGCATCTCTTGAATAGCTACTTTCAAATATCCTTTTTGAGTAAGTGCTCTTGGTAGTGGTTCAGCCATAGGGCGTAGCACAGTTGATAATCTTAAAAAAGTTGTTTCATTATTTCTAGCATTTGTAACTATTACTCTTACATACATTCCTGTTACTTGAATCGTTCTTGCATCAGAGAATCCATTTGGTACGTAATAACTATCTTGTATATCCCATAACAAAGAATCATCTGACTGCTGTATGTATACTGAACAATCATTACTACACACAAAGTTTACTTGAATTGAATTAGCACCTAGTGTTAATTCTGCTGTTCCTGTATACATTCCAAAAGCTGGAAGGTTCACAGAAGTGCTGTTACTATATAAAACAATAGCATTTTGTGTTATAGCCACCTGCCCAACTGTAAATGTCGGAACAGACTCAGATTTCATTATTAAAACGTCAACAGTTCCAGACGTAAATGCAGACGCACGTATTCTTATATGAGTAATACTTCCTGTCACATTCGGTGCATATGTTCCATTTGTAGTTATTGTTCCAGAAACAACAGGAAGAACAATACCTTGATTGACGTTATAAACACTGGATCTAACAGGCATTGATATCCAACTAGTGCCTGCATCAGAAGAAAATTCACATGTTAGTGTGGCTACCCAAGTACCACTTATTACAATGCCTATGGAATTATATCCTGCAATAGCTACTTGAACAGATCCACCAGATGTAGTAATAGTCCCTGTAACGATAATATCAGTAGCAGGGGGAGTCTCTGTTTGCATAATCCCACTTGAGGTTACTACAACATGTGCTGAACCCTCAGTTATATTTAAAATATTTCCTGTAGAACTCTGTACAAGAATGGGATCTAATACTACTACACCACTCATATTATATCTCTCTATTTAACTCAGAACAGATGTTATATAATCTACATTTACGCCTGTTCTGGTAATTATCTCAGTTAAGGTTTCCCCTACAATAAGATTACCTGAGGTATCATATTGCTTTGTGACCATTTGAGTTACAAATGCACCTGAGTATGTATAATCAATCTCTCGAATTTTAATAGTCTTCCCAGCAGTAGTCCACCAAGTCTCCTTAGAAATCTGTGTTCCTGAACGAGTTATTTCGTAATAAGCTGTCTCTGCTATGTTATGAACTAATTGATCAAGTGGGCGGTGCACTACTGCCACATACCCCGTTGAGACTGTAAGGATAACATCTCCAGTTCCAGCATCAACTCCTGTATATGTGTATGATAGACCGGTACTCGTAGTAACTTTACGAACAACAGCTTTTCCTGTTGAAGTTATGTTAAGATCTTGGCGGTAAATACCGCCATCTTCTATATCCTCTCCAGTAAGTGTCCCATCCTGGACTTGATCACCTGTAATTCCTGTTCGTGGCATACTATTTCTTAGGAATCTCCTCTTCTTTATATCCTGCTTCGAGCCCCCCACCTTAAAATTTTAGTATGGTAAATCAGCAGACCTACCATACTAAAATATAAGTAAGTATTAAAAAATAATTAATACTACAAAATTAAAGGCCAAGCCATTCCTGTAATGTAGCAATTATCTCTTCCATGGTTGCCACTTTTTCCAGTAACTCATCTACTTCCGCTTGTGCTGCATCAACCTGCGCCCTAAGTGCTTCAAGTTCTTGGTCCTTTGCAGCAAGTTCAAAAGTATTTGCTTGTATCAGTGCTGCAATCTCTAGATCCTTTGACTGAATCTCTAAAGCGCATTGACCTTCCTTTGCAGCAATTTCCATGTCTTTTTGCTGAATAACTATAGCGAATTGACTTTCTTTTAGAGCAAAATCAATTTCTTTTTGCTGAATAATTAAAGCGCATTCACTTTCTTTTGCAGCAATCTCCGCATCTTTTTGCAGAAGCTCTCCCTCTAACCCAATAATTCTCAAGTTTAAGTCAGCAATATCTGCAGTGAGACTTGCATTCTCACTCACCAACTGCTCATTCTGAGCCTGAAGAGCTTCTGTTGCAGCTTTTATTTTGTCCCTTAATGCTTTTAATTCTTCTAATGTCATGACGTACCCCCTTAAAAAATTTAATTTATTAATCTTCTCGAACCGGTTCTCCGACAACCCAATCATTTGCCAACACATCAGTCGTTGATGGAACCCAAGGAGTCAGCTCGCTATATGGACTCCATTGCGCAATATACGGTTTGCGTATTGGATCTCCACTAGTTGGCTTATAAAGAATAACATATTTACCAGGAACCGCCCAGCCAATACGATATGCCTTCATATCCTCCTTTATCTTTTTTAATGCTTCATCGAAACCCATCGTAGTCATACTCATGCTTTCCTCCCTTATTTAGTTTTATCGATAGACAAAATAATATTTTGTCTGTCTAATGCCCTACGTTGCTCTTCTAAAATTCTGCTCTGTTCTTTTAGAAGTGCATTACTTTCGTTTATACCCACCAATATAAAAATAAGCAAGAATGTCATTGTTACTGCTACAATACTACTTAGTATCAACCTTATATAATAAATAACCTGGATTTCCTGTGAGGCTGGAGCTGGAAGAAACCTATCAAGGCGTAATTTATCAAAAATTGAAGGGGCAACCAGAACAGCTACTTCTATATCAGAATCTGTTAAATTGTTACTATGAATTTCCACAGCATCCCCCTTTACTTAGTAAGTATAGCTGAAATGAAATCTCTTAGTGACCAGAGTAGAAAACATACAACGCCTACAAAATTTATTGCAACCCAGAATTTTATGTTTAATGACTCTTCTTTAACCGCTCTTACTACTAATTCACAAACTTCCTCTTTTTTGAATTTCTGTAACGCTTCAATACAAGCATCAATATCCTTATGAACATGCCCCTCTTTTTCATTTAATTTTTCTGATAAGTATTCAATGTCTTTCTCAGCTGAAGTTATTCTTTCACTTTGGATGTCCAGCTTATCTGAAATTTTAGATATAGAATCCCCTACTTCCCTTCGACAATCCCGAATTTCTAGCACTATATTCTGAAGATCCTTCATAGTCATTGCGATCACCCCCATAGTACAAGAGCAGTTCTGTATGATAGCAGCCATGGAAAAATTGCTGCCACCCTTACTCCTCAGTTACTAATGGTAATGCACATTCCACAGATTACCATCCCTGCGCTATAGCTAATATAAAATCTTCTGCATGTATATTATCAGGAACTTCGTCAAGCAGCATACTTGCTTCCTCATCCTGAAAGAAATATTCAGATCCATCTGACATGTTAATAGCTATGTATGGAAGACGCTCATTTATTTCTATAGTTCCTCCAGCCTCTCGTTCTGATCGAGCACGCCCTTCATAATCCTTTACCATATTTTTTGGTAACGATTTATCTTTTTCTTCTAAAGTATCCTTTGCAGAAAGTTCATCTGGATCAGTAACTGCTGTTTTATTATTGAGAGAAGATCCAAATATGTTCTCATGCCGAGCTTCTTCTCTGGAGATAGCAGCATCAATTTCTTCATCAGTAGGTTCTTCAAACTCTGTAAGGTCAGGATCTGGTGGTTCTGGAAGGTCTTCATCTCTCCCATGAATATCTTCGGCTGAAGGTTCTTGTTTCTTTTCGATAGCTTTTTTAATAAGTTCATCAAGATTTTTTATTCTTTTAAAATGCATGACAGTAATCCTTTTTTATTATAGTGTTTTAAAATCATCCCTATATAATTCAAAGTCGTCTCGATAGACTCTTTCGATATAGAGTTTAACATCTGTTTCAAAAGATCTATCTAATTCAAACTTTGGTTGGCTTGCTACCGATAAATTTACATCACCCTCACCTGCATTGTTAAGAGTATCGCTTACATCATTCATAAGAGATTTTAAATATTCATTGTAAATTTTATCCACATTTTCTTTCATGGTCTGCTCTTGCATAAGAAGAGCTAGGTCATTAAGTGTACTAGCATCATTACGAATAACCTCAAGAAATATATTATTAACCAAAGTATCTATAGTATAGGTATCTGCTGACACATCGAATGTTACAGAGACAAACATTCTTGAGATATATCTACTAGTATGCGCTTGCTTTATTAGTTGGTCGAGCGAAGCTGTGTGTGCAAATTCTTTTTCTTTCATAGTAATATCCTAGATAAAAGTAAAAGTAGCCGCAAGATCCTTTTCACGGCTACTTTTTGGGCATTATAAGTAACGATAGTCCACGACAACAATATCACCTGGACGAAGTCCTGGAGCAGTGAATGTTATAACATTCGTTGCTAATGTGTAGTCATAACTTAATCCGCTAATCTGGCGAACGCCATTGAGATAGACTTGTTCAGATCCAGCAATAGGACTGTTCAATAACGTTGCTGTTTCCAAGTTAGTATTCAGTGTTGGAAGCTCTCCAATTACTTCTATGTATGCAATACCTGGTGTATTTGCTGCTAACTCAGCAAGCGCTGCTTCGACATTATTGATTGTAAAGTAATCAGCAGTATCAAGAACTGGAATATCTGCTGCACTCACACCACCGGTAGAGGTGCTGAAAAAAATCATATAGTCTTTGATACCCGTTGAAGTAATCGTAAAATCAAGGGTGTCTGTCAGAGCAGTACCGGTTATCCTAATAGCACCATCAGATGCAGTAAGAGTCGCTGTATCAGCAGTTGTCTCTGCAACAATAGAAGCACCTGCAGTAGGAACGAATGTTCCGAATGCATAGTTACTTGCTAAAGATGACCCTATCTGTTGGAGTGCATCTTCAACATTATTAATAGCAAAGTAGTCACCAGCATCTACGAGAGGAATATCTCCACCGGAAACTTGTCCAGTTGATGTTCCCCAATCGATCATACTATCTTTAATACCGTCAGCCTTAACTTGAAGCTGATTAGAAATGTTGATCTCTATTGAAGAGTCGTCTACATTAACTTGAATGGCTCCGACATCAAATGAAAGTGCTCCAGCAGCATCAAGATTAACTCGGATATCATTGAGATTTGTAGTTAAACCATACGCCGTATCAATAATATCACTTGCCTTAACAGATATGGTAGTACCCGAAATAGCGATACCATCTCCTGCTGTGTACGTACCGATACCAGAAAACTGGGTCCACTCAATATTATCAACGTTAAGTACAAGAACACCTGATCCATCATATCCTGCAGGTTTGACAACTACCCAGTGAGTTCCTGTAGCTCCGCTAGTTACGTTTTCAATATAGGTAGCATTACCAATAGAAACTTCTGCACTTGGTGCACCATCTTGATCTAGTGCTCGATCAAGCCCTCCAGTAGCACCTGTTGATGTTACAGTATAGATACCATTTTGTTTAGCATCAGCCTGGTCTTTAACGAGAACACGGTCGCCGACAAGAACAGTGTGCCCACCAAGATCAAATACAGAAGCACCTGTAAAATCTACACTGGTAAATGCACCGGTTCCAGAAGCTCCACCTGTTGGACTGTATGTACCAGCACCTCCCGTCGAAGTAGCAAATTGAACAGAAAATTTCCACTCAGTTGCATACAAGGCTTTTTGGTCAACATACCATTTTGATGATGCGTCTGAATCATTTAAAGGTTGTAATTTTAAACCGGTAATGAGTGCATCTTGTGTACCATTAGTAATATTCCAGTCACCTGTACTTGAATTTATAAAGCTTTGCTGTAGTCTTCCCAAATCAATGGTGAGATCCATAATTTGGGAGTTTCCGCGAATTTTTGTATTCATGCGTTTTCTCCCTTAAAGAAGCAAAAATTGTTCAAACAATTTCTAATGCATCATCTTATTGGGGTTAATATTGTATCATTTCATCTTCTAGTCTAAGCTTGGTATTTTGATCTAATCGTATCTCCTACCGTCAGCTCTAAATCATTTGAAAATATAATTTCATTTCCATTCATTGTTGAATAATCCCAGTCTGCTGCCTTATACAAAACAAGTCCGTTTAACATGATAGACTCGCTACCCACTATCGGAGCAACTGCTAATGTAATTTTTTTGTTAGTGACTACCCCCAGTGTTACATCAAATATTTCATTGTACCATGTTGCTGTTGTCGGCGATGATCCTGCTGACCGCCGATGTAACGCTATTTTTGCAGACTGTGCTTTTATAAACATTTCCTTCCACTTTATTACACATCATTAGTTGTTAAACAGACTCAGTAATTATTTTTTTTCTATCCTCATAGTCTTTGGATAGCGCAGTAATCTCTCTTTTTTTATCCGCGATTTCATTAGTATAGGTTGTAGCGTCTCGCCTCAGTTGCATAATCTTCATCTCAAAATTCTGAATAAGTAAGTGCACTGCATTTACTTTCTGATTGAGTAGCGCTAATTCAACTTCAGCGTAGCGCTTTCTTTCAAATGCAAGGTCAGCAAGAAGCTGATTCTCCCGTGAGCTACCCTGGGGCTGGCACGAGGGCTTCATAGCAACTTCAATTTGTTGAACAGGCTGTCTAACTTGGTCAGATGACTCCTGTACAAATTGAGATCGCATCATAAAAGGGTTTCGTTGATTCATGTAAATCACCTAAAAGAAAAAAATACTGCGGTTGAGGGAGTTTTTAAGGCTAGACTCGTCGAAATTCCAGTATAATAATGTAAAAATTAAATATCTTTGTCAGATTTTAAAACCAATTCGACAGTGGAATCCTGTACAAAGTATATTTTAATGTGCCATACGTCTTCTTCTACGTACAAGGAATCCCCAGCTTTTAGAGTTTTAGCGCCATTTATGTATGTAACTAAACTTAAGGCTGGCCTATTGTATGTTACTCGAATCTCTCCTGCACCGATATTGTCGATCATTGTATATGAGAAAGCACTCTTCAAGATTTTTTCATAGTAAACAATTGATCCGTCTATGAAGTTGTAGTTTTTTGTTGTTCCTGCAGCCCCTGTTGTTGCCAGAAGAACAAGGGTAGGCATTTTTTCTGAAGGTCCTTGCTGCGGTGATTGTCTTGCCATAATAAATATCCTATTTTAAATACGTGTCCCCTATATTGGGGATAACATTTCCCTGAACAATAGTCGATTTTCCAAATACACTCTTGCTTGAACCGGCTGGAGCAAAGATTCCATAGTTTGGCATCTCATCTCTTATATCACTTTTCATTATTTCAAAAGCCGTAGCTACCGATCTGACTGTAGACAGCTGCTGACCAATAGGAAGCATAAATTTACCATGGACAGCATCTCGGATAGAATCGAGATAGACACACCAAACTACTCTTATAATAGCATCAGCTAAGTCTTTACTATTGTGTACAAAAATACCTGAATCCAATGCAAAGTTATTGTAAACAGGAACTGTTATATCATAAACAGGTATAGGAGACTTTAATTTTATTTTTTTAATAGAAACAACTTTATGATTATTCTTTTCAGGATAATTTAATCTTTTTATGATTCTTTTAACAGAAGTAAACTGAAGTCGTGTCTTACTTTCAATATCTTCAATATTCAAATTTTCCAACTTTTTAGAATTTTTTATAAAATCTTCCTTTGAAAAACGTTTTTTCCAGTATAGTAAGTCTCCCCCAACAGCCTTTAATTGTTTATATGAAATTATGTAATTAAAACTATCTCCAAGAGCTTCTATCCTTTTTTTATATATAGTAGAACATCTCTTTTTCTGAGCTTCTTTTAGTTGAGTTTTAGATAGTTCTTTCCTTCGTGCCTTACCTTCAGGTGAATCCCAATAATTTTTTGCAGCATCAATGAGATTTTTCTTTTTCAACTTTTTAAATTCTGGATTATTTTTATACATATTTTTAAGAGTTTCTGATCGTTTCCTATTTCTCTCTGGAGAATTTGTTGATTCTACTAATTTTGCATGCAGTAGAGCATGCTCCTTCACAAGCATTGCTTTTAAGTTATCTGGAGAATTATTCAATGGGTTTAAATCAGCATGGTGTATAGCATGACCACTTCTTTTTGCCCAACCATTAAGAAATTTAAAAACAACCCTATGTGTGTACCGCCAATCTGATTTTATCTTAACTAATTCATATAGCTTCTTGCTCTTTGATACTTTTTTATATTTTGTATACAACGGCATAAGAGAATAATTTTTCTTTAAATCCATAGCTTGTACATATGTACCATCACGTATCATAAATAAATGATTAGGCGTACAACGAATTGTTTCTCCGTTATCTAATTTTACAAGAATTAGCTCTGTAACATCTTTTGTCTTATGTGCATTATAAGCGCGTGCTGGAACAATTGTTCCATCTGGCAAACAAGAATATACCCAAAATTCATTTTCAGGTCCTAAGGCAGCCAGTTCTCCAATAGTTGGTGCTGTTCCATTAAGCAATCGAATTCGTGTTTCTTGAGAGAAACAACCTTCTGGAGGGTGGTCTATCTTCTTGTTTTTAATTATACTAAGTTGTCGTAATTCTGTCAGCAACTTATCATTGTCAGGAAGATCAATCATTCCGCTGTAAAGAAGTATTTTGAACGTTTCATACATCTCAAGATCAGCTCCTAACTTCTTTGTCATAATTCCTTCAGAGAAAAGACGTTCAATACTCTCAATTGAACTCCATTGGTCGAATACTACGCGGTCTATATAATAGCAACTGTTAAGAACCTTAATGACATCCTCAACATTCTCAAACGATACTGTAATACGTTCTTCCTTATTAGGTTTCCACGCTTCAACGAAATCTATTATTACTTTGTGACGTGTTGTTTCAGCCATATTTCCACGAGCATCGGGTATCTTAACAACGGAAGTTTCTCCATGCCCCATAGCAACAACGAAGCTGTCTTTCACAGCACCCTGGTCACAGCAGATAAAGTACTTCTGAATTTTATTTGAATTGATTACCTGTATTCTCTTCCCTATATATTTCCTTAATTCAGAACCTACTTGCTTGTGAATAAACTCATCAGTAAATATAACAAGAGGATCTCTTCCAGTGTATACAGACCTATCTATACGCTCAGGAAGTTCAAAGAAAGGACTAATGGCAGCAGGAGGAATAGCCATATAGTCACGCATGAAAGCTGAGTAGTTAGCGGCCTTCTCAGCATCAAATGATTTTGAAGTATATCCAAACTTATCAGCATCTGTTTTTGGGTTAGCCTCATATGTACAATAATGGTATCCTATTATATCATCAACACGGGTTGTATATCTAGTTCGTAACGCATCAATTATCTTTTTTGTGGATGGTCCTGCTTTGACTTCTTTGGACATATACAGCAACTGCATACCAAAGTCAGTCTCATACATAGGAGAAGTGATCGTTAATATTTTACTGAATCCATTAAGTGTCTTTGCTGCTCGAGCGGCAGTGTAATAAACTGCCTGAGCGGATCGTTTTTCACTCTGCTGTTGCACATCAGTATCACTCACATCAAATCGAGACATCTCATCAAAGCACACAAAGAATGCCGTAAAGCCAGCTATGGATGCACTATTACTATGAAGGCTATGCGCCTCAAGATTCTTTGATGGAAATATAATACTCTTGTCCAATATTCGTACAAGAGTTTCTTTTCCTTCCTTGAGCTCTCGCTCTCGAAGATATCCAATATATTTTCTCCACCAGTCTGTGTTGGAAATAATATTTACGAACGATGCGTACGCGGTCTGCTTCGATTGTTGTTCTGATGTAGCGATGTATTCTGCAACAAACTTTTGGCCAGGAACTTGCCCGAGATGTTCACCAGGATTATCCATAGCAAGAAGTTTTTGAAGAAGAAATGATCCTATTATACCCCCAGTTACGCTCTTACCACTATTGTGGGTGGCTGTCCCATCAGACAAACAAAATAAATTGTCACCATCCACAGTAAATCCGGCGTACTTCCCTTTACCAATTGACTCAACTTTTAAAGAAGATAATCCATTTTCTTTATTAGAATATTTTCCAGTATGTTTATATTTCTTTCTCTCAATTAAACAAGGTATCTCCCATACAGAACCATGTATGGAAAGTCTCCAAGCAACTCCAACAAAACTCTTAACTTGACATGTTGTTATCTTTTTTCTTAAATTAGTTCGGTATCCTAGGGAGTCCGCTAATCTTTTAACATCTTTAATCAGCTTTTCATTTGCTAACGTTATCTCATAACCGTGCTTTACATAGGTACCATCTGTGTCCACAATACCTGCCAAAACCTTAAGACGAATATCTTTACTATTTGCTATATAACAATCAGGTATATGTTTATTTTGTTCAAGTTTTAGTTTTCTAAATTCTTCCCAAACTGGATTTGAATGTCTAAATTCTTTTCTTTCTTTAGAAAGAGTATAATCGACAGCTAAGTTGTCCTTCTTTTCATATGCGTTAACCAGTAAATTTTGTTCTACTGCATAGTTCTTTAGCCAGTCTACTATCTCTGTATCAGCACTGCATATCTGTAAACATCTGCTGACTCCGTCTCCTAACCAAACACCAAGTAAGTATGGATCAATTGGAACTGTTTGGTAATCAAACCCAACACATCCTGCTGTGTATCCTCTAAAAAAGTATTTCCATTTATTTGATTTACTTAAGTAGTCTTTTATAGATATATTTACTATATCAGGGTAATCAGTAAATCTATCGAATGCATTTCCATATGCATTAGAGGCTGCTCCTTTTGCTGACTGAGCCTTTTTAAGGGATAATACATGACTTTCATTTACAACATATTCCATAGCACAGGATTGCCCTATTTTGTACAATTCTGACTCTCCTGATGTTGTTGATAAGACAGTTCTCGGTTTTGAATCTGGACCCATGAGAAGATCACCTGTAGCAACATCCTCAACTTTTTTAAGAGTGCCATCATACATAAGAACTTCTGTTCCTAGACCGAGGCAGCGCATTCCGCTTATGAACACAGCATGATTATACACAGGCATTCCATCAGCGCCGATAGTAAATAAATCCTCAAGAACTTGTCTCTGCACAGGCTTTAGTTTGTATTGAAGAAATCCCTCAGCATATTCAAGAGGATCATTTGTAAATGTGACGGGGCACTTTACTACTTGTACATAATCAAATTGATTTACGTTAGAAGCTGTACTCGGTATATAATTTGAATCGGCTAATCTATCACCTATACCCATATGCATCCTTTAAAAGTTTAAACTTATTCCAAAGCCATATGCTACCTTTGCTGTATAAGCAACACCAACATAAAAGTGAATAGATGTATTCTTCAGTGGCTTTGGTAATGAATAACTCAATGATAATCCTGTCGAGCGTATACCAACAAAAACATTAAACCCGAGAGTAAGAAACTTTATTCCCGCCGGAGCCGTGCTAAAGAATCGTACGCCGAGCTTTGCATCTGGATATATATTGAACTTGGTTCCAACTGAATAATTCGTTTCAAACATTCCGCACAGTTGAAATGTCCAGGGAACCCATTTAAGAGTATCTTTCTTTTCTATAGCAAACTTAACTTCATAAATAAGAGGCTTGCTATTGTAGATGGGTATTTCAATAGTTTGAATTACAACTGTGTCATCTATTATCTCGTATGTTATTTTTGGCTTACTCTTCTTTAATTCCTCCCACCGAATGTTCTCAATGCCCAATAAATATTTGTCACTCTTCAATCTCTGAAGCAAGGCATCGTATTCTGAATCAGTGAGAACAACATTTGCATACAGAGGAATCCCCAATAGTAAAAAAGTAAGGCTACTTACCAACCTTCTTATTAGCTTTTTCATCTTTCTGAGTTCCTTTCTTTTTTGATTCCAGCATCTTAACAACCCCATCAATACTCTTAAGATCCCCAGTATAATTTATGTCAGGGGATGATGTTACCGTAGACCCTTGAGGAACTATACCAAGAGCGTCCTTGACAACAACTGAGCGTAGCAGCGATGCCATCTGGAGCCCCTTCACTAGAAGGATAACCAAGTACAATGTTAAGAGAAGTGTTATGGTTTTAATTAAAAAACCAACTGCCCATTTGAGTTGGTTATTTATAAAAGGGAACCACCCATCTTTAGTATCAATGATAGATGTAATTCTTGCTATGAACGCTGAAAACTTTTCTTTAAAATTCATGGCAATGCTCCCTCATCACGGAGTTGCATTTTTCATAGCTGCCTGAGCAGCAGCTGCTATCGAATCTTTATCCACTCCCCATTTCTTTTTCAGTGATCTAAATACACCCATTACTGTAGGAACGGCACCACAAATAGTTGTAACCATGATAGCAAGAGGACTGGCAAAATCCTTAACTGAGCCAACAATTGACTCCGCCTTTTTCAAAGAGAAATCGTCAGTAGCTATTTCAATTAAAGCTATCCCATGTCTAAACTCGTATATGATTATACAGATAGCAAAGACCCCCGAAAACTCCAGTACGTACATTAGAAGTCTTGTTGTCTTGCTGAGGATGTTATCATCAAGCCATTGAAAAAAATGGCCAACCCATAAAACCCTACTCTTTCGCTCTTCTGGTTTAGCAATAGGGGCATCTGCTTTTTTAGAAGTGGAACTCTTTTTAGAAGCCATATTTTTTTTCTTTTTCACAGTGCCCTTTTTAAACAATCATGTCCAACCTGGCAAAGACATCCATTTCTGATTGTTTTATCGTATCCGGTATAGCATCTATTGGAATACTATATAGTGGAATATCTATTTCTTCTTCAAGAAGAGCAGTTAGTTCTTGAGATCTCTTTACAGCTGCATCGAATATATCTTTATTTTTAGCCATAAACTCTGTAATCTCTGTGTCACTCTCTGCTCGCGTGTCTTCTTTCATGACAAACATATTGTTTATCATTCGTGGATTATTATTTTCATCCCTTTCGCAATACTTATGACAAATAGCTAACCGCTCATTCTCAATTTGTATGTATGCGTCAGATGGTTTTATCAAATCCTGCAATATCTTTATTTGATTTTCAATAATCTTCTTGTTACGAGCTATACCATACTTGAACTTAGCGCTGCAGGTATCAGAATTAACAGATTCCAAAGCAGAAAACAAATCTAACAAATCTTTATTCTTCATATTATCTTTCCTCTTATATTTTAAATAAGTTATTCTACTATAGACAAAGCAGCTTTTATTGCATCTATTTCATCCTTTATTGCATCCTTGCGAAGTTGAAGAGTGTCTATCTGATTATTTAATCTTTCCTTCTCCTCACGCAGCCCCTCTATTGCTACAATAGCAGTTGTAGTAATTGGTTCTGTCACAATAATTTGTCTTTTTACTTTGTTTTTTTCCTCGTCGACTTCATCCGACAATCTAAACTGATATGTTTTTGCCATAAGAAGTACCTCTGTTTTTTAATGTTATATCTAATGTATACACTAGAATGCTTCGTAGCTAGTATAGTATCGGCAGCTTTTTTTAAGTATAATTAAAATTAATTTAGTCATCCAACAGTAGGTGCCATTACAGTTACATTTGACGTACCAGGGTGTGTGACATAAATGTCCCCCCTATAGTAGTGTATCCCTAATATTTTTTCTATTAGTTAGTTTCGTAATTACAGATGCATCAAAATCTTCATCTACAATAATGTTTTTAGTTTTTAAAACTGTAAATAAATCATCAATAATGCGAATTACATCCTTATCTGAGTTATCAATTTGTCTTTTTAAATCTTCATTTTCTTGAACAAGATCGATTTCCCATTGTGATGTTTCTCGATTATATTTATATAAGTATGATGGGCGCTGAGTTACTTCCATATCAGAAGGATGCACTCGATCTCCTTCATAATAATTATTTTCTACAGTAATATAATATTTCATATTACCCCCATTAAAAAGATCTTTCTAAAATTAAGTTTAATTTTGCTCTACTAGCTGTAATTAATGCAGTTGTAGTACCACCAGAGTTTACATAATTCATTGTAGTAGTTGTTCCTGTACGCACCCACATTTTAACATTATTTAAATATTGATTTGTTCCTGCATAATTATTATAGTTAACAGAAGCATCAAAATTACTTTGTGGGGTAAAATTTAAAGTTTCTGCTGTAGCTAAATTTTTTAATGAGCCACCAATTTTAATATATTCCATTGGTACTCCCAAATTGTGATTAAAACTATATGTAGTATTTACACTTAATAAAGTAGGAGGAGCAATATATTCATTATGAATAGCATAATTATAAATCGTATATGTACCAGCAGCAGTTTTATCTACTGTAGCAATCCCAATCGCTTTGCATGGTAAGTATGCTGTTGCCCTATATCTATACATTTGCATCTCTTGAATATTAAAGAAATATAATAGCTCAATATTGAATGATGATAATGGAGGTGAAAATACCGTTCTGTTATTCCCACCATATCTTGTAAACCCTTGAGAAATTCTTATTTCACTCAAATAACCTACAAAATATGCTGAAGGGGTTGTGTATTGTGCTCCAATTCTTATTCCAGAAGTTTGTTCAAATATTCTAATAGTTGCTGTTTTGTATTGTTGAACTCCATTAATATAGGAACTAATATATGAACCATCCCATTCAATTACAATATGATACCATTTATTAATTTGCATAGTTGTTGCACCAGAAGCTAGAGCGTTCCATACATCCCAGGTTGACCCATCAGAACTAGCATAATGTAATAATTTACCAGAAGTATTAATTTGTATTAAAATTCCATATTCTGCCGCAGAACAAATAACAGTATGAGTTCCAGATGAAGTAAAATACACCCAACATTCATATGTGAACGGTTTTGATCCTAAAGTTATTCCAGAGTTTGTTGCATACGCAGTAGTACCATTAAAATATAATGAATATGTTCCAAACTTAGAAACAGTATTTGAAAATGTAGTATTAGTAGCAGCCCATGAAGTATTTCCATACTCATCAGTATATGTATTGTCTAAATGGTAGATACAATTATTTGTTAAAACAGGAGTAATACCATATTGTATTGGTTGATTTGATATTATTGGTTTTATATACCCATCTTTAGTTAGTTTTACTAATCTATTGTTACATGATAAATTATTTAATTGGGTAAAAGAGCCTCCGCAAAATATAGTATCATCAGCATCAATTTGTATATCATAAACAGAGCTATCAAACTCAGAATTAAATGTTTGATCTAATGCTCCCGTAGAGGTTAATCTACATAAATAATTGGGGCAGCTTGTCAATGCTCCATTTTCATCAGTATACGAGGTAAAACCTCCCCCAACCACTATCATACCATCTGATTGAATAACAATGGAATATACAGCACCATCAAAACCTCTTGTAGTAATTCCAGCAGAATAATTGAAAGTTTTATCTAACGTACCATCTGCGCTTACTCGGCATAATCTATCTGGACAATCTGCTGGAGTTATAATTCCATCGGCATATGTAGTAAAACTACCCCCAACTAATATTTTTCCATCAGATTGAATAGCTATAGCACGTACTTGATCATTAAACCCTCTACTGGCTGCATAATTAAACGAAGTATCTAATGTACCATCAGAGTTAAGACGACATAGAGAATCAGGACAGTAAGAAGCCGTTGTGACTCCATCAGCATATTCTGCAAACCCGCCCCCCACAATTATTTTGCTATCAGATTGAATTGCTAAACATAACACCCAATCATCAAAACCTCTACTTTCTGCATAATTAAAAGTTTGATCTAAAGTACCGTCAGAGTTAAGACGACATAATTTATCTGGACAGTCTGCTGCTGTTATAAGTCCATCGGCATATGTAGAAAAACTACCCCCAACTAATATTTTGCCATCTGATTTAGCTGTAACTGCATATACTGTTCCGTTAAAACCTCTACCACTACCGTAATTAAAAGTCTGATCTAATGTACCATCTGAATTTACTCTACAAAATCTATCAGGACAAGAGGTTAATGTTCCTGTTGAATCAATGTATTGTGTAAATGCTCCTCCAACTAATATCTTACTATCAGATTGAATAGCAATAGCGCGTAAAGTATTATCAAATCCTCTTGTATTACCAGCAGAATAATTGAAAGTAGTATCTAAGGTTCCATCTGCATTTAACCTACATAAATAATTGGGGCAATCTGCTGGAATTATAACTCCATCGGTATAAGAACTCAGCGACCCTCCAGCTAATACTTTACCATCAGATTGAAGTATAGTTTTATATAGTATATCATCAGTAAAAGTAAACCCTCTTAAACCATTAAATGTAGTATCAAGAGATAAATCATATTTAAGTTTTAAAAGACCCTTATTAATACGATAATATGTTGTCTCACTATGAGTATAATAATGAGAAGTACCCGTATTTGCTACACCACAATAAATTTCATTAGTATAAGGTACAACAGCTATAGCATTTACTGCAGTGCTACATATTCCATTATAATTTCTGGATTGTATTAATGTTCCATCTGTATCTATACTACACAAATTATCACAAATAGTTAGAGAGCTTCCTGTTGCATCAGTATAAGCAACTAAACCGAATCCTCCAACTACAAATGTATCGTCACTTAATCTTACTACTGACTGCACGGTACCAGCAGAAAACCCTCTTGTGGTGACTCCCACACTATAATTAAACGAAGTATCTAATGTTCCATCTGCGCTTACTCGGCATAATCTATCTGGACAATCTGCTGGAGTTATAATTCCATCAGTATAAGATACAGAAGTCCCTCCCACTAGTATCTTACCATCTGATTGAATAACTATAGCATAAACTGTACCACCAAACCCTCTTCCCGTAGCAGTAGTATAATTAAATGTTTGATCTAATGTACCAGCTGCATTAAGACGACATAATCTATCTGGAGCATGAGTAGCGGTTATAATTCCATCGGCATATGAAACAAATGCTCCCCCTACTAATATTTTACCATCCGATTGAATAGCTATAGCACTAACTGTACTACTAAACCCTCTTCCCGTAGCAGTAGTATAATTAAAAGTCTGGTCTAGAGTCCCATTGGTATTAAGACGACATACATAATCGGGACAGTGGGTAGCTGTAATTACTCCATCAGTATAAGATGAAAAATTACCCCCAACTAATATTTTTCCATCCGATTGAATAGCTATAGCATAAACTACACCATTAAACCCTCTTCCTGTAGAAGCGGTATAATTAAATGTTTGATCTAATGTACCATCTGCATTAAGACGACATAATCTATCTGGAGCATGAGTAGCGGTTATAATTCCATCATCGTATGTAGAAAAACTACCCCCAACTAATATTTTACCATCAGATTGAATGGCAATGGAAAATACAGTATTATCAAAACCTCTTGCATTACCAACACTATAATTAAAAGTCTGATCCAAAGTACCATCTGCATTAAGACGACATAATCTATCTGGACAGTCTGCTGGAGTTATAATTTCATCGGCATATTTAATAGAAAAACCTCCTACTAATATTTTACCATCAGATTGAACAGCTATAGCACTAACTGTACCATTAATACCGAAAAAACCTCTCAAAGGAAAATAATTAAATGTTTGATCTAACGTTCCAGTTGTATTCAATCGACATAAAAAAGCAGGACATGATGTATTCATGATAGTTCCATCTGTATATGAAGTAAAACTGCCCCCTACTAATATTTTTCCATCAGATTGAATGGCAATGGTGTTTGTAGCACCATTAAGCCCTCTATCAGTAATACCAGCCTTATAATTAAACGTTTGATCTAATGTTCCATTGGTATTAATACGACTTATACCACGAGGACAGTCTCCTGGGGTTATAAGTCCGTCGGTATAGGTTGCAGAGACAGTCCCACCTACTAGTATCTTACCATCTGATTGAATAGCAACTGCATGCATAAGAGATGAAAATCCTCTTGCATTACCAACACTATAATTAAAAGTCTGATCCAAAGTACCATCTGCATTAAGACGACATAATTTATCTGGACAGTCTGCTGGAGTTATAATTTCATCAGTATAAGATGTAAAATTACCACATACTATTATCTTACCATCTGATTGAAGAGCAACAGAATAAGCACCATCATTAAAACCTCTCGTGTTGCCAGCAGAATAATTAAAAGTCTGATCCAAAGTACCATCTGCATTAAGACGACATAAATACTTAGGACAGTCTGCTGGAGTTATAATTCCATCAGAATATGCGGTCCACCACCCCCCCACTATTATTTTACCATCTGATTGAACAACAATGGATGTGACCTCCTCATCCCCCCCTCGTGTGTTGCCAGCAGAATAATTAAATGTTTGATCTAATGTACCATCTGCATTAAGACGACATAAATACTTAGGACAGTCAGTGTTTGTGATAATTCCATCATCGTATGTAGTAAAATAACCACCTACTAATATTTTACCATTCGATAGCACAACAATAGTATTAACATTCAAATTAAAACCTCTTGCATTACCAACACTATAATTAAAAGTCTGATCCAAAGTACCATCAGAGTTTAATCGACATAGATAATCAGGACAGTCAGTATTTGTGATAATTCCATCGGCATATGTAGTAAAACTACCCCCAACTAATATTTTTCCATCAGATTGAATAGCTATAGCCTTAACTATATTATCAAAACCTCTTGCATTACCAACACTATAATTAAAAGTCTGATCCAAAGTACCATCAGAGTTTAATCGACATAGATAATCAGGACAGTCGTAGGGGGCTATTATTCCATCATCGTATGTAATAAAATAACCTCCTACTAATATTTTTCCATCAGATTGAATGGCAATGGTGTTTGTAGCACCATCAAACCCAGACGAAGAACGTTCAGAATAATTATAAAAAGTATTAAAATCTTCAGCGTTATTTTCAGGATCAAATAATAATTGATATACTCCAATAGGATAATCGTGTAAATCCCATTTTTGAAAAGAATCTTCATCTCTATATTCATAAAAATAATTTACTTCATTGTATTTATTAAAGCCCCCCGCTATTGATAGAGCGTAAGGATTTTCTGTATCAGCAACCAAACCAACAGTATCCCCAAAGATTTTTTGTAATGCATTATTATAACCATTGCTATCTTTTAATGCATTTAAGATGGTATGTCGTTTGGCCATATTATACTCTCTTTTTTAATTCTTCAATTTCTTGTTTGAGTTTCTTAATCTCAGATATTAATGGAACAACCAATCTATCGTAATTAATATGATCCGGCTTTCCGTCAGCATATCCAACAACTTCAGGAAGTATCTCTGCCACTTCTTCAGCTATCAAACCAATATGACGTTTAGTATCTTCAGCAGATATTGAATTGTACGATACAGGTCGTAGGCTGTATATTTTAGCAGTATCAATTTCTATATCAGTTATATTCTTTTTATAGCGTAGGGATGAATTATCTCGATAGAGTTTTCCATCAGTCCCTACCCGAACATATGGTTCAGAAGCACTCGTATTGGCATAAATACCATTAAAATAAACTGATGAAGCGTTAGTGTATTTACCTGAAACAGCTAACCGACGAGTGTTTCCGGCATCACCAGTAGAAAGTACATACAAATGATCAACAGTATAAGCAGAACCCGAAGATTCATATCGATACCAGGATTCTGTTTCTACTACGTAGCATATATCGTTGTCTATTCCAGTCGAAGTTTCTGCAACGGATACTGTGCTATATTTTACAATACCTGAATTATTAAAGGCATTCCAATCAGCTGCTGAAAGGTATCCTCCAGTGCTGGTATTCGCTTGTGCAACTTGTATTGTAACATTCGGACCAACAGTAGAATTAGATCCATTAGTTATAGTCAGAACAGAGCTTGTGGTTTCAGATATGGAACCTGGTGTAAGCACTGCTTGACGAGAAGTATCAGTCGGATGTATATGATCTGCCCTTGGTACTGTTGATAGCACTCCAACAGAAACAGCACCATCTTGTTTAATATTTCCAGTTGATGTTTCAAAAGTTACGGTGGCAGGTGGGTTGTTATCTTGATAGAGGGTACCATCAGATCCTATACGTACGAAGGAATTTGCTCCATTGGTATTTCCATAAATACCTTTTACGATTGCAGAACCGGTAGAAGAATTACCTATAAAGGTTTGATTATTTGCTATAGATACTGCCCCTGAACCAATTACTATTGAGTTGGAATTAGTATCTGTTGCGACATCAGCATCATAACCTAGTATAACATTATTTGTTCCTGTTGTTAATAAATCTCCTGCTAGATAGCCTACTGCTACATTATTATCTGTAGTATTGTACTGTAAAGCTCCTCGACCAACAGCAACATTATAACTTCCACTAATATTAGAAGAATTAGAATTATTTCCTAACATTACGTTAGATTCTCCGGTTTGAAGTGCGTATCCTGCACTGAACCCAACAGCTGTATTATAATATCCAGAAGTAATAGAATATAATGAATCACCTCCTAAGGCAATTATATAACTTGCAGTACTAGCGTTCCCATATGCAGCTCCTCGGCCTATAGCAATCACATCATCAGGACCTGAATAGTTATAACCGGCCTCGAAACCAATAAGCACACTACCATTAACACTTGTAGCATTATACCCAGCATTAGATCCAATTACAACCGAAGTATAACCCTCAGTAATATTACCTAAAGAGTTATATCCAATGGAAATAACATCATCCCCATCATTGTATAATAAAGCATTATTACCAATTGCAATATTCGCTGCCCCATAAACATTAGTGAATAATGCATTATTTCCTATTGCAACATTATTTCCCCCATATAATATGTTATATAAGGCACCAAATCCATAAAATAAATTATCTGTTGTGTATATGTATTTTCCACTAACCCCGATCCATCTAGTATCTCCACCATCTCCAGTACTTAGTATCCATTTATTATCATCAGTATATGCAGAGCCTGTTGAGGTGTATCTATAGAATGTATCTGTCTCTACAACATAACATAGGTTATTATCAGTTCCCGTTGATGTTTCCGCAGCAGAAACAGTAGTGTATGTTGTAACTCCAGATACAGGAGCATTATTATCTTCGTATAGTGTGCCGTTAGAGCCAACCCTTACATAAGGATTAGAACCATCTGTATTTCCATAAATTCCTTTTATAATTGTGGAAGTTGTAGAAGCGTTACCTATAAAGGTTTGATTATTTGCTATAGATACTGCCCCTGAACCAATTACTATTGAGTTGGAATTAGTATCTGTTGCGACATCAGCATCATAACCTAATAGTACATTGTTAGAACCTGAGGAGATGTAACCTGCAGCATGACCAATAGCAATATTATATTGTGCTGTTGTTACTCCAACCAAAGCATCGTTACCTATAGCAATAGAATGATTAGCAGAACTATCAGTCAGGCCACGCAAGCATTGATGTCCAATTGCAATATTACTATTACAATTAGAAATATTCTCCCCCGTAGTTTCCCCAATTAATATACTATATTCTATATAATCAATATTATATCCAGCTTGATAACCAATGATTATACTAGCATAGCCTTCATCTGTATGTTCAAGTGCATGATTTCCAATAATTGTATTACTAGCTCCATATTCCATTAATGCTGCTGCACTATGCCCCATAGCAAAATTATTTTCTTGATAAAGATTATTTAATTTTGGTAAAGCACCAAATCCATAAAATAAATTATCTGCCGCATAATAATTATTTGTATAAATATACTTTCCACTAACACCAATCCATCTAGTATCTCCACCATCTCCAGTACTTAGTATCCATTTATTATCGTCAGTATATGCAGAGCCTGTTGAGGTGTATCTATAGAATGTATCTGTCTCTACAACATAACATAGGTTATTATCAGTTCCCGTTGATGTTTCCGCAGCAGATACCGTAGTAAAAGTTCGAATACCTGTTGATGTAATGTAATTCGCAACGAATTGTTTAGTAGCATGCTGAGTAGATACTAAAGTACTACTATCCGCAGCTAGAGTTATATCGTCGCTTAAAAAGTCAACGGACTTTGTTGTTATTTTGTCCATAGCATTTCCTAATAAATGTACTTAATTACTACTTTCTCTCCACCAGCCAATCCAGTTCCCAGTATTAATGTCGTAGTCGATATTGTATATTGGTCTGTTGCAGAATAAGCTGCATCTATAAATACCCATGTTGATGCTTCAGCAAGCGGGGCATTGGATAATGAAAAATTTGTCTGTGCAGGTGTTGCGGTGAATATCTCTTCAGCGTATGTTCCACCACCAGTAGGAGGATTATTATCTTGATATAAAGTACCGTCTGATCCTATACGTACGAAGGAATTTGCTCCATTGGTATTTCCATAAATACCTTTTACGATTGCAGATGTTGTTGAAGCATTACCGACATATATTTGATTGCTTGTAGCTGTAGTAGCCCCATAACCAATAACAATAGAATTTACTAACCCTGTGGACGTTGTGTCTGCTGTATGCCCAACAAAAATGTTATTTGTTCCTGTTGTTAATGTATACCCTGCCCTGTATCCAAGTGCTGTATTGGATGAACCTGATGTTACTGCAGTCAATGCTTGATGCCCTAATGCTACTCCTTCTGTAGCTGTAGTGGAAGTACCAGATCCTTGCGTGTATGTAAAAGAAAATCCCGGAGAAAGTCCGCCAGCACCATTAGCAGCATCAGTAACATTGCCTGCTAATTTATTTACAATATATACATACACGGAACCGGTTAGAGGATACGCATAGACTGGAGTACCACTAATTCCTTGTATTGCTGTAATAGTTTTAGTCGCTACTGATATAGCAGTATCGTTAGTTGTGAGGTTACATTGTACTAATGTCTGACCAGCATCTGGAGTTGGGGCAGTACCAGATCCCGATACTTGATACCATAACCAATATGTCGTTGTAGTTGATGAAAATGAAAAATATTTTCCAGCTAAAGACCCACTTACGTCAGCTACACACGATACTCGGGTACTCTCATACGCTACTGTTATTGAAGTGCCGCCGTATGTTTGATAGCCTATTGCAATATTACGACTAGTTGTAACATTCCTTCCAGAGTAATTACCAACAAATACATTATAACTAGTTGCTAAAGCATTATACCCAGACTCATTTCCAATAAATACATTCAATAATGATGATACGGAATAATATCCTGCATTATATCCAATCATTACATTACTAGCTACAGTATTTGCTAAGTATGGGTATCCTGTGTTTGCATAACCTCCTAAAATTGTATTATAGCTTCCTGACGCACTGTAAAGACTAGTTCCTGTCCCAACTAAAACATTGCCTTGCCCTGTAGTAATATTTGATCCAGCATTAGCGCCAATACATGTATTGTGAGCAGCTGTTGTAAATGCCTGACCACTATTATATCCAATAAAAGTATTAGCTTGTCCCGAGCTTTGACCAGTTACTCCCATACCGGCATGATAACCAACAAATGTTACAGAAACACCGGTAGCATATTGCCCAGCAGAATGCCCGATAAAAACAGAACCCGTTTGAGTAGAATTTGCATATCCAGCATTATATCCAATTGCTATTCCAGAATCTGCAGATGTCCCCGAATACCCAGCTTGGTATCCAAGATATACATTATGATAACCGTAGCTTGTAGAATATCCAGCTTGGTATCCAATATACACATTCGCAACACCGTATGCAGCAGAAGCCCCTTGTGTTGTAACGGTAGCAGACAATTCGCTGGCATTAGTCATGACTGGATCAGTAACCGTACCAGGTCGCACAGCTGTAATTATAGCTGGAGACGTTGTGCTACTGCTGGAAAATATTTGCAATCCACAATAGGTCATTCCATTCATTGCTGTTGCAATCGCAGTGGCAATTTGATGGACAGTTGTTAAACCCGTAATATTTATTTTAGTTTGAACAGTTCCATTTGCTCCGGCGGGTTTCGAATCTGATCCAGTTGTGTCGAACCAGAAATCAAAGGTAAATGCTGCTGGATCATATGCACTATAGAAGCGATACCAATCACCAACATAATTTGCAATTGTGGCACTATTAACCGTTATATTAGTTACTTCAGAAGTTCCCTGACTTCCTCTATATGCATTGTATCCAATAATAACACTGCTATTTGTTACTCCAGCAGTCAATATATTGTATCCTATAAGTACATTAGCAGCATTGCCAACACAGTATTGGCCGGAATATGCACCCATATAAATACTTCCGGTATCATTTCCAAATGATTTACCACCAGCATATCTTCCTATCATTATTGTATCAGTCATGTTTTGAAGAGCTGAAGCGGCTAGATATCCTATAGAAATATTATAACTTCCAATAGTAGTTGCAGCAGCGGCACTGAATCCAATACCAACATTCCCAATACCCGTTGAAGCACCACTTGACCCAAGACCAGTTTGATATCCAATATAAGTATTATAGTTTCCATCAACATATTGTCCTGCGTATGTTCCCAGTAGCATATTACCATTAGTTGTAGTTATACCATATCCAGCATTAGCCCCAATAGCTGTATTGTAATTCCCTGTCGTGAGGGATTGTAAAGACTGAAGTCCTATTGCTGTGTTATCGTGGCCTGTTGTATACACGTATAAGGCTGTTGCTCCGATAGCAATATTTGCTATACCAGTACTTTGACCGGACACCCCTCTTCCAGCGCAATCTCCTATATAAAGGTTAGATGCTCCTGTAGCATATCTTCCTGCGGTATATCCTATATATACTAACGAAGTTCCACTAACATTTAATTCACCAGCTTTATATCCTATTGCAATATTATAATCAGCAGCATTAGTATAAAGAGCAGACAATCCGATTGCTATGTTATAACTTTGCGTAGTTAATGCATTACCGGCAGTTCCGCCCAATAAAACATTATAACTTCCTGTTGTTATATCATGCCCTGCGTTATTTCCAACAACAACATTCTCAGTAGCAGTAGTTATATCTTCAAGAGTATAATTTCCAATAGCAACATTCTGAATACCCGTGCTCTGACCAGAAGCTCCATAGCCAGAACGATACCCAATTAAAATATTGTTAGCAGCAGTAACATAAAAACCAGCAGCAGCTCCAATGAATGTATTAAAATTTTCTGTAGTAAGATAATACCCAGCGTTACCACCAATAAGTGTTGTGCTATTTCCAGACGTTGTGGAGTAGCCAGCTTGATAACCAATTATAGTAAGTAGTCCGGGAGAATTCGTAACACTGTATGCAGCACGATAACCAATAAATACGCTATTAGCAACGGACGATGCCGCTTGCGCCGCCTGGTAGCCGATTGCAACGTTGCTGGAACCTGTTGCATATGTTGGTCCGCTTGCACCAGAATAAGCTGAAAAGCCTACCGCTGTGTTGCCTGTCCCTGACGTGGCATTAGTACCACTACTATTTCCAATATAAGTATTGTATCCGCCTGTAGTAGAAGAACCAGCGCTTTTGCCTACAGCTGTATTTGAGTCGGCATTAGAAGAATATAAAGCATTATGCCCAACAGCAACGTTTGCTCCACCAGCCGAATTAGTGTATAGACTATTCGTTCCAAAAGATGTATTGTACATTCCAGAACTTGTGGAGAATGAAGATTCAAATCCATAGAATACATTCGTTGACGTATAAATATATCTACCAGCAACACCAACCCATCTTGTGTTTCCACCAGAACCTGTGCTTAAAACATATTTGTTATCGTCGGTATATGCTGAACCAGCAGCGATATATCGATATAAAGTATCAGTAGCAACTACATAGCACAGATTGTTTCCAAATCCAGTTGCTGCTTCTGCATCAGATACAAGAGCGTACGAAACTATTCCTTCAACAACCTGAAGTTGAAAATATGTTCCATCATATACTAATGTTACTATCTGACCTGAAACAATATCATTGCTGACAAGATCACTCAGTCCATTTTTCTTTATTGTTTTGGTACCAAGAGCATTTACGTTTATTGTACTTGCTCCGGTATTTGTTGAGTTGGCTTTGAATCGAACAACCATTCCTGCAGTATATGCTGTAGCCGCTGGAGAAGGAGTAACAACAAAAGCGTTTGTGCTTCCTGAATCTGTACCGCCCCAATACGTATTGTGAACGTGATCATCAATAGTATCAAGTGCGTTCTGAACAGTGGTATCACTTGTTGAAAGTACATTACTGAAATTAGTAGTATCTGTTGTAACCTGAGATGCTGCCATTGTAGACGGAGAAGAACCTATAACAGTTCCAGACACAGTTGATACACGTAAATTAAGAAAAGTAACATCAACTACTTTTATGCGAGTATTGGTAAAAGCCCCACCCGTATTGTAATGATATGTTAATCGATAAAATGGTACGGCTTCTTGTATACCTAACCCAGATAATCCTGCTACGTTTGCAAATTGAAATGGAGCCTCTCCTAGCGCCGTAGCTAGAGTTGCATTTGTTGATTGTCCCTGCCCAAGTACAGCAATAACAGGTTCACTAGTCATATTCGTTGCAATTAGATACATTGGATAATATCTATTTGCAGTTATTGTTGCAAAGCCACCAGCAGTAGCATTATTGTACTGACATGTTGCTGACGCAATAGTAGCAGCAGTTATTGCCACTCCACCGGATACACCAAGAAAATCAGTTGATGTAAGCTTTCTCCAGGTATAAACTCCACCAGCAACGGCAGATATATAATAAATAGGAATTCGTGCTCCAATTACGATAGCGTCACCTGATGCTAATCCAGTTACTGAGGATACAGTAAACGATGTACTCGTTCCACCTGTTGTTATCGTAGTTGTTCCACGAACAGTCGTTGTATTTCCTGTCATAACTGTAACAGCTTGACCGGTAGCCAGTGTTCGAGTTGTTGTAAATACTATCGTTGTTGCATTGGTTCCAGTGGTAGCCAATGCAGTGAATCCAAGAAATTGATTTACTGTTAAATTCCAACCCGTTGCGGGTGAGCTAGTAGTGGAAGTAATTGAAGCATCTGTATGCGATATAGTATTTTGGATGTCTTCATCATAGAATGAGCCACTGCTCACTATAGCCTGCGCTCTTCCAAAATTGTTGTCAGTATTTGATGAGAAAGCGGTTAGCCCATTGTATTGACTAAACAGCAATCCAGATTTATATATAGCACCTTGAGCATGATTTCTTGCATGATTATAAATATCTCTACCGGCGGTATGACGCTCTTCACCAACCCAGGTTATATCAGTAGCAGTTGCGTTGTAGTATGCATTCCATAAAAGAACATCTGGATCGTAGATAGTCCAGGGAATCTGAGACAAAGACACGTCGGGAGCATTAACATCAGTCGTTGATTGGTTTATATAAAAGTACCATGTTCCTTCTGCTGCCGTTGCTGATTTTGTGTATGCAGAAAGTCCGGTTGAGGTTACTGTAAATTTCTTTCCACTGATATAATACGAAAACGATGTATTTGCTCCAACAAAGGAAATGGTAGCTACAATGTTTGGAGCGCTGTATGTAAAGGCAACTTTAAACTTTCCTCTTTCTCCAAAAGGAACACCTGTTGCCATTTTAGTATCAGTTCCAAGAGCACTTACAGTTCTGTGCATGCTTGAAAGAGTTACATCAACAAAAGTAGGAGAATCACTAGGACCAAGTAGTTGTGGAAGAGATAAGACTGTTCCACTTCCTATAACCGCCCCGGTTCCCCCAGAAACAAGTAAGCCAGTTGAAGTAGTAAGATTTCCAATAGCGTGTGCATTCTGCTTTGAAGTATCTGAAGGGTGGACGTGATCGGCTCTTGGAACTGTGTTCAGTTCACCAACTGAAGCAGTCCCATCCATCTTAATATTAGCTGTGCTTGACTCAAAGCTAGCAGCCCCGCCAGCCTGACCCCAAAGAGCAGAACCGGTCGTATTCTGAAAACAAACATAAAAACCCGTACTGGTATCGGTATTTATCCAAAGATCACCTGGTTCAAAAGTAATACCAATACCAGCCGTGTCTACACCGTCATTGTTCGTAGTAGGAATTCCCGTAGATGTGTACGTCTTAGTTTGAAGTTTTTTCCATGCTGTAGAACTTGATCCAAACTTTTTCCAAAGCTGAGGTTCTCCTGAAGGAGGTACTTGCAAAGCAATAGACCCCTCAGGGGAATCTAAACCACTTGTATTAGGTGACGCATCCGAATAGAATATCCCTACCGTATCACCGAGGGATATTCCATTCAGTACATCAAATGCTCGATCAATTAGTGCCATTCATCTAACCTTATCTAAATATATAGATTCTGTGGACATATGCATTACCAGCGATACTATACCTATGTAATCGCTCCCGGCAGAGATGCTTGAGCTATTCTCTGTATGTCGTAATCAATATTCTCACCACATGCAATGAGAAGTCTCATGTCACCCTCGCTAAGATCCACAGATATAGCCAGACCGGTGATAGCAGAACCAACATAAAGAATAGAAAACAAAGTATAATCAATGGCTGAAACACTATCGTTCAATGCAACAACTTTGTAGACAGCCCTGTTTTGCCTTGAATTAGTAGACTGAACAGTAACCAACCACTCAGCACTGGAGTATGTAGCAAATGCAAGAGTATCTGCTGCAAGACCAGTAGAAGTAGGTTGATTTGTAGCTGCAATTGCAAAAGGATTCTTAGCTTTAATCGCAGCATCCAATGCAGACAAGTTACTATCAATGCTATTAGCTACAGCAATGTAGTTCAAAGATGTCATCTGCGCATCTGTACCGATAGCATCATCTAATGCTTGGATGTTAGCATTAACATCACCTGTACTTGTTATTGGATAGTTTGTTCTGACATTGACTGACGGACCTGCACCTAAATACATATCCAACTTGTCAACAGCAAGCATCAGAGAATCATTGGTTAACACATGATTTTGCTCTGTGTAAATGGGCAGAATAGCACCTGTAGAGGTTTTACCCATGAATGAGTTCTGATCGGTATCTTCTACACTAGCTCCCTGCGCATCTAAAAACTTAACCCAGTCTGTAGCCAAAGCACCGGTTTTATGCCAGGTTGACCCATCAGTAGTCCTGCAATAAATAGAACTTATCGGAGCAACGACACCACCGCCAGCCGAGGGGTCAGCCGACCCGTACAGGATATCAGTAATGTTATCAATACTCAGCCCCTTACTAATTCTAAAATAATCTTTAGCCATAATAGCACCTCTCTCTTATTGAATGATAAATCGTTTAAACGAAAATTTCATAGTGTTCATCTCATCATAGGTTATATATAAATATATATTAACTGTATCTGAAATTAGGTCAATGGATACGTTAAAATCATACCCTACACTAGCATATCGGTTATATGTAACCGATCCATTCATTTCTACAGCCAATACTTCCTCTGCTTTATATCTAGAAGAATCAGCATATCCTAATAACCATTTAACAGAGTGCCCTCCAGCTAAAAGAGGTACCGTATCTAATAGATACGTACCGGTTGATGTGGCAGTAATTTCACCCGCTGAAAAACAAGCGGCGATGGCAGTTAAATTAGGACTAGCAGTTTGTTTTGATGCCATACCGCCAGACAGAGCAAGCTCAGTCACAGCAAGGCTTTCTGAAGTTCCCAGATAGTTATTAGAAAGTTGAACAAAGCCTTTATCGAAGGTTGTGGCATCCTGTGCAAAAAAACCGCTATCTGCTAAGTATTCACCGCTGCTAGTAGCAAAAGTTGCTATATGACCTACGATGGCTGAACCAGGGCCATCTACATTTCCATGCCCAGGGGGGCCTGGAATACCCTGAATACCTTGTTCTCCCTGCGACCCCTGCGCACCGTCTTGAACAAGCATAGTCCAACTTACAGAATCCCATATGTATGATTTTTTATCTGGTATACTGTAATAAGCCCAGTTAAGCAAAGGATCAGATGGCGGTGCCGAAAGAGAACCTTTCCAAAATATAGAAATACCATCTACCCCAGGAGGACCTTGAACACCTTGTGGGCCTGTATCGCCATCTTGTGCAACGAGAGTCCAGACAGAAGAGTTCCAAATATACGATTTCTTATCGATAGTATTATAATAAGCCCAGTTAAGCAAAGGATCAGGTGGAGGGGTATCAAAAGAACCTTGCCACAGCAAAGATATACCAGCATCCCCCTGTGGACCTTCAGCACCCGTTTGACCATCCTGAGCAACAATATTCCAACTAGTCCCATTCCAAACATAGGATTTCTTATCAGTTGTGTTATAATATGCCCAGTTTAATTGTGGAGAAAGAGGCGCTGTCGAAAAAGATCCTTTCCATATAAGAGGGGCACCATCAGCTCCTGCTGGACCAGTGTCTCCTTTTTCTCCCTGAACACCCTGCAGACCAGCAGGACCTGGTACTCCTGGAGGCCCAGGAGCTCCAGAATATCCTACTAATCCACGAGGACCTTGAGGTCCAGATGGTCCTTGAGATCCAGTGGCACCCTTTATGCCTTGGAGTCCTTGCGGACCAGGAGGTCCTCCAGATGGTCCTTGGAGTCCTCGAGATCCAGGAGGACCTCCTGGCCCAACGGGTCCTTGGGGGCCGGGAACTCCTTTTGGTCCTACCGGCCCTACGGGTCCTACCATATAACCACTAGTAGCCATTACGTATCCTATTGTGTGATAACTTCTTTTTCAAAAAATCCTACCAGAATATACTAAGCTAACTGGTATGAACCAGTTTCGATCTTAGTAAATTTCTTGTTATTGCTAGTTAATTTTTTTTCAAGGAGAGTCCAATCAAAACCAGTTCCAGGGCATCCCTTCGGAGGTAATCCAGAAAATGTTTTCATATTGTAATCGTGAGAAACTATTTTATTTATAGAAGGGTATGTTGGAAGAAGATGTTTGAACACTAAATTAAAAACCATTTCATATTGATTATCTGTATACTCGGCTCTATTTGTTTTAGAGGGATTTACTAGTTCAATACCAATAGTTTCTTTGTCATGACTTCCCGAACTTGAATGGTATACCCAATATGAAGGGTCGATTATTTCCACAATATGTGGCTCATCTCGATCTATTGCATAATGAAATAACGCTATTCCTTTGTAATACTCCTTTGCTCGTTCCCCACTAAGCATCCACAAAAGAAGTCCTTCGGCAGTTGTACCGCCTGCTGTTCCATGCAAAACAATTTCAGTTATCGGATTAGTTCTTATTTTGTCTATCCACCCAGCTTGATATTTAGTTCTTATTTGGCGATCAATGATGATATCTACGGTTTTTCTTTCTACTAAAGGCTGGACACTTATTGTTTCGGGAGGCTCTATTTGAATGGATTTCTTACTATATATATTCTTAATATTGCTTATAATGCTCATTGATTCCTCCAAGCATAGTAGGTACAGTGTATACAGATGGGTGAAGAGTGTTATCTAATGGGGAAATATAGGTGGAAAGAGTTATTTTTTAAGTATATTTTTGGGACTTTTTTAAGTCTATTCTTCGTCTTCTTCTTCAATTTTACGAATATTTAGTTGTTGCTGGTACATTTCAGTAACAGGAGAAAAACAAGTAGTTACAGGATCAAATGTAAAATTTATGAGAACATCCTTTGGACCCATTCGTTGTTTAAGAATAATAACCTCAGCAACGTTCTGGTTAGGATCTGTCTCTATTATCTTACTATCATCTTCATATTCATCGTCTGTATCTTGAGGCATGCCATAGGTAAGATATTGTTTGAATGTTTTTTCTGGATCATAATAAGGACGATGTATCCCAAATATTATATCACTCACTTCAGTAAGAGCATGGGAGTTTTTAAGATCATTCATAGTAGGTCGTCTGTTCTTCTTTCCAACCTCTCTATTAAGCTGTGCAACAAGAATCATGTGTACACCAAGCTCTCTCACCATAACTTGAATCTCATTTAATTTCTTTTCATAATCTCGAGCAAAATTATCACTTGATTGCAGGTCGCTGAGTTTACCAAAAAGATCTATAACAACAACCATATATTGTTGTTTAATATGATCCTGTAATAGAAGAATCTGTTCTCGAACGCTGGCTATATTTTGAGAAGGCTTATCATTCAAAAAAATATGCCTGTTCAATGCGAGCTGTTGCTTTTCATGCTCATATATACTTAATTCGTCAGAGGATAAATCTTCCGGTTTTTTTACAATAGTAGATATAGGTAAATGTGTTCGAAATGCAAGAAGTTTTGTGAATAGAGATGTGTTATTCATCTCCAAAGCAAATTGTGCTACAGGAACAGGTTGTTCCAATTGACTAAGATTCTTCATCATGGAGAGACATAAACTAGATTTTCCGTGAGATGCGAGGGCTGCGACAGTAGTTATTTGACCATCTTTAAATCCTTCAGTAAGATAACGATCGAGTTGGATAAATCCGGTTGGACGCTTACTTGTACCGGTAGCTTTCATTATATCGTATTCTGCAGCAACCTCAGAAAGTGTTTTAAATCCCATCTTTGAAGATGAGTAGCCTCGCTCAATAATAGTTTTACCATATAGAAATCTTTGATCTAATTCAGCCAAAGTTATTGTTGGATTGGTGCATGCAGGAAATATAGTTGTTGTCATGTAATCGATCATGCTTTGCTTAACACTGTCAACAGTCAGCTTTTCAACATGTTCGATGAAGTTTGATACAGGAATATCAGGATAGTTAGTTATCAGATTCTGAATAAATGGAAGATCAACCGTATAGCGAACTGGGCATGCCTGTGATTTAAGTCGAACTGCGTCAGGATTAAATTCTATTCCAGATTTGCTTACTTCAAGAATTCCCCAGGCGAGTGTTTGGTATTCCTTTAGTCTGAATAGATTATACGCAACTCTTCGAACAAAGATTTCCCTGTTTTCAGCATTTTTTAAAGCATTGGCAATAACAAGACATTCATTTTCTTTGTCTATTGGATGCGTCAGTATCCCGATGTCCCGCATGTAAAAACACCTCTAAGCCGAAATCTGTATCAAAATCGCCATCAATAAATTTCTCAATCAATGTTACTAAAACATCCGAGCGAGACAATTCAAAAAAAGAACATTTATGTTTAAAATGAAAATACACATGCTCTGGTATTGCAACATGTATATGTTTAATACTGTCCATACGTTACATCCTTCTGAACTATTCCTGTACTTGAAATAACACATCCAGAAAAAGCACTAGTATAGAAGAATTGCTGCAATTCCTTTTTTATCTTTCCAATAATTTCATAGACTGCGTGGTATGAGATTCCTAAGTCTCGAGCAATCTCCGAGCACGTATCGCTACCCAAAAAGTATCTATAACAAACCTGACTCACTGTTCCACTACGAGATTGACGCTCAGCTCTTTTTTTTATAAATTCCTGGTATTCTCGAGTAAGAACGTATGCATTCAAATAATCAGATACAACATTAGCATTTTTAAATGATGGATCTACTAAGGAATATTCTTCAATGTCAATGGGAGTATTAACACTAGTATATACTATTTCCTTTTCAGCCCATCTATTCATGTGCTGAGGCAACATAATTCCTATATAATAACTGAAAGCAGATACTTTTGGATTATATTTATTTAATAATGTAAGAAACATCGTATATGTTTCCTGCAATATATCTGCGTAATCCTGAGCCCCATGTAGATTTCTATATAATTTGTTAGAAATCTTTCGTATGTATGGTTCAAATAATTCAGTTAAAAAATAAGTAGCCTTCTCTCGTTCATAGGGAGATCCCTCCTGAATGAGAACAATGGCTCTTTTAATAATATCGTATAATTTCCGTGTTTCTTTTTCTTCCCGATGTTCGAAATTACGGCTTATACTCATTCCTTCTTTGTAGCACGCTTGCTCTTCCATAGGGATTCCATATTTTGCAAATCCCCTCATACGAAGGTTTGGAGAACTGTATTTTACGAATCGGTATCCTCAACATCGTCATATTCATTTTTTAATTTCTCATAAAATCTTATTCTCGTTCTAGCGGTATGCCGTAATAAATAATTAGGATCATCCTCAGAACGAGTACACGCTAAATTATCACAGATATCTACGACCATTGGCAGAGGTTTACCCTCACAAACTCTTCGAATCCTTCCTATCTGCTGTTTCAACTTATGCACATTTGTAGATGGGCATGTTAATATTAACGCAGATAATCTGGGAAGATCCAATCCTTCAGATGCTATTTTGGAATTGGCTACAATACATTGAATTGTTTGATCATTTCTAGTCACATCCCAGTTTGTTTTCTTTCGAGTTTTACCAATCATCAGAACAGTTTTAATACCCAAAGCAGTAAGTTGTTCATGCAAATATTCATTATGCTGCACTCGATCACTCAGTATCAATGGGAAGTATCCAGTCTGAATAAGGTCAATCGCCTCCTTGAGTATAATAGCGTTCCTATCATTATTTTCGACAAGTTTAGTTAGCAATTCTGTCATATTAAGGACATCTTCTCTTTTTTGTCCGGTCCAACGAAAAATAGTTGGTATTTCCATACGAATATTGGTGTTTACTATACGATAATCAAAGGTTGTTATTCGATGTTTCAAATCAGAAGCATCAAATTTTATAAGTATTTTTCCCAAAACATCAAAAGTAAGTAATTCCTTCTGATCCTTTCGTTTAACCGTTCCTGTTACCCCAATTCTATATTTGGCTGGCATGTTGTTCAAAACAGATAAAAACATTTCAGCAGGTAAATGATGGCAATTATGCACAATTATACCATTTGCTATAAATAGCTTATTTTCATCCTCTAATTCAATATCTATTAGATCACGATTACCCATAGGTTCTACTGATTTTATAGAAAGAGCAGTGAAAGGAGTTCTATTTATTTTTCGAGGATTCATAATTATATTTTTATAACCAAACCATCCTATTTTTTCATTAAAGGTATTTATATAGAAAGAAGGAATAGATACTCTGTACACTAAACTTGCTTGGGAGTTACTGTGTGTGAGCCCTGTAACTGTATTATAGATACCCATCCCCCTTAGCATATCTGCAACTTGATAAATTACATTTTTTAATATAAGAGAGAGTTCTATAGAATTTTGTTTTTGTGTACCAGTATCAGCATGCCGACAGCCATCAGCTTCAAATAAACCACGAATAAAAGAAATATCTGTTGTAGCATAAATAAAGTCAGGAAGCCGCATATCCACAGATTTTCTTCCGTGGTAAATATCAAACCGGTCGTGTAATTGCTCCTCATAAACAGATTTTAGACGATAAACAGAGTCCCCCCGTGAATTACCAAATTTATTAAACATATCATAGCCAGAAAAAGCATTTTCAAAGCATTCTATTTTTTCTTTCTTTCTAAAAGAAAAGTTTATATAGCTATTATCACATGTACCATCCCCAATAAACCAACCGTACAAATAGTTAATAAGATCAAATTCAGATATTATTCGCTCTTTGGGAATATCTTTTAAAAACAAGAGACCGCTACAATTTTGTATTTGTTTGTTCTCAGTACCCCTTGCGTACCCAGTATTAAAATCTCTATAAGTATGCACTATGTGTTCTTTAGATGTTATTAAATAATTACCATTAGTCATTTTATATTTAAAAGCTTCTTTTGTTGTAGTCCAAATTCTTTTTACCAAAGCTGCTCCGGTTGGGGTTATAACAGTATCTCCAACTTTAATATCACGAAGCTTCTTTATTCCTGTAGGAACAGTTATAACAGTATCTGGATCAAGACACTCATCCACTATTATAGTACCAAATTTGTCAAAGAAACCTGGGTTTTCTTGATAGAGATTGTATAAACTATTTATGATTCCAACAACGATATCCCCATCCTCTTTGACATCACCATCGTACTTCCCAAGAGTATAAGTACCACCCAACCGATTACGTATCTCAGTCATCCATTGAGCACTCAAGCGATGTTCATGTGTAACAATAAGTGTGGGCTGTTTGAGTATGGATATCAAACCGAGCATACTTATGGTCTTACCTCCGCCTGGGCTTACTTCAATAAGACCCCCATCGTTTTGAAGGAGAACATTAACCACTCGTTCTTGGTGCTTATCCAGTGTAGTATCAATAAGATGCACATCTATAGATAAACATTCGATGCGCTGATCGATAAGTCTAAAGGGAAGATTATTCTGTTTGTAGAAAGCTATAACACGCGGTAATCCACCGCGAGGTATCTGCAGAATTTTCTTACCATCTGTATCCGCTAATTTATAGTGATACAAGTATGGTGGTACATTACGAATAGATAATTTGAGTCGCTTTTTATGAAAAATCTCTGGATTCTTATATGTAAATAGTTCGCATAAATTGCTAATCTTGTATCCCAGTTCTGCAGTATTTATATATATTTTGTCTCTTAATATCATATGCTGTTCTGTCGCCCCTGCCAGATAAGCTATCTCTTAAATTCTCATATGCTTTGACGAGTATAGCAGAATTTGATAAAGACTCTCCATATTTCTGATACCAGAGAATCTTTATCTCTGTTTGTAGTTCATCAAACTCAGTCTCGTCTTTTACGTATATATGTTTCTGTTTTGTCATTTAAATATCAAAGTCATCATCTATCTTTATATCATTCATGGGTGAAAAGTCAGTACTCTCTTCTTTGTTTTTCTTAACTTCATGCCTGTCAGAATCCCGTTTGAGATTATTTATCTTAGATCGCAGAACTTTTGGAAGTTTAAGTCCTGCTGATATCATAGTAACACGAAGGACTCTATCCAATACAGGATCATTAAACATTCCCACCCTGGCCAAAGAACTACCATATGTATTCTTTGTAATATTAAATATCTTTGAAGCAAACTCGGTATACCCAGATTTTTTGGGTGTATCCACGCTAATAAGGTAGAACAGTGTATCCTTATATGTATAACCAGAAACCAAGGCAGGTTCAAATAATTTCTTTTTAATTTCATCATCAGGAAGAGATAAATCTTCAGGAAGATTGAAATATACATCTCTGATATCAAGAAGACCTTTTCCATACTGGAGTATACGGGCAAGCTCACCTTTATCAATTGAACCTACACCACTCTGACTAGATTTATTTTCTCTGAGTAAATCAAACGCAGTTGCAACTTTTGTGAGAATATGATAATTAATCTTCTGCCACCAATCAGTACTCAGACCAACTTTCTCTATTAGATAATCGTTATCAGCAAGAATAAACATATTTAAAGTAAGATTCTTTAATTCTTTAAGGCCACGCATAGCATTGTCCATATCAAGCATGCCTGCCATTTTTGGAGGAAGTGTTGCAATAACACCAACCTTCACATCTTTACTTTTTGCATATTCGATAGCAGGAAGAATCATACCCCCGCCAGTGCCTCCACCAAGACCAATTATGAATACATTCATATTGTCTTTATCGATATTAGCATCCATAAATTTTGCAAATTTATCGAAACTTTTTTCGAGTATTTGTCTTCCTTTATGAGGACTCCTACCGCTACCAGTAGTGCCTAACATAAGTATTTTATCTGAAGGAACGTTAAAGTCCCTCATATCAACAGCATCAGAATTTATATAGCATGCTTTAAATCCAATTCTGTTAAACTCTTTTGCAATACGACAGCCGCATTGTCCTAATGCAATTATGTTAAACATTTCTAACATTATTTATCCTCCAATAATTTAATGGTTTGCAAATAGTGAGTGGTAAGTTTATCACACACATCAACATGTTTGCATAGAGCACATGCGCTAACGTGATCAACATAGGAAGTTGCCGCTTCTTCTTTTATTGCCTCGATAACGCTCTTTCCGTTAATATCCAAAACAAATTTATCATACATAAGATCTGTATCATATTTTTGATATACCACAATACTTCTTACATCATCCGCCACAACATTTTCCTTTGGAATGCTGTGTCTTATTTTAAAAATAGTATCTTCTATAGTAAGTGTAGTTCTTGTAACAGGTGGTGCCATATTTCCAAGACATTCAGGTAGATTCTTAGTTTTCAATTTTTTTTTAATTAAACTACTTATACTCTCACCTATCTTGTTGATATCTATAGTAACATTCATGTATATTTATATCCCAGCAGTGGCTACCTTCTTCTTCTTTTTTTCAAGATGGTCATCTATTACCCTTCGAATGTACTCAGACATTGATATCCCTAGCTCAAATGCATATTTTTTAATTTCCTCGACCTCATAATCCGTAAGATAAATTTGTCTTCTATTCATAGACGTATCTCAACTCCTTCATTAACCTCAATTTTTTTAAATGGATAGGCGTTACGAATGTATGATTGAAAATATTTTCCAATTGATTGAGCAGTAATAAAATTATTATATACCTGTTCCGATACATTATCATAACGATAGTATACCCCATTCTTAAATCTAACAATCAATACATTCTGATTCGGGTCGTGCCCAACCTGGGCAATATTAGAAGAAACAACATTTTTTAATTCCATAAATATGTCTCCTTAAAAATCATATACATTCACTCGATGTATAAAGTCAATTAAATTTTGAAATAATTTTCTTCTCAATCATATAGATATTCCATGGTATTTCTTCAAGTAAAGCCTGCTTTACTTCAGTATGGGTACACTCTGCAGCATCCTTCTTATGTGATGGTAATTTACAAACAACGACTTCTCTATTATGTATAAGTGGGCCAGCACTCTCAACGAGATCGATGCCTCGTGAGTCGGTATCAGGAACAATAACTATTTTTTTGTATAGCTTTAACCGCTCGAGTTGTTCGGGTAATAGTCTATTTGACAGGCAAGCGACTGATTGAACACCCGTACGTCCAATAGCAAGAGAATCAAAAATACCCTCAGAAATATAAAGTGGCTGAGATAGGTCTAAAGCATAATCTAATCCCGCCAACAAGTCTTTTCTTGGATAGTTTCCATACAATTTTCCTTCTCCAAAACTATTTCGCATAAAATAATTTCGAAGGATACCATCTTGGTAGATGGGAATTAGAATCCAACCAATGTTTCTTCCACCAGTAATAACAGCCATTCCCCAATTTTGTATCTCAGCAGAAGTAATACCGCGCTTATCGAGATACAAATGGTTTGTAAGCAGTCTATGCTCAGGTAACTCGACAGACGCGTATCGAATAATGGATTTTTCAGCTGAGCGTGATTGTATTATCTCCTCCAAAGATTTTCGTACCTCACTCTCAGTCTGACCACCGACAGCAAACTTTTGAAGGTAGAGTAATGCTTCTAATCCATAAACACCTTTGCTTACTCGAAGAAGAGTAAACAAAGAACCAGTATAATTACACCCAAAACAATGTATTTGACCATTGTCTTTATGTATATACATCGATGGTTTCTTTTCCTGGTGTGCAGGATTTATGCAAAATATTTTAAAATTGTTTGTCCCGCCCCCACGATATTCAATACCCAGGGTAGTCAGAATCTTTTCGACATCGATCATTAGTATTCCCCAAGTAATCCTATAGCAATCAATTCTTCCATGTGATCAGAAGTAGTCACTGAAGTAACAGTACGAATCTTCATCCATTCGCACACTTCCTTCAGCCGCCCCGGTGTCATAAAATATTTTACGTCTGACTTGATAACCGGAACTCTTTCTGTATCGTAAAAATCAAATTCAATGCCAGCACATTTATATGTAAGTAACTTCGCCATTATTAGTCTCTCTTTAACGTCCCATGAAATTCCAAGGATAGCCTTGACTTCAATAGAAGATGCTTCGATTGTTCAAACTTATCGCTTATCTGCACTATATCTACTTTCGATGTACAAATAAAATGCTTCTTGTTTGACATAGCAGCGCTCATCCAATTAAATAAATGAATATTTGTATAATCTCCTGGTACAATACACCTATTCGCATCAAATGCATCATCAAGTAAGTATACATCAAATTTTTCAAGATACGTAAAGAAATCTTTTTTAGATTCGAAATCCGTAAACGCTGATACTAAATCTTGCATGCGCATGAAACGAACTTTATATTTGTTTTTCAATAGTTCTACAGCAAATATTACTGCAAGAGAAGTATGACCAGCATTTGGTTTTCTTCCCCATATCCACAATACATTGTAGCTATTTAAAAATAGTAATGGATCAGTCATATATTTTCTCAATTCGTAAACACTGAGAGCATTCGCCTTATTTACAATAGAGTCCCCAAGAGGCAAAGTTAAATAATTCTCCAATGTATACTCCCAATATTCTGGAGGTATGCACGCTTTAACCAATTTAGTTCGAAAAGCATCTCTTTCATCCCGTTCACGACGACATTCACAAGGCTCTGATTCATCTTGTTTATTCTTTTCATTATAGCGTATGGCCCACCCACTCCCATGACATACCAGACAACGACTCATAATTGTTCTCCTACTATTATTTTATGCTTTATCGAAACAAAAAAATACCAATTCATGATTATATATTCCTTTTCAATGAGCCAAAAACGCATTACAAATTTATCTCCTGTAATCTGCAATCCCCGCAATCTATCAGAAGATAGACGTATGCTTTTATTCTTTGATATCTCTAGAGGTATTTTCGTATATTCAATAGGATCAATCTTGCAATCTTTGAATCGAAGAATAGCGTAGTCAGCATTGCCATATCTTGAAATGAATCCTATACGAAAAATAGGAAGTTTTCCTATAGTCATTGCTTCCTTTTCAATCTTCTGAAGTACTAATGCTGTTACAGAATAATGTTCCTTCTCTGTAAATTTATCCTCAAATAGAAAATCTACAGTACTAGCATCACCCTTCTTCCACCACAATCCACCACTACGAGCGTGTCTCTTCCCTCCAGTGTCATCAGCTATATCATTTTCCCGTTTTCGTGAGAACTTTATCTTTTTCATAACTTCTGTATTAATTGTATATAAATTTCCTGAGCGAATTTACTATCACCTCTAAAAGCATCCTTCAGCGCTTTCATTCCTTGAAATTTCTTATCTCCTACTGAGTAGTATGGACCAGCTCTATCTATTAATCCAACCTTTACACCAAGATTGATAAGTTCGCCAACTGAATCAATACCTACAGGGAAATTTTCTCCCTCTCTAAAGAAATATTCATACTCATACATATCTCCAGGAGAACTCAGTTTATTTTTATCAGCACGAAGGCGCACTCTTTGACCATAAAAATCATCTTTGAACTCAGCATCAGTTCCGTCTTCTTTGAGAAACTTCTCACGCTTAACTTCAAGAGCTAATGAGATGTGGTGTTGAATAGCGTTACCACCAGAATACGTATCAGGTGTAGAAACAAACCCACCCAAACTAGCACGAACCTGACTTGTTATGAATAATGCTGGCTTATACGCCTCACTCTCATCTAAAAGATTTGCAGCAGCGAAAGCACTACAAACATGCCGCATGAGCAAACCATTTTGCTTAGCCTCAACGCCCATTGTTGCTTGATCAGCAGCACGGTCTTTTACATAGCGTGGTATTGCTGCCTGAAGGGAATCCCAAATAATAGCATCCACTTCTTTCGCACGGATCATATCTCGAACAAGCTCAATACCTTCTTCAGTATCTTCAGGATCTGCAACAAGAAGTTGGTTTATATCAACACCACATTTTTTAAGATAATCGGTTATGGCTATCTGATTTATAGTTTGTTCTTTGATAGAACAATTCTTTATAAAATCTTCACATTTTTTGATTTCTATTTTTTGTTCAGGTGTAAGAATAGATGATACCTGCAATTCAGCCATAGTTGCAATAGCATCATTATAATCAAGCTCATCTATATCATCACCGGTTATATTGTTGGTAATATTCAATATCTTTATAGAGCGAGTCTCTTCGATTGCCAGGGCGCGTTCAAAATCAAGAATGAATACTTTTTTTGGCTGAGGTGCCTCACATTTGCAAATTCCATAACCCATAACACTGTGCAAAATAAATGCCCATTGATCTTTTGCTTGAGCTCCACTAAAGAAATCAGGGTGAACGCCGTGACAACACCTGCATTGTCTTTGCAAGTATGCTGTAGTTTGATTAAGCAAAGCATTCTTACCTGAATTATGAACAACAATTCCATTTGCAATGTAGTTATTATATGGATACGCGCATTGAATATCAAAAGTTTCCCTTTCACCAACAGGCTCTATCGACAGTATCGTAGCCTCATCTACAATGATCATTAGATTCTTTAGCCTATCCAACATATGCAATTTCCCATGCTCTGATGGATCAATAAGCTCAAGGTTTGATATATCATTATTTAAAAAATTTTCATCTTTATGGTGAACATGTATATCTACAGGTAAGAATTTTAATTTATTGATTTCTTCCTTTGATGCAGTATTGAGTATAGAAACATATTGATCATACGTCATGTCATTTAAGCACGCTTCATATACTATTCTTGATTGCTGACCTCTATAGTAGGGGTAATCTTTTTCAACCCCTTTATATTTATCCTTAACTATCTTTACAGGAAAATAAGGATGATATTTAACACAAATAGCTGGTCGAGAAGTATGCTTTTTCCTGCCTTTAACTCTGTTATTTCTATTCACATAAACAATATCTCCAACTTTCAAATCCTTTAATTCTTTATATCCAGATGGAGTTAAATATTTATGCTCCATTGTAGACGTAAGCTGTTCTCCTGAAGAAACAGAAACCTCAAAACATTTCTTCTTGCCTGTTTTTACCACATTTAGTATCTCATTCCTAACTACATATCCTTCATCATCAACTGATTTTACATAGTATGTAGCCAAGTCGTTACTCATAGGTTTTCTACCTGTCTTGGTTACATCAGTAAATCTTTTATACAAATTTCGTATAGTACCGCCCTTACTGTTAGCCCTCTTATTGTTTTTCCAAATCTCATACCATAAAAAAGAATCCCCATCGATACAGCTTTTTGCACCAAACAATAGTTGTATTCTACGGTAAGCAAACCCACCACCCGTAATATAGTCCGTACCAAATGATCCTGAAAAAAATCTCTTCAATCTGAAAGATTTAGCTAAATCTAATGTTGTTATTTTAGTAGTCTTTTTCTTTTTATTTATCTCATTCACGATATCAGGAAGATCCATGTATAACCTCTCATATTGTTAATGTTCTGTCTATATACCAGGCTCCACCATCCCGAATGGCGTAGTCATCAATAGTACCATTAAAAGATAACCGTACAGTAGTATCTGAAACTCGAGTAGCATATCCAAGAATATCCACAAGATTTACAGAGAATGACACTTCATTTGAAATATTTTCAGTTTCTACTGCGATTACTTCTTTACCTTTTCTCGTTTCTGCTCGAGCAGCCAATGACATCTCTTCCGAAGTAATAGTAATAAATACAGCATTCTTTCTATCAGCATCTACGAATGAGGATAGCTTTTTGCAAGCTTTTAGAAACAAATCTTTCGGTATGCTAACTGTATGTGTATGCTTATTCAATCGTTGCACAATCCTATCATATTTAGGAAATGCATTTGCCATAAGTGATATAAGGTACCGAGCTCTTCCAACTGAAGCGATAACACAATTTCCATTCTTATGCAAGAGAATAGTACCATCAGCAATTTCCATACCAGCCAGCAAATTAAAACTTTCTATTGAAATAAATAGTGGTTCAGCAATAGTCAAATTCATTGTATAGTAAGCAAATCCATGCGTATTTGTTGCTACCAGATTTCCATCAAAATTTACTCCTCTGAAACGAGAATACATTGCAGAAGACGGTATACATATAGATAGAAATAAAACGGCTTTCCGTAACTCTGCTATTGGAATTTCAACAATTGGTGTATCCTCTACTCTGATATCATTAATAAGCAAAGAGTAATCTCTTTCAGTCAGGTACACCAAATTATATTCATTTTTACCTGAAACAATAGAAAGTGAATCAGATTCAAATGTTAACTCAAGCATACCTGATTCTGAAAGAGATACTATTTTATATAAAACGGAAAACTCCAACACGCAATTAAAGTTGGAACAAGCAATAGCACCAAATGTAACTTCGCAAGGTTGAACTCCATTTGAACTATACAGACGAAGAATACCATCTTTAAAAAGGAATTGAATTCCAATAGATGATGATATCACTGACTTAGTTCGTACGACAGCCTTCCGTATATAAATAAGGCAGTCCTCCAGCTCTCTTGCCGATATCTGTACTTGCATTCCTAACTCACTTTATACTGTTGACTATTTATTTCCATTGACGTAGTACCACACACAGTACATTTTTTGATTGTATAAGAATATTGTTTATTCTTATGTATTTCTACTTCAGACTCGTACAAACTCCAATCGTGTAAATGTGGTGTTGGTAACACTGACCAATGCTGAAATATAAAAAATATTACACAGAGAACTGCAAATCCGATCAGTAGGCACATTATATCTTTCCCCCATACTATAAATTATTCCTCTATCTCTTTTTTACCGTGTATAATAATAGGATCTCCCTTTGATAAAAATTTTAAGAAAAGAGCTATAACTGATAATCCAAGTAATATTATCCCAAAGATCATAGACATACTAGCTATCACTACATCACTCGCTGTTACAACTTTTTCTGAATACCACTTCTCAAACAATAAAACTAATGATCCGACGAACCCCAAAGCGAGCCAGCAGAGTATTATTTGAAACAATGTTAATTTTATCTCAAAAGGCATAATATTACTCTATTCCTTTAAAGCTGCCCTTAGTCGTTTGGCATCTTCTTTTGATATGATAACCGTATACGATGAATCAGCCACAGCAGAAACAATTGTAATCTGTGTTCTATCATCAGGAACTTTATCCACAATAATTCTCTCAACTGATTCAAATGGATCTCCTCCGGCATCCTTTCTTATTTTTTGCAAAGGCGGTTTATATACATAGATATTTATTGCTGTTAATAAACCAACGAGAAATAAAATACCTAGAACAGTCCCAACCTCTATTTTATCACGCAGAGGTTTTTTTATCTCTCTGTAATACAAATAAGTTATTCCTGCAAGAACCGAGAAAATAATAACATAAATCAATATTGATAGCATGGTCCCCAACCTCCAAACTATTTTTTCCATTTCTGGAGTATATCAACGTCAGCCTTGATGTCGATAGTAATTCGAGGAATATCTGTTGTCATTATTTTTGGCAACATTATAGATATCTCCTCAACTTCTTCATCAGGAGCTTCTGTCAAAATACTATCGTGAACAGTTCCTATGATACGAGTTTTCTTATTATTCGTATCAAGCCAGTCTTGAAAACGGATAAGTCCTGTAAAACACACATCCCCCGAGCTCGATTGGATCGGTGAGTTCACAGCTCTTCTCTCGGCAGACTCCCGAACAAAATCATCACTGCTTCTTATATCCGGTAAATACCTTCTTCTCCCATATATAGTTTCGACATACCCATTCGCCCGAGCAAATGCTTTTATGTAGGTAACCCATTCTGATACTCTTGGATAAGCATCAAAAAAACTCCTCATAAACGCTTTAGCTTTGTCTAAAGAAATACCTAATGACTCTGCGAGAGACTCTGCCCGCATCTGGTACACAATTCCGAAGTTGATAGTTTTTGCCGCATCGCGCTTGTTAGCATGTTCTGGTATTTTCTTATCAAACTGATCCAAAGGTATACCAAACATTGAACACGCTGTGTATGTATGAAAGTCATGCCCCGATTTAAAGGCATTAATCATATTAGTGTCACCAGATATCATTGCCAGAATACGTAGCTCGACCTGTGAATTATGGCTAACAAAACCATTTGCTATAAAAGAATGAGTTTCCTCTACTTCAATATCATATGTCTTAACTTTAACCGATATTTTTTCATCTATATTGCATTTAACATATATCTGCCCCCAATCAGTGATCTTATTCAAACCAAGTTCTGTATAAACATCTGGATATTTTATTTTTAATTCTTTTGCTGTTTTTATTGAAACAAAACCACCCCTGTTTCGGGTATTCTTTAATTCATCTATATAAGTATATTTTTTAGATTTTTTTCCTAAATTAGGATGTCTTCCATACGTTGGGTTTTTTTTAGTTTTTCCAACTAATACTTTTAAGATTGAATTTTTTCTTTTACCTATGAATCCTATTTTTTTATAAAAAACATCTGTCCAATAAGATTTTATACTAAGAAGATCAGCCTCAAATTGCTTACCCTGCTTTTCATATTTATACTGCCATATATTTGAAATTATTCCAACAGATAAGAGTAGCTTTTGAATATCCTCTATTAAAGTTCTTCTTGAAGAGGAACAAGATACTCTATCCCCCACACTACCATCAGACTCAAAAAAACCTCTAAGCCACGCACAAATCAATTTAGAATCGGCTTCAAATAAAAATTTAGGAACCCTTTCTTTAGATAATCCAATATTTAAAAGATACTTAATTAGCGGTTTAGAACAAAATCTAGAATCAAATATTCCTCTATATTGTGTGGATTCTCTTATCCGTTCATTAAATATTCTTTTAAACAGTATTTTTAAGTAATCATTGGTATCTTTATCTTTATCGCAAACAGCCCAACGTAATGCCATGTAAGGCACACCAAATGTCCCATTACCACACATAAAACCCAAAAACTCACAAAAGTCTTCAGTCATATATTTAGGAATATTGTTTATTTTTTTATTGCTAAAGTGAGTATATTCAATACTATTTAATTTTATTCTTTTATTACTTCTTATTACGTGTGGTTGTATGGCCACATAATCTAATTCAGAAAGTTCACCTACTCTTTTCCATACATAATTCCCATCTGCATCGATAACTCTTAATCTATGATGTTTTGTTAACTCTATAGAGTATCCTAATTCTGTAGTAAGTGTCACCACCTCTTTTACCCCACGAAAAAAGACATTCGTTACTTTCTTAAAGGAGCCATCCTCCTGTCTAACAGAATCGTCAGTAGTCACCTGCTCAATTGGAATATTCCCTCGTCGAGTTGTTATTAAAGTTCCCTCAGCCAAGCAAAGGTCAGCCAACACAATCTTATGTCCTGGTGAAGCTATAATAATATTTCGTACTCGATTGTCCTTTGGAATATTTTGAAGGTTTGGATCTCGGGCGGATAATCGGGAAGTTGCTGTTCCTATTTGAAGATAACTCGGATAAACTCTACCTATTTCATCCGCAAGTTTCTTATACCCCTCAAAGTATGTTGATGTCTGTTTATTAACACCACGATACTCCAATATCTTTTTTAGGATTGGTTTCTTTTCTGAAAAAAATGTAATTGCTTCCTCGTCTGTAGAAGGTCGCTTCCCCTTTGTTGTAATATATTTATTATTAACCTGAAGTTTTAGTTTCGTATACATAAACTCACGTAGCTGATCTACTGAGTTGAGATTAAATTCATATTTAGCTTCTTTGAAAAAGTCAGTCTTGACTGACTCTGCTATAATATTGTTTTCTTCAATCATTTTATCAATGTAGGGAACATCTACCATAATTCCATTCTCATGTATTCTAATAAGAACCTTACACAGAGGCATTGTAATATTGTAAAAGGAATAATTATATAATGTATCAATAGTTTGCTTCAAATACTTATAGATTCTAAAAGTAACATCGGCGTCCATGGCGGAATAAAATGCCTTACGATCGAGTCCCAGTGCTTTGAGCCGTGCCTCTTTTGTATCTTTAATATATGTAGAACAATATACTAATCTTGCATTGTACTCTGGATCGAAACCAGCGACAGTATCTAATTCAGCAGAATCAAACAACGATCCTTGCTCAACATCATTCTTTTTTTTCTTGTCCTCTTTTTGTATTCCAACAATTCCACCATGCTCATCAAGGACATCTTCATAGCCACCCTCCTGTGTCATGTACCAGGCCATTGTCTTTAATTTGTATAATGATGCCGACTTTCCCCCCTCATAGCTCATAGTCATAGTATGATAAGCAAGCATCGTATCAAATATTTTACCGGGAACAGTGAACCCAACTGAGCGTAAGAAACGAATATCAAAGTCAGCATTGTGAAATACTTTCTCAGCAGGGGATTCCAATACTTCCTTAAGTGAACTTAAAAGGTCAGGTCTCTCTGTAAGATATTTCCATTCTATATGGACACCCTTACCCGCAGAATTACAAAAAGAAATGTCAGTTATCCTTCCCTTTTTAGGATTGAGCGAGGTTGTCTCTAAGTCCACTGAGAGCGACTCCGACTGCTTAAGTTCATTAAAGTACTTCTCTATTTCAAATCTGTCCTTATGCGATACAGGCACTGAGGCTATTCTACGAGAGCGGGGCTTGTTTGAAACTCTTTTTGCAAGTGCCAGATCATCCGTGAATTCTTTCATAAATCGAGCATCATTCGTTCGAAGAAGATATGCCGGATGATACGTTGGTATTATAGTCGTATCCAACACAGTATGATAAAATTCCTTGCCTCGAGCAATTTCCATATTGAGGTTAAAATCAAGTAATTGCTGCATGGCTATTGCACCAAGAGCTACAACAACTCGAGGTTTCATAGTAAGAATAAGATCAATTGTTGTCGGTTTGCAACACTCTATCTGGGTCGTTGTCGGTGTAGCATTTCCTCCAGCTTTGTCAGATGGACGGCACAACACTGAATTTGACACAAAGCAGTCAAGTTCAACGAGATTTACTTTGTTCTGTAGAAGTTGGCCTGACTTACCTATGAATACTTGTCCTTGCTCATCCTCTGATTTTCCAGGCGCCTCACCTAACAGCAACACAGATGCGGAGGGGTTCCCCCTTCCAAGAAGCATAGGATGCTTTGCAGCTTCATGTAATCTACATTTCTTACAAAACACATTTTTTGTAGAACTGGTCATAGTAACGTCCCGCTTTTATCTTTCTTGGCTTCAAACAATTTATTAAGAACTTCCAGCTGATACTTTTTTATATTTGGTAGTTCAGCTTCATTACACAATCCATAAAAATCATGAGCTATTCGTGCTAAAACATATGCATCTGCAAGGTCATTGTCTCTAATCTCTTCCCCAAAGTTCTTAAAGACATCAAGCATAACAACTGGCTTTCCCTGGTTTTTTCCTAAACCGGAAACATATTTCTTTAATTGCATAGGAGCAACAATAGTAGGGGTCAATCCGTGTTTATATAATTCCAGATAAAGTATTCCTGCCCACTGCCCCAAATCGAATATTTTACCTGTTTCACGCAAAGCTGGCCCTTCTACACATATTTGTCGTATGGTAGTATATTTGTTCAGTACTTCAAGAAGCTTATTTTGTAAGTGAAAAAGTCTCTCTACCCTCATTGCGGGGGTAAAGAGTTTAATCATGTCTAAGATGCTATAATCTTCATTAATTAAAACAAGCCCCGTACCTGTCAAGCTTGGATCGATGCCAAGGAAGATTACATTGTTTTTTTTCAAACCATGTATATTCTTATACCGTTTTATATTCTGTCAGACAAAAAGGGCATTTTGTAGAAAATACCGAGAATGGTTTGTGGCAGATATCGCAATCTGACAAAAGAACGCCAGCACAACGTGGACACGTAATTGATCCTTCTGGTATAGGTTGCTGACAATGCCCACACGGCTGAAGTGGTATTCCTTCAACATGAGGAGAAGCTACACGTACTGCAGGCTGTCGTACAAAAGCTGCTGGTGCTGCGGGGGCAGCCATAGAAGCAGCCGGAGGTGTTGTTACAATAGGAGGAACTTGTTGATCCACTTGACCATTTTTAGCTGCCTCATATGCAGCTTGTTCAATAGCTTGTTGTTTTTCAAGTTCAGCTACCCAACCAACACTCATAACAGCACTTATACGTTCAATAGAATTTCGTAGATTTTTAAGAACATATCCGGCACTTGCAAGAGAGGCTATATAATCAAGGTCATACCTTTCATATTGCAATTCAGCTTCAGTAAGAGGTCCGACAACATTATATTGTGTACCAATATCGCCCTTCATAAAACCAAAAATAGTATCTGCTCCAGATCCTTGTTTAGAAAAAACAATATCATACACAGTAAATTCACCGCTATTGTCTCGAACCATTTTTAAAGATTTCATAGCTCTCTGGCCAAGACGAATCAGTTTCGTATGTTTGTTTTCAGCACACCAGTTAAATGTTCTTCCATCAACTGTCTCAGGATTGCGATGGATAGCATTGAAAACATATTCTTTCTTTGGTCTGGCGGTACCTGTACCATTATATCCAGGATTCCAGTATTCTGTTATTCTTTTAAAGAGTTCGGGATCTTTTTGTTGGTGAACGTATGCTTTACCAAACTGTCCCTTCCGAGACTCAAGGTAGCCGCCTTTAAAGAAATTATCAGCATCACCTAGCATACGAGCAAGTACACCTTTTCCTTGAGTCTCGTTCTCAACAATAAAAGGACGTATCTGATCATCATCACACAAGCACCAACTAATTGAATATTTTCTGAAAGATTGTGATCCGTCAAGAAGACGAAGTACATTTGAGGTTCCCGAGGGGGTCTTAATCTCAGCAGGGTATTCTTTCTCCCCACCAGAGTCATCGTTAATACGATTAGTTTCATCAGCAAAACGATCTTGTTGATTGTCCATAAAGCTACTCCTTGTTTTTTTGCGCTCATATTGAGCAATGTTTATGTCCCCATAAGGACTTTCTATATTACCCCAAAGGGTAAAAATATTCAAGGGTGTTACATGTTACGACTGATGGTCATATTGTAGTCTTTTAGATCATGTAATTTATATCCATAATTTTCAAGACTTTTTACTACTCTCTGAAGAAGAGAGAGTTTGTATTTCTCATTTGCGATTGCTTTCTCATATTTTTGATATTCTACCATGTATGTCATATAAATGTGACGTTCTTTTGATTTCTCTGTTTTAAATTGTTTATCATCAACACTCTCTACAAAATACTTTTGAGCCATCCATTTGCTAAACTCATCTTCAATCTCTTGAAGTACCCGTGCCTGCATGTCACAAAGATATCCATAAAAATATAATTTGTACGACAATGCATTTATTTCCTGCATGATTGTTTGAATATCATGAACATTTTCTAACGTAAGGCAGGCCGGATCAAATGCTACAGATTTAGATATGTATGCATCATATTCTACTTTATCATTATATTCTTTCAAGTCAATGTTAAAAGATCCTTCAGCCATAGTTAATCCTTTTCCACAACGAGTGAATTTATATATGCTTTGTACTCTGCTTCAATAAGATTTTGTATTACAGAGGATCGATTTGCTCGTTTTGCAATTTCAAGTTCTTTGAGCATTTCAATATGTTTTGGTCTGAGAGAAATAGGAACAGGCATGCTCCTTTTCTCGTCACTTAGTTTATACCGCACCACATACCCCCGTAACTACCCTACGTTTTATCGAGACATAATTATATGTCAAATATTTTTTAAAATAAAATAGATTTTTATCCAATTTTATAATACGTTAAATGCTGATTCGGGGTATACGGAAACAATTTCATCAAAATCTGGTAAGTAGCATTGTGCTTTGCCGTCTTCAAGTACTCGGATTACCAGACCGTACGAATCATCTATTCTCATAAAAGAGTTAGAATCCATCTCTTCTAAAGATACTGGATGGAGATCAATAGCTTCAACACAATCTCGGGGAGCAAGTATTGTTCTGGAGATATCGCCAAGAAATACCATGGCGTGCGTATCAGTTACACTAAGCTGAAATCCAACATATGTGTTTGGTATTGGCCGTACTGGACCCATACTAGATTTGAATAAATAACTCTTTGATATTTTTATTGGTTGTATCTCATCTATCCAATCAGAGGCACTATGTATCAAACGTTCTTCATCAAATAAGGATGACTTATATTTCTGTTTATATAATTTTTGTTCTTTAACATATGGCGTCGTCTGATACACATCACCTTCATCAACAATATGTGCATCGGCTTGATTAACTTCCATATAGATAAGTGGTGACAGCATTGTCCACCGGTCAACAGGGAATGTCTGAAGTTTCTCAAATATTTGCTTCTTATAACTCAGTATTTCTTCCGGCTCGCCGAACGTAGGAAGGCCTGGTGCTGTATCTGGTATTTCCTCTGGTGAGTTGGGCTGGAAGCATACCAGGTGGCACCTGCAACCAGGATGACTCTGTGCGATAAGGGCTTTCGGAGGAAAAAATGAATGTGCGTCTGCATACGACTGTGCCTGTGTTATTATATCATCTAAATTAATCGAAGCGGAATTAAGATAATCACAAATAGGTAATCCGCCACTTCTTTCAGTGGGATGGCAATGGTCTGCTTTATGTTCAGGACCAATAACCCACATACCTGTTTTATAACCAAGGTCCCGTAAATAGATAAATGTGTTTATTGATGCATCGATATCACTGGGGTCTTCTTCAGCAAAGAAAATATCATTATCAAATACCTGGGGAAAGAACTGATTAAGAACTGTCATTTCAGGAGATGCTGCTAATAGCTCATCAGCCTCTTCTGTAGTTAATTTTTTATCTGTTGGCTTTTTTTGTTTAACACGCTTTACTCGGGGCTGTGTGGGTTGTTCTTCAAGAGGAGTTTTGAATTGTTTAAGTTCATCCACATCCTCAAGAAAATCATCTGGAAGCTCAACAAGAAAATCCTCTTCTTTAAATGTAAGATCAAGACCATGACTTAATTTTTCATAGAGATTCGAAACATACTCTGCAATATCTTTAGGAGAGAATGCACTATACTTATTCTGCATTAGTACTAATCCTCACCATCATCTGAGCTAGGCCGTTTCTTTCCAGCTGCAGCATCTGTTGTAGCTCGAAGAAGTAAACCCTTAAGCGTTTTATTACTCATCTCCATATTATCAAAAGCAGCTTCAGCAGAATCTAAATTTTCCATAAGCGATTGAATATTGCGCATGTGCGATTTATTATGCTTCTCCAATTCATATAATGCGTTAGATCTCATTTCTGAATAAAGAGAAAGCATATTAAGATCATCTGCTAATAAATCATCTTTGACACGTTCCTTCAAACGTTCAATGATATCATAAACTTCTTGGCTATACATTATTTCTCAATGTCGCCGTAATTATCATATACTGACTTCACTTTGGTCAGATCTTTCACGCTATCAATATTCTTCTCTTTCATTTTAAAGACAGATTCTTTGCTAAGAAGCTGTCTGCCACCAGCTTCCCAAAGAACTTCAATGGTAGACCCATCTTTATGAAGGCCAGTAACTTTTCCGAATCTTCCAGTAAATCGGGAGCGAATAGGATCACCTATAGCAATATCTTCCTCTTTGATAAGGTACTCAATCAAATCCTCTCTTCCAGCGTACTTAAAAGTATTTTTAAGCATCTGATTTGAATGACGAAGTCCTCTTGAAGCTACCCAATCCGATATAGAAGAATCATCTGATCCTCTTCGTAGCAGTTGGTACAGTTCATTAATGTACTCATCTTCTTTCATAGAATGGCGGTGAATTTGTCTCATCATTACTTTTCTCCTAAGCTTGCAGTATAATAGGATTTGGATAATTCTTTCGAAATACCAAAACCTTCAATTGGTTGCCTGCCGTTCTTCCAAGGCAATACCCAGCAGGAACCTCAATCTGATTCAAATCCGATCCACCAAAGCAAAATTTAAGAAGTCTTTCCCCCTCATACATATCAAAATCATACCATGATTTATGAGAGGGATTCTCAAACTGATAGAATCTACTATCAGGATCATATTCACTTATTGAGTAAAACACCTCTGGATCTTGCTCAGTGAGCGGTTTATTAGGTTGAACTCCCGCATTCACTATGTAAATATAATCTGAAATCTTAATTATTAAGGGCAATTCATCAATAAATTTTACGATTTCATCCCTTTTGGAGTTGGTAGAAAGCCATTGAGGATCTCCAGAATCTTCGAGTTTTCTAAGAAAAGAAAATTCGTTCTTACCCTTAACAGAATATGTGTTAATCGTATTCCGTACAAAGGTTATAGCATTCATTTGCTTTTCATTTGTGGGTTCAAGAGCTTTATCAGCATCAATAAAATTTCCAGTAAAGATAAGAGTATCGTTAAAGCAAAATTTTTGTTGATACAACAAACCAATGAGTTTGTCATATTCCCCAAGAAGTTCACCCACAATAATAATCCTGTCTGTTTTTAATGCGGTTAAATCCATTACCAAATCCATGATTACCTCCCTATATCCCACTTGACCCAAGCCCCCCAGCACCTCTTGTAGTTTCAACAAGAAACAGTGCCGGATTCAATTGAGCACGATAACATTTAGCTATAACCAATTGAGCAATTCTGTCACCCTTTTTTATTTCATATGCCATATTATCTGAAGATGGTGGTATGTACATAAGGATAACCTTAACTTCCCCCCGAAAAATTGCGTCGATAGTGCCTGGCGAGTTATATACAGTAACACCTTTCAAAGACAACCCACTACGAGGACGAACTTGCCCTTCATATCCCATAGGAATAGATATTTTTATTCCTGTTGAAACTGCTTGAGCAGTAAATGCAGCAAGAGTTGTATCTTGACTTGCTACCAAATCCATACCAGCGTCCCCTACATGAGCGTAAGAAGGTATTGTCGAATCTGGATCAAGTACGATATCAATAGGAATTTCATTTTCATACGTATATATTAAATTACTTTCATCTATCTTGGTATGCATGGTAACTACCCCTTAGCTACGAACCGAATGTGTTGCTTTTTCATAGAAAATTATTGCCTTTAATACAGCTGCTCCCACAGTTCCCTCAGACAAAGACACAAACTTAACTGTCATCTCAAATTCCGGTGCAGCGAGCCATGCATTAATATTCGTTTGAAGATCTGCTGCGCTTGTTCCTGTTATTACTACACATTCCATAAAAAATACCTCTCATTAAATTTTTTTATCCACACTTTGCCATTCCACAACTTCTGCAAGATAAACACCCTTCCTGATATACAAGATTAGCCCCACAAGTCGGACACTTGTCTGTAGTTTCTCGATCCTTAATATACTTTTTAAGTGCTCTCGTTATAGATTTATTAAAATCAATAATCGTTCCATAGGATTTACTGAGTTGATCAATAAGATCATAAATAGGCGTTCTACGTTTTAAATGTAGAGAAATTAACCTTGTAATAGCTTCCTCAGCACTCGAATCAAATATCTTTCCAATATCTTTTATAATAATTTCACCATCATACTCTAATTGGTAGACTCCACTTTTTAGTCTTATAATGCTCCCCTCTGTAATGGATGAAGGTACATCTACCAAATCTACCTTACCAGCAAAAACCTCAAAAGGACGACCTTCGTCTAATCCTACAAACACCAACCATTTTTCCCCTTTGACAGTAATCCTATGAATGTGACAAGGTACTGACTTAGGTCGTTCGGGGGTTTCTTTTTCCGCACAATCGTACTTAGCCTCTGATCCTTTCACAGACAAAACATTCGCCATCGTTCCTTCTCTGTATGTGGTAATGCCTTTGATATATCCAGAATCATATGCTTGCATATAAACATTTTTGAAATCTTCATACGCATAGTTGTTAGGAACATTTATCGTTTTTGAGATAGATGCATCAATATATCTAGCAAATACTTTCATAGTTTCTATATGTTCTTCTACTTTCAAATTAAATATATTTTTAGCATATTCAGCTTTATCATCGAAATCTTTCCCCATCTGTAATACAGCATAATCAGAAACTTCTTCTTCTCTGGTGAGTCCTCTGTTTCTATCTATCTTATATACTATGCCATTGAATGTTTTACTAAGTATCCACTCATCCCCCTCCATAATCCATTCCCAACCATTTTCTACCTCATATGTGTGTAAATCCCAATCAATATTAATAGGTTGTATTAAATCTTCTGGAGGGTTAGATTCTATGATTGTGCGAGTATATTTTGCCGATACGACAGGCTCTAGACCGCCTGAACAATTATTAGCAAATATCGAAGTGTTCCCTGTGGGAGCTATAGTTGTCAAATGACTATTTCTAATACCATGCTGTCTTATTTTCTCAACAGTAGCTTCAGTAAGCGCTTGCTTTATAAATTTAGATTTTAAGTATTTCTCAGAATCGAAAGAAGGAAAACACCCCTTCTCCTGCGCTAGATCAGAAGAAGCTTGATATATTTGATTAGTAATAAACTTAACCATTTTTTCTGTAAATTTCAATGCTTCCTCTGAGGCATATGGAATTTTTAACAAATACAGCATAGATCCATATCCAGTATAACCTATCCCAACCCGTCTCTTTTTAATTCCTTCTTCTTTTTGTCCCGCCAAAGGATAATTTGTTAAATCAATAATTGCATCCTGAAATCTAACAATGGCAGGTATGTCTTCTTTTAGCTTAGAAAAGTCTACTCCATCCCCCTTTTCATTTATATATTGAATTATGTTAATTGAACCGAGATTACAAGATCCGTCAATAGGCAATGGCTCTTCAGCGCAAGGATTAACAGCTGTTATATCTTCACAGTAATATAAATTATTTAGTTCATTAATCCTATCAATAAAAATAACACCCGGCTCACTCCTTGTATAGGTCGAGGTTATGATCAAGTCCCAAAGTTCACAAGCACTCTCAAAAGTTTTCCATGTGCGAACAGGATATTCCTTTTCCTTCCACTTTCGTAAATTACCATCCCACTCATCATCGTATTTCTCAAAAGTGGTATCAGGAAACTCCAAACTCCACGGTAAGTTTTTCTTTACACAAGAAATAAATTCTTTTGTTATAAGAACGCTTAGATTAAATTTAGTTAATGCCCCCGGATTTCTTTTCGCTGTAATGAATTCTTCTATTCCCGGATTCCAGCAGGACATGCACGCCATCATAGCACCCTTTCTTATTTTATTCTTACCCTTGTTATCTTTTTTAAAACCGCCACTTCCTTTAGTTAGTGCTGTAGAAGATGTGTCCCATAATTCCATAAATTGAATTGTTCCTGATGTTTCTACACCAATACCCGTAACAAAGGAGCCCCGTGGGCGCAACACGTCAAAATTACAGCCGTACCCTCCCTCAGATGCTAAAATCTTTGCCTGCCGCGCCAATTCCTCGTAGATACTTGAAATACTATCTTGATTCTTACCACGGAATCCCGATACGTAACAATTCAAAAGTGACGTTCCTTTTAAATTTGTTCCAGCATTGGATAATATTCTTCCACCAGGAATATATTTAAACTCTGATAACAATTTGTAATATCTTTCTTCCCAATATTTTTTATCTTTCTCCACTGACGCAACATATTTTGCAACCCGCCTAAATGTATCCCATACAGTTTCATCGGTCTCCCATTTATAATTCTCCATCCAAACTTGCTGGGGTAAGCGCTGCACAAACGGATTTCCCTCTTGTATCGCCATTATTATTTCTCCTAAAAAAGTATATTTTAAAAATTTCTACTCACTCGTACCTCCTTCTACTATATCTATTGCTCGAAGTTCACCACCTGATTTTAGTATTATTGTTTCGATGGCAGATACACGCTGTGACAAAGCCTGTCGTATCTGATGTACCAATTCCTGATACTCAGGGTTCTTTTCAAATTCAATAAGAACGGTGACAATGTCATCGACAAATTTAGAAAGAACACTGAGTTTGTATGATAACGTTGCTTTTACTAATTCCTCTTTGTTTGAAGGAAATAACTTCTTATCCATAATTTGATGGACGGTCATTATAGAATTTTCAATACCTTCAGCAAGTTTGTTAAGCAGTATGTACTCTTGCTTTTCGATATCATCTAAGTTATCGATTTCTTGCTGGTCTGAAAGATGATTGAGACGATTCTGTATGGGACTTAACCGTTGTATCTTTGATAATAAGACGCTTTGAGCCCCACCAAAGAAATCAATCTCTCCTTCTAATATTCTCTGAACGATTTCATTAGATTCTTGACTTGAGTTTTCTCGGAGATCGATGAGTTGTTGATTGTTCTTAGATATAATGAAATGATTTTTGAAATGAACGGTAAGCGCGTCAATGGTTACTTGCTTCTGAGCTGATATGTCGTGGTATGACATGTGATCTCGAGCTCGAAGCTGGTTTATCTCCATAGCGTCATTTCTAATGCATATATTGCATATTCTGCTCTTCTTTACATACTTTCCAAATGATGTTTCCAAGGCTTCAGAAACAATAACTGCATTATTGACTACAGCAAGACTGGTATCATTACTCATTCGCGCACCCCTCGAATAGTAGCAATTCGTATTTTAGTCATTGGACTTGATTTATGTATTTCGCACTTTTTAGCATCTGGACAAAGAACAACATGATTATTTTCCACAATAGAATACATTTCAACAACGGATGACTTTGTGTCTATCTCGGATATATGCTTGCATTTCTTTAAGATGATATCCATCGATAGATCTTCTAATTCAATTAAATCAAGAAAATCTTTTAGAGATATAAATACTTCATTCTTCTTTTCAAGAAGCATTCCATATTCAACTTCATCTAACTCCTTTCTATGTTTCGAAATTGCATTTTGTATAACAGTCATTTTTCTAGTATCATCAAATGTTTTAGCTGCCTTCTTTCCTTGAGAAACAAATAGTCTTTCAAGCAATGGTAACATCTTTTAATCCTTAACTATCGATATTACTTTAACTATTCTATTATCAGCAAAATCTACAGCAGAGAACATTTGATTAAAATATAAACCGAAGCAGCGAACGAGAAATAATTTAGCAGCGACAGCATGCGCAATAGTAGAATCTAACTCAGAATTAGCTGTAATAAGATCATTCGCAATTTGTGTTGAATAGTATGCAAAGTAATACCGAAGATAATTAAGAACAGTAATAACAGATGAAGGATTTAGTGATGTTGCCAAATGGCTGACAATTGCACTGTTTTCTATATTTTGGATTGTGATATCACCATAAGAACTTGCCTTTTCATTTTTCAAAGCAATCTCTTCTGATATTTTATTCTGATGTTTCAATTCTGTCTCAAGCCCAACAAGAACACCGTATAAATCATCCTGACGTTCATTTGAAGCTTGTATTTGTGCATCAAGAGCTGTTATATCATTTGTTGTGTATGTGTCTATCTGAGACAAATGGGTAGTAATATCTCTAATTTTATTTGCGAGATCCTCTAGAAAAGAAGTAAAGTCATATATTAATGATTCAACTGAAGTAAGTTCTTTTTCGAAGGTTGCTTTCTTTCGCACAAGAAACTCTACAAGCTCTTCTGAAGCTTTTTTAGCTGCAAGATCGCTTAATTCAGCATTTATATCGGTAAGTATAGCTTTTAATTTATCACGTTTCTCATCATGACCGTCTTTAGTAATTTTAAGAGTAGTATATTCGATAGTATACTTCTCTTTATCCATAATTAAAGATTCACGAGAATTAACACCAGAAAATATTTTATTTCGGGAATCCATAAGAATACTTGTTTTATTTCTTTGAGCTTCTAACTCAACAAGAATTTCCTGTATTTTACTTTGTAGTGTAGTAACATGCAATTGCGCAGTTGCTACTGTGTTTTGTGATACATTGTTCTCAATAATATAAGAAGTTGTATCGGATTGTTCAAATTTCTTTTTTAAAGGATGAAAAATATCTTTAATGCTTGTTTGAAACGCTCGAGTAAATCTAAATTCATCATCAAATGCTCCAAATAAATCGTATACTGGTTTATCCAAAATGAACATATTGTATAATTCATACTTATCGATAAATTCCAGCTCAGTTGGTATCTTTGTACCAGATTCAGAATTTAATATTTTATACGAATCTGTCCCAATAGAAACACCGATTTCTATTATTGCATTTGATGGAAGTGTATAATAGTTTTTAAAAACATTTTGAAGAAGTTCGACCACATACCTAGGAACTTTAGTCACCTCATCAAATTTATACAATGTTTCATCCGTATCTGTAGAATACTTTAAGTAATCCCAAGATATCGATTGTATCTTTGTAAGAATATTAGAAATGTTAATGAACACAGTCTTATAAACAGAATCAACTAATCCTGTGTGTCTGATAAAATCATCATATACTTTTTCTAATAGCATTGTGCATCTCCTAGTTCATTTTATATTATCTCATGTTATCGAACTGTTTCCCATACTATCCATTCTGACCTTTATCAGCTTAGGAAATATATGGTCTTCCTCTGTATGGGTTATAACCAAAATCTGAGGGAAGAATTTAGTAAGGCCGTTAAGCATGCGCAAAACCTCTTCCCTGTTGAATTTGTCCAAGGAACCAAAAATCTCGTCCAGGATCAAAAAATTAAGAGAAACTTTCGAACGTTGGGATAAAATTCTGTTAAATCCCATCCTCAGTCCAATAGCGCAAATGCTTTGCTGGCCGCCGCTAAGAAGTTTGTAATTTCTGTATTTTCCATCGACTTCAAACGCAATCATGAGCGGACGATTTTTCTTAGTCTCATCTTCATAAATCTTTATTTTGAATTTATGATATATTGCTCTAATTATCTCATTGGCATAGTTCTCTACATCAATTACAGATTCCTTAAAAAGCTCGGCGGGAATATCTCTGAATGCCTCACCCAGTACTTCCAAATAATATAGATTTTCCTGCAGTTTTTTAAGTTTATTTTTCTTATCCTTCAGAACATTTTTTTGAATTTCCGTACTTTCCTCAAGTTCTTGCAATTTTCCCTGTTTTCGTATCAAATCCTCTACAGTTCTATTCAAAGCATCCAGTTCTTGACTTAACACATTAATATCAATATGTACATTTTCAGGTATTTGCTTCTTAAGATCATTTATTTTAGTATCGTACTCTTCAATGCCCACTTGTGCATTTAAAATCTGAGTATTAATATTTTTTAGAGCAAGAATCAGGTCATCATTGAGCTTTTTATATGTTTCTTCTGCAATTTCCATTTTAGTGTGCAATTCTACATATTTATCTAGTTTATCTTTATTAGACTTAATCTCTTCTTGAGTCTGCATAACTTCAGCTGAATAGAAATCTATTTCTTTTTGAATAGTATTTCTTGTTTTTTCAAGAGTTTCCTTAATCTGAAGTAATTGAACACTTTTCTCTGAAGTATCAGCTAAAAGTTTTTCAATATGTTCCTTCGTCACAGGTTGTTTACACTGATTACAAATTCCTTCAGATAGATTTGTTTTATTTTTCTCTAGTAAGCTAAGTTCAGCATTATTATATGCTATTTCTTCAACAGTAACTTGTATTTGTTTATTCGCATAAGACATTTGCATGGATACCGTATCAAGTGTACGAGCGAGCACATCGAGGGAAGACTGAACAGAAGAACTATCGAAGTTTTCGAATGAAGCGAATTCTTCTTTTATTTTAGTAAAATCTGATGCTATTTTTTTTAAAGAATTCTCTGTTTCAGTTTTTTTAGAAGTGAGATTAGCTACTTCCTGAATTCCTTTAGTTTTTAAGGATTCATACTCAACCAGAGTAACTCGTATATTTTTAACATTCTGCAAAGCAGCTACTTTGGTAGCTTTCTCATCTCTTTTGTGTTTGACTGTATTTATATTTTGCAATTCGCATTCTAACGAACGAATCACTGCATCGCGTTCAGTAATAAGCTTATCAAGCTCTTTTGTTTCTCCAAGAATTGTTTCAAAAGAACTTTTAGTTTCTTTGGCTATGGTACTCGATCTCTTGCTTGCGGATCTCCATAGCCCAAGATCAGTAACAACATCCATATACGATTTACGAACACTAGGATCTGTTTCAATAAACGCAGCCAAATCTTTTTGTGCAGTAAAAGCAGATGATAAAAACATTTTGCTTTCCATACCAAGAAGTTCGCAAATGAATTCTTGAGACTCAGTATTACCTTCTTTTACTCGTTTACCATTTTCTGAAACATCAAGATACGATGCTTTCTTTTTTCTACCACGTTCAACAATATAATTATTTCCCATAAGATCGAAGTTCCAGCGAACAAAAGCATCATCAGAAGGAGTGAGTTTATCGTTCCATACTTCTTCCATTCGATCAAATGTTCCTGTACCAAATAATGCAAAAGGCAAACTCATAAGAAGACTAGATTTTCCACTCCCATTACTTCTCCCTTCAATAGCTTCGATACTTCCAGAAATGCCGGTTATACCTAAAGGAATATTTATTTTAATATGATCTTTAAAGGATGCGAATCCTTTAATCTCCGCTGAGTTCAGTTTCATTGGCTAGTATCTCCTTTCCTAATGGTAATATTGTATTTTTCCAATCGAAATCAGGATTTTCTACAGAAAACTTGTTAGCGAGATAGTCTTGCAATATAAGTATCGGGTGTTTAGAAGTAGTATCTACAGTAACTGCAGCTGTTTCTTCAACTTTTGAAAGTATCTTAGCCAAAAAACAATTTCGTGTTTTTAAATATTCTCTGAGGAAGCTCTCGTCAGCAATAGTATCATCTTGTAATTCCAAAAAAACAACTTCATTAGGTGACATACGAATTGATGAAAAGAATTCTTGCGGATCTTTTCCAACAGGTAATGTGTACTTTTTAAAAATGCGTATACCAGGTATTGGTTCAAAATCAATCGTACCTTGTTCATCTAATGTTATAAATCCCTTCTTTTGACCACAATCAGGATATTCCATAAAGCATGTTGATCCTGGATATATAACACGAATACCGTTTTCTTTTTGATATGCTTGTGGCATATGCATATGTCCCGTAAGAATTAATGTATTCGTATGCGCTATTGGAAAATTAAGATCCATTATGTCTCCAGACTGAGTTAACAACATTCTTTCTGCACCAAGTTTAGCTTCCGACTCTTGTATGTGTGTAATCACAATATTATTTTCATTGGGATTAAGTGAATGCATTGTTACAGACATTGCTTCAAGAGTTGTTTTATACTTATTTTTAGAAGATTCTGGACTCAAGAAAGGTGCAAAATAAATATTCCAGTTATTCCAAGAAATTTTAGAAATGGATTTATCCAAAAGAAATATATTCTGTGTCTTTAATGATTTTAAAAATACTAAAGAATTAGAATGAGCAGAGATGTCATGATTACCTGGTATAATATAAAATGGTTTTCCGATAGCATCAACTTTCTTAAACCACACAATAGCCCATCGAATACTTTCAGTTGATGGCCGTGCTGCATTAAAAAAGTCACCCCCACAGATTATAAGTTCAATATCAGGCTTGCACATACGGTCGTACAATGCTTCTAAAGCATTTCTTGTATCTTGCTCAGATTCAGTTATATTATCTTCAGTAAGTGTCTGATATAGCCTATGACCAAGATGCACGTCAGCAAAGAACATAATCATATTTTTCCTCCCGGTTATCTATTGCATAATAAATTGGTAAATCTGTCGAAGTCATATACGTTCCTTCCATGACAAACATATCTCGATAACTCAAACCATGGTCTTTTGCCAAAGATGAAATATCAACTTCATAACCAAATGTTGATTCTAGAACTTTAGCATCCTGCTGTATCAGTTTAATTTTGTATCGAATTGATCGAGGCACCCAATCAACTTTTCTTAATTCATCAATAATACTATAGTAAATTTTTTGATACGCATATGTTGAAAACTTAAGACCCATTGTTATATCATAGCGCTCAACAGCTTTAATTAATCCGAATACACCGTAATTTACTAAATCGTTGTATTCGTATTCCCCAAATCCTTTGTGGTATACCTTCGTTACAACAAACTTAACAAGCGGAATATTTTCCTCAACAATCTTGTTGCGTACTTCAATGCTCCGCGTCTTGACATACTCGTGCAGTAGCTCCATGTTCATCTTTACTTTCCCTCTCATTATTTTTTAATTTTTTTTCAAGTCTAACTATCGCAGTTTCAATAATGAACTCCATTTTGCACTGTGGACATGTTTTATCTGTTTCATGTAATATTTTGCCACAAGTGCATATACGAAACATAGAGAAGAACTTATCTCTAGAAGCTGCTTGGCTGATAGAAGTACTGCAAGAGGGGCACACTTCTGTCCAATATTCAAATATCTCGCCACATTCGCATTGGTATGACCAATTACAGTACTCCCATTTTTCTGAATTGTACTTTGATCCAATACGTTCGTACGGCGTAGCTGCTATTTTTCGTATTGTAGTTTCTGGTACACTATTAGAAATAGGAGCAGAGGCAGTTTTTTGTTTTGATTTATTAGATTTGTTTTTTATATAAGTTTCAAAGTAATTTGAGAAGCGTGCTATCGAAGGTGCACATCGAAGTTTTCCTAATTTATATTCCTGAGAATAATGCCGTATCATATTTATAAATTCAATGAGACCTTGCTTTTCTACAAGGGCTTTCACATTATTTATGCGACGCTCGTGCAGTGGAACTCCTTCTTTTGCATGAGCAGAACGCATATCTTCTTTGCTCTTCAACACAGTAATATAAAAATGGTAGACTTCTAAGGCATCCTCACTGGTACTAAAATACTCCATACAGAATTGTTTGAATTTTGTGTAAACATATTGCATTTCGTTTTCCTCCTCCAAGGCACGTAAGAAATAAACCGGGTTATAATATTCCAGGTCACCATGACTTTCCCACTGACGAATTGTAGCAATGACAACCTTAACGATATCTACGGGATACTTCTCAAAAACAGTTTTTTGTAATGTTGCTAACTTCGTTGCATGGTCAGCTGAAGTTATAGTCATGCTCTCAAAGAAAGATCGAGCTGTTGGGTAATATGAACCAAAATACGCAGAACATGCGGGTTCTATCGAATCAAGTATATCATGCGATATAGAAGAGTTTTGCGCTACAGAAGAGCAGTCGCCAGGGAGGTACTTATCTTTATTGCTGAACGAATGCCTCTCTTCCTGTATGGCTATTACCTCAGCTGCTTTTGTTGAATCGACGACCGGGTTCCCCCCGGTTCCAACCAGTTGGATTGGTTGGGTAATTTCTGTAATAGTTTCTGAAGGTAATCTCTGTATTAAGAGATTTCCCCGTTTGGTGAAGTCGACTTCACCGTTTGGTGAAGTCACGTCACCGTTTGGTGAAGTCGAAAGGCTGATTTCACCGTTTGGTGACGTTGAAATACCGACTTCACCGTTTGGTGAAGTTGAAACTACCATACTACTATGGAGGTGCTTATTTATTAATTCTACTAGGATATCGATATTAAGTCGAATATGATGGACTGGTGTTCCATTGTATATTACTGACTTTTGCACTTTTACATCAACAATTCCTTTTGCTATGAGTATTTTCATAACTCTATCTATTTGTCGAGGTGTCAGCCGGATCTCATCATACCAATCTTCTCGTTTTTTTATTAAATAGTCTCCACATCGTTTTGAACCGTTCTTTTTTGAGGGCAGGTTCCAATAAACTATTTGAGATAGTAATAATCCAGCGAGTACATCACCGGTTATATCTACATATTGTGGATTTAATTTGATACATTTATATGAATTTTCTTCAAAGGCTACAAAATCATCATATGTAATCATATGTCCTCCTATAAAAAACTGAATGGGATATCCTGTGGGCATGCTTAGACATAGAACCTCACTGTGTAATAAAAAAATAATACGCGATATGGTGTATATCGCGGTGTTAGGGATAGATTGTTGTTGGAAAGAAGATAATTTTTAAAGAGATAACTCGTTGGAATTATTTTGCACATTTTTACCTTCCAGTACTCCAACCTCACTTCCTATGAATCTGATTACTATTTTTGTTTTCTCTACCAGATGTCTACTATGAACCATAGAAAATATTATTTCTTGAAAAGGTAGTAGGAATGTGCTGGATGATTCAAAAAAGAATCGGATTGTATACAGGTATACATGATACACACATCAACTAAAACACATCCTCTACAGGGTAAAAACGATATTATTTAGATAAAAGAATATATGCAATGCCAGCTTTGATAACTGATACTGTTTTTCTAAATATTAGAGTAATGAACGTATTATTTGCTTATGTCGCTTCTCGATTGAGGCTAATTTATAAAAAATGAGACTTTCTCCAAGAAGCAACACCCAGGATTAAAAGCTATTGAATATCCTTGTCAACAAAAAATTCTTTAAGGCTGCAAAAAATAAAAATTAACCTAAAAAAACATAAATTCAGGTTATATTTACAATCAGCCGGGAAGGTGAAGCAATAATATATTAGTTATAGAACTGAGGAGAATAGAAAAATGGCTAACGTAGTAAAGATAAACTCAGGTAAAGGATTAGTTTCTTTTTCACAAGAGGAACTTATCGATCTCGATCTCACAAAATGGATTCGTGCTGATTCTAAAGGTGTGGGTAATAGAGATTTCATCGCAGTGCAGCCAATTGAAAAAGCGGCAGCCACTGCTTACAAAGAAAAATTCCCATCAATTCAAGTAAAGATAGCCGAAAAATGTTTTCTGCGTGCTGACGGCAGTATTGATGTCGTTTTACGTATTGCTCAGGATGTTTCTGATGGATATTATAAAAAACACCCCACCAAACTTACGCTCACGGGTGATGTCAAAGCCAAAGAGACTGAAGCAACCAAAACATTTAATGAGGCGAAACTTGAAAAATCGAAAAAAGGGTCAGGTTTGTCTCTCCCTATCGATTTCCTTGAGGAAAATATTCAAAAACTTTCTGATGAAGAAAAACGCCAGATATTCTCAGAGCTGGGTACAGATAATGCTACCGTGTTTCTGAATGATCTCAAGATGGCGTTTATAAATACAACTTCTTTGGACAAACTAGCAGATAAACTTGCTAAGGATATCGATTCATCAGATGATGATGCTGAATAATAGTTCCAGCCGTTGCACACTATACTACTTACCAAGGAGACACTTATGCTGGGTTATTTTGTCAATTCAAGAACTGCTGTTATAGAAACATCCCACGATATTTCAGTAAATCCACTACAGTACGTAAATCAGATAGTAGCATTGCTTCAGCAAGAAGGTAATGTTAAAAGCCATTATGCTACTTCTAATGGTGTGGTACTTAATTTTGATATAGATTTTATAAAATATGCAGCAGAGCAGCAACAGTTGCTTCTTAAAAAGCGGGATCTGACTGCTCCTGCTGAATATGAGGAAACGCAGCAGCACGAAGAAACACCAGAAGAAGCTTCAGCACGCTTTCGTAGAGAAGAAGGTCTAACAGAACGACAAGAAAGAGAACTTGTGTCACCCACACCTGCTTATAATCAAGAACTATCTCCAGAAGAAGAAAAAGCAATCGAGAGAAGACAGCTTGAGCTCGAAAAACTTCGAAACAAGGATATTATTTTCGCAGTTTCTAAATCTACAGAAGATGTATATCTCGTAATCAGAAAAGAAAAAACAAAGTCAGGCCAGGATGTATATGTATTAAAAGATGCTGACGGGAATGAAATAAAAGTTTCACCAGACGAATTGAACAAAGACTTTCGTGTTACAAAACGTCAAAAACCCAAGACCGATGAACCATACGCAACTTCTCTCTCACGGGAGGATGAACCTCTGTTCTTAGAAGACGAAGAGTCTTTGTCAGACGCGGATTCTGGTGAAGAAGATTCTACTGATGGTGTTGCCGAGCGAATTAAGAAACTGAAAAAAAGAGATCTCGATCCGGCTGGGTTCCATGATGCTCTTCCAAAAATAAGGAGATTTGTCGAAGTACAAAAAACTCCTGGGTTTGATGAAAGAGCATACAAACTGTATGATAAAGCAATTACGAATCCTAATTTTAATGAGAAGGCATACTATGATTTTCAGAAATGGATTAGTGCTGCTTTCGCCAAGTACGAGCGGGAGAAGAAAGCTCCTATTACACAAGATGCTAAACGGAAAACAACTGATAAGTATCTTGCAAAAAATGATATCGATTCTACAGCATATTGGTCTTGGTTAGTAGCAAAAGATAGAATTGATAAAGACTTATACAAAAAATGGAAAAAGGTTAAGGACGTAGATAGAAAACTTGTTCAGGAATATATAGAAGATCCAAGCGATCCTTTTGCAGGAGCTCTTGTGTTTAATTATGATGGACTATTAAAGTTTGGATTTACTAAAAAAATGGCCGATACCCTCGCTGAAATTCCTACCGGGGAGGAAAAAACTATATTAGATCAAGTAACCGGTGAAACTATTAACGTTACTAAACAGCAAACTCCCGATAATAAGGATGTTTTTCTTATCAATGTTGGCGGCGAACTTAAAGCGGTTACTGAAGATAGTCCAGAAGTCGCTGAGTTTAAAGATACTGGACTTATCGTTAACGAAGCATTTACAAAAGAACAAATTGTAAAAGTAGCACAAATACTTGGCATTATGTTATAAAGAGGCATCAGATGAGTTCTTATTTAGATCAATTTATGAATACTCTCTCTGAGGAAGAGCTTAAGCATGCGCTGGCTTATATAGAGATTGAAGCAACTGCTGAATTTATTGCTGGTGAACTCAGAAAATATGCCGGTGCAGATGCAAGTGATACCTTATTGGAAGTTATTATTGAAGCTATGCAAGACGATTATCGTGTTAAGCATGCTGTCTCGGAATCTCGAGATCCTTTTTCTCTAAACGACTGGATAACCTTCTGGTTTGGAGAAGTTGGAAAGCAAGGAAAAAAACCAGACCAGCTCCAGCCAAAAAAACTTATGCATACAGGTATTCTCTTTGAAGAAGGAGATACTTATATAAAGCAGTTGGAAACATTTGTTAAATCTTTTGAAGAGAATGTTATAAAGAAATCAGAAGAAACAAGTAAAACTATAAAAAACGATATAGCAACATTTGAAACTGCAGTTAATTCAAATGATAGAGAAGGAGTTCAAAAGTTCATAGATACGTATTCACCTTACATGGGAATTGTCAAAGAGCAGATTGGAACAAAAGACAATCCTCAAACTATCTATCGATACGCGGAAACACCAGTAGATAAATATGATATGAGTAAGGCAGTAGCTAAAGCTTCTGAAAATGAGCAGGCATCATACTCAAGCAAAGCTCGAGAAGCAGAGAAGGCAGTAAAAGAAGATAGAATCGAATCTGCCCGAGCTGCATATAACTCAGTTATCACACTGATTCAAAATAATATTGAAAAACTTTCTGAAGTAGTACGAGGTTATTCTCGCCAAATTACTACGGAATTTAAGGACAATTTACCTCAAAAATATATTAACCCTGATCAATTTCCAGATGGTTTGCATGAGAATATACCATCTGAGTATTTTCCTGGAGGAGAAAAAGAAGAAGTATCTGAAATATACCAGGAAGATCCAGAACGCAAAGGTATACCGAAACGACCACGACAAGCTATAGCAAGTCTTGAGAATATGCTAGCACAAGCAGAACAAGGATACAATACATATTATACCTACTTGAGATCACTCAAAAGTAATGTTTTTACCGAAGCCGAAGATTTACAAAAAAATGTTTATGAGCGTGAACAGCTCATTAAGAAAAATAAAAAAATTGAAGGCTTTGCTAAAAAAGAAGCTGCTGTGTCACAGCAGCTGAATGATCTTCTTGCTCTTATAAAAGATTCTCGAGATAAGCTTTCTTCAATTGATCCGAATTATGTATCTATCGCTAATAAGATAATAAGTGGTACTCAACTCACAGATGAAGAAGCACAAGTGAGTTCTTCAAAAGAAGTCAGCTACGCACAGCAACTTATACAAAAAATTCAAGAGGATTCCGGCCTATATAGTCAACTACAAGGAACATTGTCAGGAAAAGCATATGATGTTCAATTTGCAGAAAATGAACATAGACTTAAAGTCCTAGAAGATTTAATCTCGCATGGCATTGAATCAAAAAAAGCATCAGGGCATGCAGAAGAGATAAATATACTAAATTCATATGAAAAGCAAATTCAAGCATACAAAGGTATGCTTAAGTCCGCAGAAAAGAAATTAGAGAAATATAAAATTATTTTCGATGCTCTTGGAGAAGAAAACCCCGATCAGTTATCTGGAGATGAGATAGTAAAAAGGTTAACTAAATTAAATACGATTCTGCCAAAAGGAGAACAAATCCGCATCCCTGAAATTTCTGAAGCAGAGATAGAACTTGCTACAGACATAGAGGAAGATGGAGAAAATGCTATGTCTGAGAGCGCTATATTGCGATTGAAGGATACGCTTATCGCAGGTTTATCAGCTTACGATCAGAATCAAGAAAATATACGTGTGATAAATAAAAATATGCTCGACTTCATGAAAGCTGAACTTGCAAAAACAAAAGATGCATACCTTGCCAGCAAATCTGAAGTAAAAAATAATATGGTTGAGCTAAGCAAAGAATCATCTAAATTGTTAGAGTACCCAGAAGAATTCGGAATGGTAACAAAAAGATATTCTGATAGAGAAGATACTGCTGAAAAGTTTAGAACAATGCTAAAAAACCCCGAACGGCGGCATCAGATACTTACAGGAGAAGCTTCTTCTGCATATGGTATGGGCGGTGTTGCTGATATAAAAATCAATAATGCTATATCTGCGTCGAGAACTGCGATTGATCCGCTAATAAAACTTATAGATTTTATCTCTACAAATCCAGAAGAATCAGCAACAGTAAAAACTACATTGGAGAAACATGGAGTAACAGTTGATCTTCTGCGTCAATCTGTGAATGATCTATTGAATTTTGGAAAAGGAAATAAAGATAATATTTATGGTACTGGTAATGTAGTAAAACTTGCTGCTGCCTTAAAAGAAATACCAAAAGAGGAACAAGCATCTGCCACAGTAGGATCTATCGGAGCTACATCCACAGAAGATTTTGCGAAGATACTCGAAAAAGCAGGACATTCACTTACTTTAGTGAGTGAAAGACATTTGCAGGATCTCACTGGCAGTATGAATATACTATACCGTTCAATAAACTCAATACTCGGAGAAAATATTGTTGATTCTGCGAAGCTTAAAGAAGTATTTGCTGATGCTGGAAAATCAGCAGTATTGAAAGAAGTTTTAGCTGAACAAGCTGTGCAGCAATATAAGAAAAATATGTTATTGGGATCACTTGAAAACGATTCTCTTATAAAAAAAACAATAAAGAAAGATATACTCTCTCAAGTAAATAATCTAAAGAGCGTATTATTCAATGCAACAAAAGATTCAAAAACAAAAGCTGACGAAGCTTCTACAGCATTAATTGGTGTTGGTGCTGGAAAGAATAAAGATATACTTGAAACAGCCAATACTCTTAATACACTAGTAACATCGACTATACCCAACATACAAGCTACAATAGATGAATTGAGCAGAAATAAAGAAATCATTGATGAACAATTAAAACAAAATGGTATATCTCTTACTGGAAAAATAAAAGCTACTGATCCTGATGCAGAATATAAGGCTTCTGTCTATGCAAAAGCAGTGCGCGATAAAACTACGATAGATACTGTCTTAGCTAAGCTAAAGGACTCTCTCAAAGTTGAAAATTCAAAGCGAAACACGCTTAGAACTAGATTGACAGAGCTTACAAAAAGAGCTGATATGCGTGACCTGCGTATGCACAATTTTGCAGATTCAATATTATATCCACAAAAGAAACAATCTATTGTATATCTTGGTGATATAAGAAAACCTGCATATGAAGACTATGAAGAAGGCAGATCAGGGGAGGATGTGCTACGAGGTATTTACACAACTCGAGACGTTTCTGTATCTCCTGGAGCAGTCGATTCTAAGAATAGAAATTGGTACAGCACTCTTAGTGTGTGGAAGACATTAACTCAGCAAGCATCCTCAAGCATTCTCAATGCTGCAGCAAGCGAATCTCATAAATATGCAGCGCGTCCAAATAACCCCACACCGGCTTATACAGCAGTTGGAGAAGGTTCGCTTAGAAATGAAATTAACATGGTGCACGCAGAGCTGCAAGAATTGGTACAAAAATCCGATGAGACCTTTGATGCTACTGAAAAGAAAGATATAGAAACTGCTATTGCGGATAAAGAATCCTATTTAGAAAAACTTGAATCTATTCTTGCCAAAGTTCCAAAGAATGAAGAAAAAACCAAAGATGAGAAAGCACTGGTTAAAAAATTAAATTCTAAATGGTCTGACTATGACACAGGTATTTCTGATCGCACAGTTAACCTAAGAGCGCTATCAACAAAGGTTGGATACATTCAAGGTATTCTTGATAAAGCGCAAGTTACTGGAAAGTATTTAAACGATGAAGACAAAAAAACTCTATTAAATGAGCGAGATGAGCTTAATTATCTTATTTTCAGATTAAAGTATGATCCAAAATTAAGTTCATCTGAAATATCTTCTATCGAAAAAGAAGTTAAACTTATCGAAAAGGAATCCGGCAAAGCATATTCTAAATCTCTCACTCAATCCTACGGAAGAACTTCAGGAGAATCGATGCATTCGAAAAAAGAAGAAAAACTTCTTGGTTCTTCTAAAGCTGCATTGGATAAGTATAAGAACTATCTTGAGACAACAAAAGATAAAATTGAGGGAAAAAAGAAAACACTACAGCTGATTAATGAATGGCTTACTGACTACTCCAATATGGATAAAACTCAATCTCGTATTAATACTATCAATGAAGCTCGACATTATGTAAGCGAGCACGAAGCTAAAATTAAAGCAGCTGAGTCCAACATAGAAAGTATATATTCTGAAAAAACAGGGGAATCCCTTAGCGATTATCAAGAAGCACAACTTCAGAAATATAAAGATCATCTGCAAACACTTCAAGAAGATTCAGAATATCAAGATGCTGTAGCACTTCTAGAAAAATATGAGGGCGGCTCAGAGTCTATTACCTCATCTTCAAGTTTACTTGAGCGTGTTTTAGATATTCCTGCCGAAACTATTAAAGATGATAAGATACGTAATGCCATTCTCGTTTTAAGAGAAGAATTAGGTAGATACATCAAGAAATAACACAGCAGCGCGGTGAATAAATGACAACAAAAGACAACCCGATCAAATCCGATCAGTCAGATATGATGAAAAACTTTCAGGATATGGTTCCCCGATCCATATTTGCTGAAGCAGACCCTGAACTTATGGATAAGAAGGGAGCAACCTTTACTGGGTTTACTGGAGGAACTGGCTACGGGTTTAATCAGATGATGATGGCTGGAATGGGTGGAATGGGTTCAAATAATGTATTGCGTAACCCATCACGCCGTTTCTATGATCCTGAAATAACTACAACAGCAATCTACTTACCTAGAAATATTCGTCAAAAGAATAGATGGTGCCGGTGGTTCTTCGATCATGATGAATTCGTTGGTGCAGTTCTTGAACTTCATGCTGAGTTACCCTATTCTCGAGCAGAAATCATCGTTGATGATACCATGATTAAAAGACATATTGAGGATTGTTTGGATAAAACAAATTTCTTCTCAATGTTGCCTGCAATTGACCTTGAGTTCATGAAGATTGGAGAAGTGTTTATTCACACTCCCTGGGATGAGTCTAAGGGAATGTGGAGTCACATTATCATACACAACCCCGACTTTGTTGAGGTAAGAACAACCCCGTTTGCTGATTCTGAATCAGTTATCGAACTCAGACCTGACGATGAATTAAGAAAAATAGTTCATTCGACGAAACCAGAAGACCAGCAACTTAAGAAACGTTTACCGAAAGAAGTCGTTCGCCGGGTTCTTACCGGAAAGAATATAATGTTGGATTCACGAGAAGTGACTCATATTGCTCGTCGAAGCAATCCTTACGATATTCGTGGAACATCACTACTGAATCGCTTGTTCAGATTATTGATGTATGAAGACAAGCTCCGCGAAGCCCAAATCACAATAGCTGACAACTTCATTTATCCATTAAAAATATTCAAACTCGGTGACCCACAAAAGGGATGGATTCCTGATGAATCTCATCAGAGAGCCCTGGCCCAAATGCTTCAAAATGCTAATTTCGACCCAAATTTCAGCCTTATCTATCACTACGGACTTCAAGTAGAATACATGACTGTTGCTGACAAAGTCATGCGTCTCGATAAAGAATGGCAAGAAATAAGCGAAAAGAAAATGATAGCCCTTGGCGTTTCGAAAGAGATGTTGACCGGAGCCTCTACGTACGCCTGTTTCACTGAAGGAACGCAAATAACTACACCAAGCGGTATAAAAAACATTGAGAATGTCTCTAAAGGGGACTTCGTATTGGATAAAGACGGTTTGTCTCAAAAAGTTACGGATAACTGGTGTGAAGGAATACCAGAAAACATAACTAAAATAAAATTATGGGGAAACAAAGAAATAACATGCACAACTAACCATAAATGGCCTGTGTGGGCATGGCCAAGAACATGTGCTTGTGGTTGTGGTAAAGAAATAAAAGCAGGAAAAGCATATGCTCATTCTATCGGTCAACCTGTACAACGACCTTTATTGAAACAACTAGATTGTAACAGAGCTACTATAAATCGTAAGCATCAAGTGGGAGTTCCTATCGAATATAATCCAATTATGGAACTAACCGCTGAGAATATAAAAGCATGGGATTTTTTAATGATCCCACGAAAGTTCAATGAAATACAAGCTAACGTAACTGCTGACAAAGCTAGGCTGCTTGGATATTTTCTTGCTGAAGGTAATTATTCGAAGCATGCTCGAACAAAAGAATTAACCGGAATTAATTTAACATTTAATGTAACAGAAAGGGATACTCTGGTAAAAGAAGCGAAGGAACTCTGTGAAAAGATTGGCATACCTATAATTCAAATTGAAGAAAAAACAGGATCACTGCGATTAAGATCAGCTAATAGGGAAGAATTTAAAGATATTGTTCTTTGGTTTAAGGAGAACGCAGGAGAATATTCTCACCAGAAAAAACTATCTGAAGAAGCCATGCGCTGGCCCGTAGAGTTAAAGAAAGAACTTATCAAAGGTATGTTCAAGGGGGATGGTTGTCATCAAGTTAGAAAGCGTACCGGTCAGCATACACTAAGCTATACAACTACATCAGAAGTACTAGCTAATCAAGTTGAACTTATCCTTGCTCAATTAGGATTTCCTGTTAATTGGGTAGTTCAAACCAATACTATAAGAAATTTAACCAGTAAGTACAAGCGTAAGAAAACGTATAGGTTAGATATTTATGGAAAATTTGCATGCGACCTTGAGAGTATAATTTGGGGAGATGCCGCTCGATTCAATGTTGACTCTACAAAAGAATTCAATAGCCAAAAGGCGTGGATTGATGACAACTACGTATATACTATGATTCGTTCTGTAGAAACGATTAAGAATACTAAAAAAGTATATAACTTAACTGTTGAAAACACACATAGCTACTTAACAAGAAACATAGGAACATTTAATTCAGCTAACGTTGGTTTGCAAATGCAATTAGCTCGCTACAGAGCAAAGCGTGATTTATTCGAAGTTCGCTGGATGATGGACAAATTCTTTAGAATCATGGCTGAAAAGAATGAATGGTATAAACGTGACGCTCGGGAAATACTGGGACATTATCGAGTAACACGCTCAGCTGAAGAAAAACGCCAAAGATTAATTATGCCTAAAATGATGTGGCATAAGAAACTTATGATGCGTGATGATCAGCAATTCTTAACCTTCCTCAACAATGTTTATGCCCAAGGAAAAGGTCCTATCTCTGCTATAACACTTTTGATGGGGATGGGCTTAGATGTTGAATCGGAATTAAGAAACAAGAGTCGCCAAAAAGAATTCGAGGATATGATTGGAGAGTATATTCAAACTCCTGCCGTTACTGGACCGGCAACACCTCCTCCCGGAGGAATGGGAGCTATGGCAAAACTCAAAGATAAATTGAAATTTGGTAAGAAGGAAAAAGAAGAGGAAGCACCAAAACCAGATGAATCAATAGATAGAGAGTTTGTAGGGCATGCTGATAAAGAAAAGAAACTCATGGAAAAAAGCGCTGCTCTTCTTCAAGAAGAGAATAGCGATATTGATCTTACTAATAATATAATTCCTGTTAATGCCGATGCCTGGAACAAAAATATCAGTTCCCCCAATGTACCCCCCGAAGTTATCTTTGCTATGACATCATATGATAACAAGCTCAGATCATTTCAGAAAAAGTATAATGGTAATTTTAAAGAAGGCATTGCTGAGAACTCGAAAGACCTTCTTAAATCTCTTGTTGATATTTATGTGCAAGGCAAGCTTGCAGCTTATAATTGGACGAACTTTCTACCGATATATCGGCAACACTATGCTCAAGGAGATGATCTGCGTGACTATTCAGATATCGTTCTTTCGAATGAATTTGAAGAGTGGATATTTGATCTTTCTAAAATGGCCATGGATAAAGACAAATTATATAAACATGTCAGGGATTTGTCAAATACCTGCTTTTGCTATGGTCAACTCAAAGGATTTCAGGAACAAGGAATATACAATGTAAAAGTTAGCAATTCAGAATCTATGGATGGGCTGCGCTATACTGTCGGAGAACTCAATAAGAAAGGCAAGAATCTATCATCGATTGTATCCCCTATGGGAGAAATCGTTATGTTCTCACCCTGCATTGAAGGCTTTGATGATGAAGATTTTGGAAACAGCGTTGATCCTAATATCAAACGATATAAGGATAGCTATCTTGCAGGAATTCAAGTCAAGAACTGCCCAGTTGAGTTCGGTCCTTTCTTAGAAAGATACATAAATAAGTTTGGCAAATACTTAAAAAAGGAATACGATAATGTAGTATTTGTTTCAGATGTCATTAATTTACCAGCGTGGGAAGAAGAACAAACGAAACGAATCGAAGCTGAACTAAGAGATATCAAAGCAGAAGTTAAACAGTATGTGCTGTTAAATAGATTATCTCAAGATAAGTTTAGTAAGATCGGTAAAGTTCCTGCTTATAAGCATGGAAAAACAATGTACATCAGTAATTGGATAGGCATGGAAGATACACCAATAACTGAAAATCTTCTGAAGTACCTGCCAGTTACAGATGAATCTTTATACAAGAATGTTGAGAAAGTATTTAAAACAGCGAGCAACGACTTAACAAAAGATGAATTAAATACATATAGAATATTTGGATACATTCAGCCACTTTACGATGGTAATGAAGAAATAATGGGCTGGCGGGCAATCGAAGGTATTAACAAAGTTGATGGTGTTGACGAGAAGGTTGTATTTGGAAAGAATTGGGATTCAACCGGGAAATGTGCATCATCATATACACGAGAGCCACGACAACTATTTGAAGATAATATTCGTCTTTGGATTGATTATCCGAATAAACTAAATGCAACGATAAAGACATGGTTTGAAAATATTTAATTGTTCGGAGATTCGAAATGAATACAACAGAACTAAATGTATTTCGAGAAAAACAAGCTATTGCTATTGGAACTATAATAGAATGGATACTTGAAAAAGCTGTAGCGTATGGACCAACTATATTAGAAATCTTATCAATTCTTTTACAATCAGTAAAGAATAAACAAGAAACTACTATTTCTGCAACAGAGTATGCCGTATTTACTAAAGAAGCAGCATTGCCTAATTTCATAAAAAATAAAGCGATGAGCCTTCTACACAGCTCTGCCGAATTTGCGGGTGAGTTTGTAGATGGTCTGAGAACAATATCAAGTGCAGATAATGTTGAAGCTATTGAGAATTTTATGAATGGTTCTTTCGGAAGAATACTTGGAACAATCCTTGTAAAACTTGGTGTTGATAGGAATAATTTAGAATCAGTTAAAGATTCCATACCGGAAGTTCTAAAAGAAATAAATAATGTATTAATGTCAATAGAGTCTATAGTATCTAATATTAAAGGCCATCATGAAGAAACTCCTGAAGAAACCTCGGGGCAGAATATAAATCTGGGTCCTGAAGATTATAAAGTAAGTTTTGAGAGGAATGTTATGAAAGTAAATTCTAATGTTTTAGTTATCACAGCTGCTGATGCAGCATACAAAGAAATTGAAGATGCTATGAAACGAATAGCAACCAACCATAGCATAGATAATGTCTCCAGCATAGATATTGAAATATCAAAAGAAGGAAGCATAGTTCATTTCAATCAACGAGTAGCAGAGATTGATCTTATGGCAGGTTTAGCGTCAGGTCTTGCAAGCAGGTACGGTGGAAAAGAATCATGGGGAGAAACAGGAGTAAAATCACTTTTGGGGGGTTTAACTAATATGGGGTTTCCTATGGGGCAAGCCATTGCAAAATATATGGGTGGTGGCATGGCTGCGCAACTTATCGCTGGCGGCGTAGGGGCACTTGCTTGGGGATTACTGACAGGAAGCGATGATAAAAAGAAAAATGAAGCTATGAATCAAGAAGCAATGTCTGGTGCTACATCTGATCCAGCGATACAACAGCTATTTGATACCTTAAAAGAAAAATATCCAAATGTTCCTGAAAGTATGATCTGGAAACGAGTTGTTGGAATGCTCTCTCAATTTAACGGTGGAATGCAATAAATTTCGTACGAGGATCATTTCTATGTGGTATAAACAAGCGGGAAGAATGTCAAGTTTGATTAACTATATGAGAAAACTTTACCAAAGAATACGTTCTGGTGAAGAAGTACCTGAGGAAGATTTAATACGATTGTCGAAGCGTATCAATAATTTTTACAGTACTAAACCCCATTCACAATATCAAATGGCAACCAGGCAGTATGAAGATATTTGCTCAGAGTGGGAGAAAGCGCGAGACAAACGAAAAAAAGAATTGGAGCGTATGGAAGCGGTTCCTATTGAGGAATCGAATACATCTGATACAATGGAATCTACTGAATCTAAACAAGCACGGGAGATTACTATGAAAGATAAAAAAGCATCAAATAGAAATTATGTTATTTTTCACAAAGGTCCTATTGAAATGAATGGCAAAGGTATCTCTTATATAACAGATAAAGAACGTGACGAAAAGATGTCTCCTGATCAAGGGATTGAAGCTATCATAGAGGATTTATCAGGAACATATCCTGAATTCTATGAGTATCAATTACATTTATATATTAATGCTGATATGGCTGGATATGGAATGGAAGTTGATTATCACCAAGGTGAAGTTCCCGATGAAGTTGTCGATAAAGTTTCAGAGTGGCTGTGGCAGAATGTTGGTTTTGAGAGAATAGAAGAAATTTCTGATGAGAAATTTAGCAAAGTAACGAAAGGAAATATTATGAAAATTAATAGCAATACTATCAGTCTTACAAAAGAATCTTCAGAATTTAGTAAAATCGAAGACATTATTATGAAAATAGCTGCAGTCAATGGAATAAAAGATGTTGAATCTGTACAAATCCAACTTACTGCTGACAAAGGAATTGTCGGATTTAAAACAGCGTATGATCAAGCTCAGGAATGGGCACAAGCACAAAATCAGAAAAACTATGAGCAGGCTGCTGCTGAAGCAGCTTCTGCAGGACAAAGTTCTACAGGACAGCAACCTCAAATAGATCCAGCTACTGGAAAACCTGTTGTACCACCAGCAACGGGTTCAACAGGAACAACAACACAACTAGCACAATAAAGTATGGGAGAAATTGTATGAAAATTAATAGCAATACTATCAGCCTTACAAAAGAATCCTCTGATTTTCAGAAGATAGAAGAAGTCATTATGAAAGTTGCTGCTGTAAACGGCATCAAAGATGTTGAATCAGTTCAAATCCAACTCATGCCTGATAAAGGTGTAGTTGGTTTCAAACTAGCTGCAGATGGACAGCTAGATCCAGCACTGCAGGCACAACAAGCGCAGCAAGGTCAACCTGCAACAGGACAACCTGCAGCAGGGCAAGTTCCTGGACAACCTGCTGCTAATCCAGCATTAACCAGCGCAACTGGAACTCCTGCTCAACCTGGACAAGAACAGGCTCCTGCCGGAACTCCAGGAGCAACGAGTGAACAAAAAATTAATTTTGATTCAGTAGTTCAAGGATTAGATGAACAATTGGCAGCGGATCAACAACAATTTTCACAACAAACGAATCAATAATGTAAATGTATAAATCATTCATTAAACGAAGAATAGCATATCTTCTTGAGAAAAAAAATATCATAAGAACGAAACTCGGCAGAAGCCGTGTTTCGTTTTTTTCTGATATTAAAAGAAAAGAAATCATAGTTTGGATGTGGCTTCAGCAGAATAAGGATAAAGATCAAATTACTGAAGCCGCAATGGATAAATTCAATCTATCTGAACAAGATGCAGAAAATATATTCTATGAAGCCTATCCAGATGGTCTGAGTCCTCAAGAAGAAGAGATGGTTGATGACCTTGATAAAACATTAACGCGTGTTGTTGATCTCAAACCATCAATTATTACCGACATGACTGATGTTTTGATGGGTGATGCTCCAGAAGAAACCCTCAATCAATATACCACCGATCCTGAAGTACAGAATCAAATAAAAATAGTCGTTGGAACTCTTCTAAAAAGTCGTAGCATCATCTAATTTTCAAAAAATGTACTTAAAATAAGCCAGCGTATCGTTATTTTTAGAATTAATTGAAATTTCATGAGGGGTTACTATGCACTTTGCAGGAATAACTAATATAGATGAACTTTTAAAAAATGCTGGTGAGGGTTTTGAGGCAAGTGATCTTGAAATGCCTACAACAATGAAACCAGAAGTAAGAAAAAAGTTAAATAACGCAATAGCACCCTATACAACCGGTTCAGAATCGAATAATACATATTTTAAAGCAGTGCCCCTTGATAGTTTTTTTGAAGCTCTTGAGGCGCATGGATATGTTCCTCTGCAAGAAGACAATACTTATTGGAGCGGTGGCCTTTTTGGTGAGGAAGGTAGAGCAAATATTGAACTGGGTGTTAAACACAGTGTAGATACAAACGGTTTTTTTAAGCCGGTAACTAATGCTATGCTTGTTATAAATTGGACAAAGATGCCGTCAGGAAAATACGAAGTAACCGCATATATTTCTTAAAAAGAGAGGATATCATGGCAGACTATCTCAGACATATTAATTCAGTAAATAATCCTGGTCAGGTAACTGAACTTACCAAAGGCACTAAAGAGAAAATAGCTGAACTCATTGAGATAAAACATAAAGAACACTGGCTTGCACCAACCATCCATGGTTTTGTTTATGGAACAACCCGAGCCCTAGATTTTGGGGATTATTGGGGAACCATGGGAAAAAATATATTCAAGAATGGGCAATCTGATTGGGAATGGGCCACTAACAGAAACGCGGATTTGTTCAACTATGATGAAATAATGGATCATGACGAAAAAGGTAATCCACGATATCTTACTTTCAGAAATGCCGCGATGCACGTCAACCACAACAGCCATGACCCCCAGCTTAGTATAGGATTAGTTTTTGATGCAACACCAGTCATGGATAAATATGGTGATACCAACATTGTTATTCTTTTCGGTGTAGACAGAATGAAAGCAGCAAATATTGCACGAACTCTTGAAACATATCCAACTAGGCTTTATACAAGTATGGGATGTTCTATTAAAAGCAGTATGTGTACTGTCTGCAGTAAACAAATAAAGAAAGATGCAGATTTCTGTGAATGCCTGCGGCATCATCGGGGAAATAGAATAAAAGGACGAAAGGTAGCTGAACTGCTCCAGAAGATGGCTTTCTACGAGCAATCAATTGTAACAACACCAGCTTGCCCTAATGCAGGAGTTCTCGATGCTGTATCCGAAATGATACCTGGTAGAATTCTAAAAGTCGCTTCTGAACTTGGGGAAGATGCAAACTTAGTTCTTCGTATTATGGCAAATATTCACCAATCAATTAAATTAGCCAGCTCTGTTCAAGAAAAGAAACGATTGGCTAATCAATTAGATGCACTTATTAATAAACTTGAAAATATGATATCAGTTGCTTGAGGTTATACAATGGCAAAGGGAATGCAGCATAAAAAGAAAGTACCAGGGAGAGGTCTTGCAACTCTCAATATGCGGTATCTTGGAAACGCATCGATGGATTCATTTGGATGGGTTCCCATTTCTGACTTTAATTCTAAAGTATTTGAGAAATTTTTAAATGACACCATCGCCAATAACCCTTTTGTGGGCATTTATAGATACATGAGAGACTATTCAGGTACTCTATATGTTTTAATGGATAAATCTTCAAAACTGTATTCGATACTCAATTCTGAAAAAGCCGGTTCGGGAATTAAAGACGAAATAGGTGCAACTGAAGCAATTCCAGGGAAACCAATTGACCAGAGAAGAATACCGTATCAACGAGATTTGCAGCAGGAAATGCCTAGTTATTTTAAGGATGCTCAGGTAGTTATAGATTGTCTTCAGGGAAAATCAATATCTCCAAATGCAGCAATAAAACTAATTAACAAGCCGAATGATCCAATACGATATATAGAGTATGCATCTGCAATTATAGATGATATCAATATAGTTAACGATATTAGTACTAATGCAAAGCAGCTGTGGATAAACTGTACAGGTGGTTTCGTTAAAGGTATATCTTCTCACGAGGCTATAAGTATTGCTGAAAAACAAGGAAGTATGTCAACAAACATCATTGATATGCTCGCCCCTCCAGAGCAACTAAATGCTCGCGTTAGCTTTGATACATTCGAGGGTGTGCTCGATGCCAATGTTCTGCAAGAATATGAAAAAATATTGGATGAAGCTGTTAAAAACGATATTGAGAAAAAGTATGCAAAAAATCAAAAGCCAGTTATAACAAAGATGTCATCCCGCTATGTAGTTCTTCGAAAAGGAGCAGATGTCTCAAATGAGCCAGCAGAAGAATTGACTGATGCACAACCGGAAGTTCAGCCAGAAATGATAGAAAAAGAACCAGAAGCAATATCGGAGATACAATACTATCAAAATGGATATTACATCGATTTTAAAAAGAACGGAGTTTCAAAAACAAAAGTAGTGTATATACTGGCAGGAGAAAAAGATATTAACGAAGTTACTGTTGATATGGCTGGTGCAGGATTTACTCTATTCGATTTTATTGATAAAAATACCGGACTTGCAGAAATACAACAGACGCTCAATGATAATACTACAGATCTTTTTGGAAAACTACCTTTTGTTCAATCAGGACGAAGCGTGGCAGACCTTCCAGCAGATGTTGAAGCAGTTAGAACTAAAAACGAATTTAACCTGGTTTATAAAAAAACTGTCGTTTCTGGAATAGATACTGCTGCTTTAAAAGCAGCGTATGCTAAAACTGATTTAGGAGATATTCGAAGTTATTATGAGCCAAAATAAACTCTAAAGGAATCAGTAATGGGTGATTTTGAATATTTAAAAGAGGATGAGGAGCCTACCGGAGTTGGTGCTGATATCTTTGTACGTAAGCGCAAACCTGGGCCAGCAGTGGGTGTAGGCTACTATGTTGATATATACGAAAACGGTGTTAAGATTCAAAGTATTGATGCCAAAACAAAAAAAGATGTTAAGCAAATACTGGATGAATACAAAGGAAAATACAATACTATGAGATCCTTTGAAATTGAATCGCAACAGCATGTAACATACAAAACAAAAGAAGAACGGGGCGAAACACCACTTAAAGATACTGAACAAGAACTTAAATCTAAAGAAACAGTAACACCAGAACGAGGAGAAACAGCTATGCAAGCTATCGATCAAATCCTTCTTAAAAAAGCATCAACTATAGAAAATTTATTGAACCGTTTGAAAGATCCAACCCTTCCTGTACGCAGATGGGCAGCAGATACTTCAGTTGAGCAGGGTAGTGTTGATTTTCTTCCTGAGACACCCCCAGCTGGAGGAGCAGAAGGCGATGCTGACGTAACTGAGCAAACGGTAGCAAATCAAATGATAGCAAAGCTTGTTGAATACACGCAAAGTAATGTTCAAAAGCCAGTCGATGAATTATACAATGGTATAAAGCATTGGATGTCCCTTGTTAAGAAAAAACTCAAAGACTGGGAAAAGATGGCAGGAAAGACATTGGACAGAGCACTCATAGCTAACCAAATAAAAAATGTTGTTACGTCTGGTAATGTTGAAACCATTAAGCAATCGAGTGGTATAGATGTAACTCCTGATATAGCAACAGCACTTCAGAAAGTAACTTTAATGGAAATAGGATCTGCACAGGATAAAGGAATTCTTGCAGAGAGTATGGGGAGGGCAGCTTCTTTAGAAGAAGCTGTCGCAAAAGTTATCGGAGTTGTATCAAAGGCGCCTGAAGCTGAAGCTAAGTATGAAGCAGCGCAAGCGCTCAAGGAAACATTTGGGGACAGCATACCAGATATCGTTCAGATGCTTCCTGAAACGTTTCATGGGAAAGCAGTAGAAAAAGCAATTAAAGAAATGGAGCAAGACGCTATGGATAAATCAGATTCAATTAGTACTACAGCAGTTAATCCTACTTCAATGAATCCTACCGTTGAAATAAGCATAAAAGCATTTTGGAAATATGTTAAAGATACTCAAAAAACGGCGGCACTAGATGTGCTGTTTGAAGAATGGATAAATTCACAAAATATTGATATCGATACTACAAGATTAATTTACGCTACAATTTGCAATGAAGTAACTACAATATTTGAAGATAGAACTGCTGTTGTTACAGGAGATGCTATTTTTTATATTGAGATAGCTGATGCCAAAAATGTATCACATTTTGAAGGTTATGTAGCGTTTATGTATGGTATAGTACCAAGACCCATAGTAAAAGCAACCGGACCAGAAATTTATGGAAAAAATGTTATTAGCTCTAAAGCAATTAGAATAGAAAAAGAACTCGAAAAAAGTATTCTTGGATTCACATCTGAGGAAGATGCTGGCAAGATGCAGGAAGAACTTGAAAAAGCGGTTCATTCTGTTCCTGAAACGTATGAATTAGTACATTCTGGAGGAGCTATTATTAGCTTTAGTCCAGATCTGCGTGAACAAGTTGCAGAACAATAAAGTTAACGAGCTAGCGCAACTACATTCGACTTTTTATTTTTGAAATAATCCAGCATACTGAGTATTGTTTTATTCTGGATTGGCATACTTGATGCGTCGAATATATATTTTTTGAGTTTTTCTGGATGTTCACGGTATTTAAGAACTTTGCTTACATTCTTTACAAAGTATCTTTCATAGACACCGTCTTTCAAATAATAGAAACCTATAATTGCTGAATTCTTAGTTATATCTTCTTTTGTTCTGATATGATTCTGAGGAAACCCTGACATTCCTTTTTGCAAGAGATGCCAGTTTCTTTTAAGCATACGCTCTTTAATAAAATCGAATATTTCTATAGAAGCTTTCTCACCTTCTTCTTCTGTCCTTTTAGTAAATACACTATCATAGAAAGTATCATCGAGAGTGCATTCTTCCATGCCTACATAGTGTGGATCAAACTTTACATGGCCATATTGAATAAGAGTACTCCAGTCTCCTGGAGCTCGAGTTATTTTATCTCCGTCAGCAAGAGTAGGAAGAAAATACAAAGAACCAGCAGCATCACGTACTTTCGGGAGTACTTGTTCGCCACCGTGTGTGGGTCGTGTGTAGAAATCTAACTTTTTTCGCAAATCCAGTACTTTACCCATGATACTCCTCCATCTATGCATAAGTTTGTCATTCTCCATAACTAATATGAATATACACCTATGTGGTGTATAAGTCAAGAGTTTTTGATAAAAATTTCTAAAAGACTTAAAAAAAATACGTAATTCTGTAATCTTCTGATTAACCTAACCAAAGGAGTTTTTGTTAATGGAAGCTTTAAAGAAAGAGTTTTGGAAACATGCTGCATCCGTTGGCGGTCCCGCCGATATAGAAGATATTTTTCTTTCATGGGCTGCTGATAAAAAATTAGCATTTGATAAAGCTATACCCTTGTGGAGTTCTATAAACAAAGACGTTTATGCTGCTTTTGGTCAAAAACTTGCTATTTCAATGACTGCTGAGGAATTGCAAGAATTAACATCAAAAGCACCTTCAGCTGTAGCAGGAGAAGGTCCACTTGAAAAAGCTAAAGAAGAAATTGCAACCGGAATTGATACAACTGCATCGCCGAAGCAAGAAGAAGCAAAGAAAACACTTCTGGATTCTTTGAATGAACCTGACGAAGAAAACGTGCCTACTCTACCAACAGAAGGAATACTACCAGCACCTCCTGCGGGGGGAACACCTCCTCCTTTACCAGGAGCATCGCCAGTAGGAGCACCACCAGCACCATTAGTATAACACGAAGTATCATCAAGTACTTTAAAAAAACTGAACAAACATCCTTAAAGTTTCAAGTATGGCGTGTATATTTGATTTTCGAAACCAATTCATAATTTCATGAAATTATATGGCCGAACCAACAATCGATTCTAACATCGGTGGAGTAATTCCACCTTTAGCAGGAGAAGGCGTACCCACAGGACCGGGTAGCAAAACTCCACCTACCCCTGGTAAAAACTTGGGCGCAGGCACACCTTTGGGCGGCGGACCTGGAGTAGACGCTGCAGGTGCACCAGGAGCACCTTCAAAAGGAGGTCCTGTAGCTCCAGCACCAAAATCACCCGAGGAACAACAAGCCGATGCATTAGCAGAAAGAGCTGGTCCTACCTTAATAAATAATCTTTCTAAAGTTCTTGATGAGAGTTCTGGTCTTCTTTCTGAAGAAGATTCAGACGATGGCGGAGCTGCTATTGAAGAAGCTATGAATATAGCTGCTAGCGTTCATTATGCAGAAATATCAGATAAAAAATTAGAACAACTTGTCAATCATCTACTCGATCTCGGATGGACTGAAAAAGTTCTAAAAAGTCTTATCACAAGAACAAACCTTGAACCAAAAGAATTTTTTAAGACGCTAGTCGAAAAAATAAAGTCCTCTGGAGAAGCAGGGGCAAATGAATTTTTAAAATCAAAAATGCATCCTGAAGAGGATACGGGATTGATAACACCGCCACCTAGTACGCCAGCTATGGGAGCAACACCAGCTTTACCAGCAGCGCCTACTGGTGGTCCAACTCCGCCTCCTCCTCCGGCACTTGCAAAAGAATCAGTAAAGGCAAGTTTAGCAGACGTAGGTCTGAAAATTAAAAACAATAACATGAGAGAGGCTGTAATGAAAGAAAAAGTCATTGTTACAAAAGAAGGCACTCTCGAAAAGGTTTCTGACAATAGCACAGAAGTACTCAATAAGCTCGTACTCGCAATCAGAAACGCAAAAAGTGCCATGACTACTGTTGAGGAGGAGAAACTTCGCTATGCTGGAGTTCTTGCTCTCAAGTTCGCAGCTGAAGACGAAAAAGAAGACGAAGATGAAGGCGAAGACATCGATCTTGGTGAAGACAAAGGCGATGATATGGAAGCTGATGATGAATTTGGCGAAGAAGATGAAGGTTCCGAAGACCTCAACAAAGAAGATCTTCTTGCCGGTATTGACGCACTTGAAGGTGCCGTTCAGCAAATCAAAGATGCTATCAAGGGTGTTGAGTCCGAAATGGGAGCTCCTGGAGCAGACATGTCTCCTGAAGGATTCGATACAGCAGATAGTATGATCGGAAAAGGTGTGGATATAATGGCCAAAGCTCGTGAAGTTATCAAAACTGCAAAATTTGATATTAAAAAACTTGACGAGAAAAAAGATAAGAAAAAAGGCAAAGGTGGCAAAGGTTCTAAAGATGCCATGAGCATGACTATGGGAAAATCCTCTGCCAAGAAAGATGATGACAAGAAGAAAGATGACGACAAGAAGAAAGACGACAAGAAGAAAAAAGATGAAGAAAAAGATAAGAAAGCAAATGAAGATGCAAGCGATGATCTGATACAAAAGGTTAAAGCTCGTCTCGCTAAATTCCGTGAGGAAAAAGAAGCGAATCTTTATCCGTTCAAAGAATTGCAGGGTCCAGTTGAAAATCTTGATAAGATCAATGTTGAAGGCGGAAATATCAAAGATATCGGCTCAGAACCGGCATCAGATAAAAATGGCCCGACGATCAACAATGCTCCGCTGTCTTATGCAACAATTCCTGTAAAACAGGAAGGCAAAGCTACATCAGAAACTAATGTTAGCATGCCTGGTAAGAAAGCAGCATCGGCTGATGCGATTCAGAATGTTTTCGATAAGGCTCGTTTGTCTGTCGAACTCGCATCAACACAGCAATTACGCGGTCTCATTGATAATCCACTCAAAGAAGCCATGGTTAAAAATATGGTAGAAGCTGGTATTCATGAAGCTGCAGCAAAAGATATTGCACATAATGCATTTATCGATGGGTTCGAAGCAGCTCAGAAAATCATTATAAAAGAAGCCTTCGAAACGTTTATGACTAAACCGTATGATGATTTCGTCAAAGTAGCGAAATTTACAAAAGATTATGTTGGTAGAGAAGACGTTCTAGCATCTGTAGCAGATGAAGAAACCCGTGAGAAAACAGCCAGTGTGAACGCTCCACTTCGTGGTTCTAGTGTAGATGGTAGTGGAGATGAGTACAAGAAATACTGGCAAGATGTCCATCGCAATAGGCGTGGATTCTAAATTTAAACTAAGGAGTGACCTATGAGCACCATACTTCCTGATTTAGGGCGCAATGGCCTCGTGAACTCCATCCGTCGGCTCAACGGTTTCAATAATCCTGGCTACAGAGCAGTTTCCCCTGCGGAAACGTTCATCGCTGGAATGGTTGCAAACCTTGAGGCAGATAGCAACGGTAATCCTGTTCTGACAGTAGCAAATAATTCCGATACATCAATCATCGGTCTTTTCTACTGCCACAAGACTACCAATTTCTATCGCCCGATAGTGGATGAAGAACAAACTTTCAGTACATCACCGAATACCAGCACGATTCTCTATTTGAATCATGCAAATGTAAAAACCGGTTCCGTTCTTATTACAAGCGGCGGTCTTGCAGTAGTTGGCGGATGGACTCTGACCGAAGTAAACGGTTATATTACAAAAGGTTCTACTGGTACTGGAACCTGGAAAATTACGTATCTGTACGAAGATCCGACTCTGACTGGTCTCGATCAGACTCTCGGTTCTGGTATGGCCGCAACACTGGAAGATCGCGGTGAAGCAGCAACTCTCGTATATAATACAAGTGCAGCGTATACTCTCATGGGAAATCTGTATGTTAACGCATCAGGTTATCTTACAAGTTCAGGAACAGTTGTTGTTGGTAAAGTTACCAAAGTTCCATCGGCTGATAATCCAGAACTTCATTTTAAATGGACAATATAAGGAGGAAGCAATATGTGGTCTAACGGAATGGAAAAGAAAAAAATCGCTTCTCCTTATAATGATGAGAAGCTCTTAAATCCTAAAGCCTACGGTGGAACTAACTCCGCAGGTCGCGCCAAAGAATCAAAAGAAGATATGTTTGATTCTAAAGGCCAAATGAATGCATGGAATCACAAAGATGTGATTACCCAGCAGCAAAAATTCTCTGAAGTTCGTGACAAGTATCAGAGGAAAGCCTCTACGAACTTTTATTCTCCTGAAGAAAAACAGCGCATAGTTGAGTCTGTTTTCAATGGTAACGAAGCTGAGCGGATGAGATTCGGCGCAGAGATGATTCCTCTTATCCTTGATAGACTGGACTATGAAGGTTTTATCCGTCAGGTGTTCAAGACACATGAAGTTGCACAAGGCCAAATTATATCCTATGAAAAGGATATCAATGTCACGGCTCTTGTCATTCAAGAAGACGGACAGACAATCGAAACAGTTGTAAAAGGAAACCGCGTATTCCCTCCTGAATTCTGGGTCACTGCGTTTCCGAAAATCAACATGTCTGAAATTGCTCGTCGTCAGTATGATATCGTTGATCGTACACACGACAAGGCAACTTTTCAGATCATGTTACAAGAGGACCGTGCTGGTCTTGCTGAACTGTATGCAGCATCTACTCTTGAGAACAACCAGATTACCATCAGCTCAAGCATCAACAAAACGGTTCTTGAAACTATGCAACTCGAAGTTGAAAGGCACCGTCTGTTGGTTGATAAATTCATTATCAATCGTGCTGAGCTCGGCGATCTTAAAAAGAACATCAACGCAATCGATTATGATCCTGTCACATCTCGCGATGTACTTCTCACAGGTATCTTCGCATCTATATGGGGCGTTAACATATTCGTATCTGCTGGTGTTGATGAGCAAGGTCTCCAGAACGTTTCTGTTCCTGAAGGCGTTGTATTCGCAGTAACAGAGGGCCGATATCTTGGGGCGATGCCAGTAAGGATAAGCCTTACCATGCTCCCAGCGGACGCTTTCGTGTTTGGGAAATTCCAGTACGGCTACCTCTTCGGGGAGATGATTGGAATGGCCATCCTGAATCCCAGGGCGGTTGCCTGTGGAGTTAAAACTGGTGCTACAATACCATCCTGGATGGCGTGAGCAAGTAAGTAATAGTATTGAACTTTACTTTGAAAACCCCCAAGAACTTTTCTTGGGGGTTTTTTATTTGTTGACTTTTACACCTATACGTATTATATTATATGTATGAAGGCAATAGAATTAAACAATGTGCAAATAGATACTATATTAAATTTGTATAGAACTGGAAAATCCCTAGATGGAATAGGAAAATCTGTTGGGATTAATAAACATCTTGTTAAAAAGATATTACAAAGAAATGGCATAGAAGTCAAGAAACCAGAACGCATATCTCAAGAAAAAATAGGAATATTCATAAAAGAGTTTGAGCGAACCGGTTCTACGCATGCGTCTAAGTGCGCTTCTGGCATAGGACAAAAGGGGGCTTTGCGAATTATAAAGGAGTATCGTTTACTTGAAAACAGAAAGTGTATCTATTGTGGGTCAACAGATATCCTGAAACTAAAGAATGGTAATACATACCCCTGCTGCCCCGCTTGTAAAGATATTCATTTTAAGAAAATAGCTGAAGTTAGGAAACAGTCCACTTTAGAAAAATACGGTGTAAGTAATGTTGCACAGCTTGATACTACTAAAGAAAAGTTTAAAAAAACATGTATCGAGAAATATGGAGAAGATAACCCTCTAAAAAATAAAGATATAAAGAGACAAGCAGAGGATACCCTAGAAAAAAACTATGGTGTGCGCGTTCCTTCTAAGAATAAAGAAATACAGGAAAAAATAGAGCAGACTAATCTTGAGAGATACGGTTTTGAAAACGTTCATCAAAATGACGAAATAAAGAAACGTGCTGAAGAGACGACAGTGCTTCGCTACGGAACTAAGAATAGTTTTCAATCAGAAGAAATAAAAGAATCTATTAAAAAGAAAGTAAAAGAAAAGTACGGGGTTGAGTACACTACACAAATACCTGAATTTAAGGAAAAAGCAAGAAAGACTTTTTTATCAAAGTATGGGGTTTCTTCTGCGCAGCAAATACCTGAAGCTAAAGTGAAAGCAAGAAAAACTTTACGGAACCAATACTGGGATACCTTTTTAGAAGTTCTATCGAAAAGATACATAAAACCTTGCTTTGATAAAAAAGAATACATTGACAGCCCACTTAGGCAAATAAAAAGCTTTGAATGCCAGCGATGCAAAAAAATAATAGAAAGCGACAAAATAAACCCTCATCAAATATTTTGTGAGTGCGGGAAGCATCGTTCTTACTTTGAGGATGATATAATTACATGGCTGCAAGCACAAGGAATTACGAATATAAAACCAAATGAAAAGTATTATGAAAATGGAAAACTTAAATTTGAAATAGATATCTACTTACCCGATTATAATCTTGGAATAGATTTCAATGGAATATACTGGCATAGCGATCTTTATCGAAGTAGGAGCTACCATCAGAATAAGTATAAGTACTTTAAGGAAAAGAGCATACAACTTATTCAAATATTTGAAAATGAGTGGGTTAATAAAGAAAGTATCGTTAAATCTATTTTATTGAATAAGCTTGGGGTGAATATTAAAATATTTGCTCGAAAATGTAGTGTCAGAGAAGTTGATCCAGTCAATAGCACAAAGTTTCTTGAACAAAATCATTTGCAATCATCCTCTTCTGCCGGAATACGCATAGGTCTCTATTACAACGAAGAACTTGTTTGTCTTGGAGCATTTGGAAAATTTAGATACAAAAATGAAGATGCTTATGAAATTATTAGATTTGCTGGAAAATTAGGGCATGCCGTTATCGGAGGGTTCGAAAGAATATTGAAGCATTTTGAAATTGAGTATACCCCCAAGAAAATAATCAGTTTTGTTGATGTTCGCTATTTTACAGGGAACAGTTATAAAAATTTTATTAACACAGACTTAACCCAGCCTAACTATTTTTATTTCAAAGATAAAGACAAAACTCTTACCTTATGGAGTAGAGTCAAATTTCAAAAGCACAAACTAAAAGATAAGCTGAAAATATTTGATCCTGTTCTTTCAGAATATGAAAATATGTTAAATAATGGGTATCTCAGAATATTCGATGCTGGTAACTTAAAAATGGTAAAAACCTATTAGGGGAATGTATGAAACTAACAATATCTGAACTAACCTGTAAAAAATGTAATTATACCTGGTTTCCTCGATCAGCGGAAGAACCAAAAGTCTGCCCTAAATGTAAGAGCTATGCTTGGAAAGAACCCCGCAAACGGAAACAGAAAGATATCTAAAAACGATTGATTCTCTCTTTCTACTGATGCACACCTGTCGATACTAATTCAGAGATACCTCCTATGAAATTAATCCACGATCCTGAAAGAATAGCCAATATACGCATAGCCCACATTAATAACCTTAAATTGGATGGGCATGCGCCTATCTTTGAGGATAGGAGTATTTTTTATGGATAGCACTATTAGTTCCATCAAAGAGAAAACAAGGGTGGCCCTTATTTCGGTTTTTGCTGCTATCTTTCTTACCAGCACAAAAATTATTGTCGGACTGTTTACCGGCAGTCTCGGTATTCTTTCCGAAGCTCTTCATGCAGGACTTGATCTTATTGCTGCTGCGATAACTTATTTTTCGGTAAGGGTCTCTGACAAACCAGCCGACAGAGCTCATAACTACGGGCATGGAAAAATTGAGAATATTGCGGCCCTTTCGAAAACCCTCCTTCTTCTTCTCATATGTACATGGGTAATATACGAGGCGATTCACAGGCTTGTAACAGGCAATACCCACATTGATATAAATTATTGGAGTTATGCCGTAGTTGTGACCTCAATCATTATTGATTTTTCCCGTTCTCGGGTCCTTATGAAGGCCGCAAAAAAATATAAAAGCCCGGTACTCGAAGCGGACGCCCTTCATTTTTCAACAGACATATGGAGCTCATCTGCTGTTCTGATCGGGTTGGTGTTTGCTAATTTCGGATTCTTTTTTGTTGATGCGATTGCCGCACTTCTGGTAGCCTCTACCATTTTATATGTTTCATCTAAACTTGGAAAGCGATCTGTTGATATTCTCATCGATAAAGCCCCGATAGAAATGGTTCAAGTCATTGAGAACATCGTGCGGGGAGTTCCGGGGGTCTTACGGTTCCATGATGTCAAGGTGCGTAACTCGGGAGCGGATGTCTTCATTGATCTATGCATTCACGTTGAACCCACCCTGAGCGTAGAACAGGAACATGCGATATCAGCTGAAGTGGAACGGAGAATTTGTACCAAGATCGAAAGGGCTTCAGTGCATGTCCATGGAGAACCTGAAGAAAATTGTGCACCCCGCAAGTAATAGAGTAATAATGAATATTTTGTTCCGGCAGAATAGCTGGAGAAGGCATATCTTTCTTTAGCCGATACTATGTCATAGCAGTGAATAACACAAGTAAGGAATACTTGAAAATAATGTATAAAAAATAGGAGTAAAATTTTATGAAGAAAA